CAGTGCCTAGATTGAGTTCTTGGATCATTCGGCGAATGACCTTAACTGCTTTGTGGGTGGGTGCTGCGATACACACTGTTTTGTAGCGTGGAATCTTGTCAACGATGTAATTCACCACCGTAGTCTTACCTGAACCTGCCGGACCGATGAGCGTATGGAACCTATTCTCTTGATCGAACCCTTTACTATTGATCGTGGTGAGAATCTCATCTATACACTTTTCTTGCCCGTTCGTTAGCTTGAAGGACATACATATTCTCCTGTTTCTTCATCGTATGTGTGACCATGAATGACTAAACCATGGTCGGTTAAATGGATATGTAAATCCACATTATGTTCATCTTCGTGCTGTATGATACAAACTAAAATTATGAGTACGATAGTGTTGAATGTCAGTATCTTCATTTTAGTGAACCTCATCATCACATGCAAGAAGGGGTTCATCTGGACCAATTACCAAAGATAGTTTCAATTCAGCACAAACAACCACTAGGATTGAAGATATGATGCCAACCATTTGGAATGATGGTACGTCAAATTCTTCATTCTCATCTTCTGGTGGAGACGGTAAAAGAAAACACACTTCTAGTACTGAGTCAACTGGAGGCTTGACGGAAAAGCTGGTGTTTCTGTATGTGAATAGTGAAATTTGATATCCTGGAGCTACCGTGATGTCACGCTCGTCAACCCAATCAACCATACACATAGTTATTTGCTTGGTCAGTTCCATAAAATCGTATTGTTTCATGATGTCATCCTTCAATTTCTGTCTAGGGGGTTAAAACTAACCCCCCATATTTAGTTAACAAAAAGTGCTTTTTATTACCATTTCTACACCACTTTCAAAGCCGAACTCGTAAACCGTTTTAGTGCAACCATGCATTGATATGATATTGGTAGCCAAGTCAACCTCAAAGTAAGCGCCAGCTTCTTCATTGTTCCAGTTGTTTGTTTCCTTATCAGCCATTTTGAAGGTTTCGTATGAAGGATATAGTTCAACGTCAGCTTTAGACATTTCATCTATGTTAAGTTGGCTAGCATTTGTGATTCGGTAGTTTAAGTTCGTTTGAGGATTTATAGCGAAAAGAGTAAAATTAGACATAATTTAGAACCTTTAATAAAGGGGGTTAACCGTTAACCCCATAACAACCATTATACTCTAATTGAACGAGAAGTAAAGCGTTTTTATTAAATAATATCAAACAAAGATTGGGCTGTAGACTCAGGGTGACCGTCGTACTCATTGCGAGGTTTACCCCACCCCATTGTTGTCTTGATATACTTGTGTCCCTCGCATAAACAGTTCTCTAGTGACATTATTGTTGGTTTCCAATCATATGGCCATTCAGGGAACCAATCATCGAAGGTATCGCGCATCCATATAACAAGCTCATCAGGGTCAATATTGCCCCAATTGGTAACGAAAGAAAGGTTTGGTGTGTTATTAGGGTTGCGGTAAGTATCCGTTAAATCTTCCGCAAATAAAAGCTGGAGTCCCATTATCGCTCCTGGACCACACACAGTGAAAATGTCTTCGGATAGATCCAGTTCTGGGATATACGTTAGGTCAACAAAGTGTTGGTACGCCATGAAGTCGCCCATGGTAGGCAATAATCGCAAGTAATCGTGAATGGTGCCCTCATGCTCAGTATTGATTATGAAGTCAGCAACGCCCATTTCCAAGAACTCGTCATACATTCGAGCTAGGTTTGAAGGTCGATATAGAGCTGGTTTACCTGATGGAGTTTTACCATTACTCTTACCAGTTTTATCAGCGAAGTACCCAGCTGCGTATTGATGTGATACTGGCATGTATGCGTTGCAGAGGTAGCCATCTTCCAGATCATTGTCCATTCGCCAGTACAACTTGTCACGATCCTTATTGTGCATAGGAAACCAATCACCCATCGTGGTTATGTTGTTGTACATTCTAGCCGTGATTATGTTCAGAATCTTAGCTTCAAGAGTCATAAACCGATTTTTGGCAATATTATCAATCAACCACTTTGAGTTGGTATCATCCTCGCGACGAACATTACAGAAGCGGTGATTGCGTAGTATTGGGTCATTCGTCCACGGCTTAAATTCTCCAGCTTCTTTCTTAATGCGAACACTTTCGCGCTCGACCATCCATTGTTTTAGTAATGTAAGTGCTTTGGTATTGAATTTGGGCATCATTGCGCCTCCTTAGGTATTTTACCAACACCCATTATACTCTTACCAATTCGTGAAGTAAAGCCTTTTAGTTGAATTTTGAATGCAAAAAAGGCTCCCGAAGGAGCCTTCTTATAATGCCGCATATTCAATAGCATCTTTGGCAGAGTCTAGCAATTTCTTTTGATCATACCACCCACCATCAAGATCATCCATTTGCTTGCCCATATCAGCCAATTCCTCAACTGATAACGGGTAGCCAATCTTCTCAGCCTTACCACAAATCTTCAACATGAAGACATAGATAGCCTTATGGTGAGCGCCAGCCGGAGTCAAACGGTAATCGTCCATCATCCATTTATCAACAAACGGACAGTCACTTGAGGTGATGTCCATACTAGGAGTACCATGGTTGTTCTTGAACAGTTTCTGTTTCAGATCACGCAATGGGTTTTTTATACGATATTTGTCAGATTCAGGGGGCATCGGGTATTTAGCGATTATTTGCTCCCAATTAAGGTCAATCCCAACGTTCTCCTTAAAAATGTGACAGTAATCTGAACCCTTGTTAGTGTATCTAGCGGGAATATAGTGCATTCTTGATAGATCTTTGGTTTGATCATCAACCAAATCATCACACCAAGCATTACATGCAAACCACAACTGCTTCAGTACCTCTTTGGGAGCTCGCTTATGTAAAGGGATACAAACACGAATCTTCAAGTGGTTCCTTGTGCAGTTTGCTGTACTATAGATTAGGTAGGAGAACGCCTTGAATTTCTCAACGATCTTCTGAGCATCATCAATACCCTTATCAATATCCAGTAGGACAAAGTCCCAAGCTGACACATTTTCATTATTGCGCTTCATACCATCTTCAGCGTATATCGCACTAGAGATCAGCCCCTGAGTCTTATCATACTCATCGGCTGATGGTTTGTAGCCCTCAACCTCCGAGATTGAACGCATGTAACTGATGAAGGTTGGCCAATCGGCCAGTTGACATCGTTGCGGTTGGTTACTATAAAATCCGCTGAAAAATGAAAATTCAATCATTATGATTCCTTGAATTTGCAGTTATCGAAGTGCCATCTATACATGACTTGTCCGCCCTGTTTACCGCAGTGTGGGCAAGTTATAACCAATCCCTTCTTAGCCTCTGACATCTTAGATTTGGTGCTATCAGTATGTTTCTTACCATAGAATGGATTACCTGAACCTTTAGTTTGATTCTTTCTAAAATTTGAAATTTGGGCGTACGAAGCATCAGTGAAGGTTTTCGGCTTTCCTGTGGTTGATTCAGATATATGCTTTTTGTGTTCTTCACTTTTTGGTATGCCTCTTGTAGCATCACTGGCATTGGTCGAGGTTAATCCGAACGAACAGTTTCCTATTTCATAGTGACCGCTGTCGCCATTACGCATCAAACAATATTTACCCTCTCCAGTACCTATATCATCTGGGGTTATTCCCGCCTCCTTGAATAGATACTTCATCTGTCCAATGGTCAACTTAAACTCAATGGGACTTCCATCTTTGTTAAACCGTTTACCGACAGTATTATTCTTCTTTGTCTTCCAGTAATGTTCTACTGTTCTCATTATGATATCTCCAGATATTTAAAACCGCTATACTACGAAGCCCTCTACAAGTAAAGGGCTCCAGTTTAATGGTTATGCTCCGGCTTCGAACTTTCTAATCTCTAAAATTGAATTGATGTGGTTGTTACGGTAGCGTAGACTGATAATCATTTCCTCACAAATATCCATGAGCAATTTAGCATTATCAACCTTGGCGCGATACTCGCAAATTTTCACATCAGCGTCAAGAAGTTTGTTTAGATGGTCCATATTCTTGACGATACCATTCCAAGGCTCAGCTTTGTACGCAGCCGCATCAGCCTCACCATTATAGAAATCTCTTCGCTCAAGAGCTAATTGGGCGAGTTTTGTCTCACCCTTGATCATAGCTGACTTGTACTGATAGTTTAGGCGAAGATACTTTGACATCAGATTCATTGTTCGATTAATTTCGGTTTCGAGATTCATACGATTGATATCTGAATCAACCTCAACCTGAGCCATCAACTCATCAAAGTTCAACATTATCGTTCGCCTTGGTAGTGATCGTGGATGAATAGTGGTGCTTTGGTTTCAGTCATCTCACGAAGAAGGTGCTTTTCGCGAGTCTTTGAGATGAATGCCAATCTACCGCCTGAGTGAAACTCGCAGGTACGAGGTCCAACCATTTTGTATGTGTGATGTTCAATCATCTGCATTGTGAATCGGAAAGCCCACTCGGCTTGATTAACATCATTACACACATAGTGTACGCGATACCCTTCCGAAGCTTTGATTACAGCCTCGAGTACCTTACGGAAAGTTTGTCCTGTTGCTCGCATTATACTGCCTCCAAGTTGATTGTTGTGACGTTTGTTTCAAACTGTTGATCATAGTAGAACGAAAGACGTTTACGTCCGTGCTCTAGAGTGTAATTTTCATATGCTCCCACAGAATAATCGTCCACAAAGTCGTACATTGTAACATAGTTGCCATGTTTTGATTTACGCAACAAACGGCCAACTGACTGTAGAACCTTGATTCTCGATTTGGAGGGATGGGCGAATAACATATTATGTAGGCGCTTAATAGAGATACCTGTGCTAAGTACGCCCAATGAACCGATAATGATACTTCCATCTTCTTTCTCCATCAACTGTCTAATATTCTCGCGCTCATCACTTCCGGTGGCGCCAGTGTATAGGTAAATCTTACGTTCAGGAAATGCTTTTCTCATCCAATGATATAGATTCTCACCGTGCTCAACCTTATTGATCATCAGAATCGTATTACCCTTCAAACTAGCAGCAAACTTCATCAGAAATTTATTACGAGCCACATCAGTGGTGATTTCATCAATTTCTTGCGCATATGTAACCTTTTGTCTAGTCGGCTTACCATTTTCGCCTATTGGACCTCTCGGAGCACTACGCATGTGTTTACATTGTTTTTCTGGATGTTTTATAAGACCCACATGAACCTTCAGTTGGGCAACCGTGCCAGCATCCATCAACTCCTTTGTTGTGATTACTGTCTTGATTGGTCCAAATAACCCCTGAAGGGTTAGACGGTTCGTTTTACATTCACCATCATCCAAAGTACCAGTCAACCCTAGTCGGAATTTGGCGTTCTTACACTTCTCAATGATATTTATGATTGAGTTTGCTGTGGCTGTGTGAACCTCATCGCAACTGAAGAACTTGAATTTCTCAAACCATTCCTTTGGTGGCATACTCTTACGGTTAGATAGTGATTGGTATGTTGAAATCACAATACGCTTGTTAGTGTCTTTACTGACACCAGCCATGATACCATGACACTCAGATTCAGCGTTCCATGACATATCCTCTGACGAGTAGTCTTTGAAGTCACCTATCATTTGAGTAACAAGCCCAACCGTCGGCACAACAACAAGGAACTGATCTTCTGGTCCAATTTTCTCCCACATTCTATACACAATGTATTGAATTAGTGACTTACCAGATGATGTTGGTGAAAGAAGTATACAGCGTTGCAATTCAAGTGCGAAATGGGCAGCATCTCTTTGGTAATCGTACGGGTCAATCTTATTACCATCGCTATGTACATTCAGACTTTCAACAAACTTCTCAAACTTCTCACGAGGGAGATTGAAACGCTTGATGGATGGATCAAGTGTGAATGGGATATTCATACGCTCACAGAATTGCTTTATTTCTGACCACAACCCTAAGTAGATTTCTCCCGACTCTTTTAACATTCGAACCTTACCATCCCAGCTTCGATTTCGAAACGCAGGGTGGAATTGGTAGTTGTCGGCCATGAAGCTCATGTGGTCACGAAGTCGAATGATTGTGTCGAAGTTTTCGCAGCTAATGTGACCATATGTCTCATCAATCTTGATGAAATATACAGTATTGTCCATTATTCAAGCCCCGTCTTATCACCAGTTTCCATGTATCCGGTTTTGATTCGTTGAGAGTTTTTGATGTGCTTTGCATAGAATGCGTCAATAATTTGTTGATCAGTCACACCAAGGTATTGTTTAGCCGCTTCGATGTAGCGTAGCAGTTGAATTGTGAATGCTCGTTTCTCAGTACAAGCCATCATCTGGTTCCACGCCTCAACCATCTTAGTTAGGGGTTCAGAGTCAGAATTGTAGGTTTCTGAGAATGCCACATCATTCATGATCTTGTGATCAAAATCAGTGACAACAAAATCATCTGTTTTGTAACGGTGCAATACAACAGAAATACCGAACGCGATAGTATCTACGAATTCTTCAAGCTGCTTTTCCGGTACGGGTGACCAAGAAGGTTTCCACCATACCCAATCTTCAGTGCACTCATCAAGAAATTCGCTGAATTCTTTTTGAGCAGCACAAATCCATTTGATGTGTGGCACCTCACGCCAGTCTTGGCCATTGAATTCGCCATTGATACGTTCTTGACGCATGAATAGTGTGATTAGTTCTTCATTGGTCATCGTTTAAATCCCCAGTCAAGGTTGTTACAACAGAAATCGGCGAAATCGTACACACCAAGCTTATGGTGATCGAACTCATGTTCAACATTGAACGTTTCGATAATGTCTTCGGATGGATCACTAGTGGGATTAACCATATTGTTGATTCTGATTGTTTGGAATTTGAGGGACTCACACAGATCAAATTCGATTTGCTTACGAATATCAGTGATAAGAACCTTACCCCCGTAACCATGAAGCTCAGAAACCAAGCGCTCAACATTATGGACGAATACTGCTGGATCCACTTCACGCAACTTATCAAGGCTCATCCACAATTCACGATAAGTCAATCGATTCACGTTATGAGGGTGATCGATGATCTTCTCTTTATCTTCCGGCTTCACTTCAAGGTTTGGGGCTGACCAAGGATAGATGTTATCAGCAATCATCTTTAATTGATCAGAGAATGACACGCGAACAAAACCGTGTGCGCTGATAAGGTATGACGCCAAGTAATCTTTACCGCTTGATTTACGACCAGTTAATGCAACTAACATATTTATTTCCCTTTGCGAAAATGGGCGACCGTATGGTCACCCATGGTGGTTTATTACTTCAATTCAACAGCGAACTTACAGAAAGGTGAGTTCTTAACGGCATTACCGAAGTTGTCATCTTTAAGTTTTACAGTGAAGTTCGTTTCACCACACTTAGTTACGATGTATGCAACACAAACCTTCATGTATTCAAACAATAGGTTATTTTTCACATCAACACCATTGCCTTTGAAGATTTCCGCCAATACATCAATACCAGCGTTGAACATTTCACCATTACCATCATTGTAGTGTTCGTCACACATATCGACGCCACTTGAAAGGAATGCCAATAGTTCATTGAAGAAATGGAGGTCACCTTCAACCGAACCAGTTGCATTCAAGCGCATTAGGTTTCTTTCGTGGAAAGTGGCGGTCTTAGTATAGTGATCAACAGCATCTTGTGCTTGGCTCTCAGTGAAGTCGTATAGGTGAAGGTTCGTCACGAAATGTGTGTATTCGCCAACATCAACCTTCTCACCAGTAACTTCAGCAACGTTCTTCGCCATAAGTTCTTGAAGGAATGACCACTCAAATACATTTATGTTGAGGCAACCCCAAATAGCATCACCAGAACGTTGGAACACATTACAGTTCAGTAGGTAGCCATCACCTTCTTCGTTCGGTGTTGTGAAGAATACTAGCTCGTTGTTACATGGACGATCTTTAGTCTTACCAAAGTCATCACCAGTATCGCGCTCAAGAATTGCAACTTTACTATCAAGCTCAGGTAGAAGAATTTGCACAACTGATTGGCGAGTGTGGATGCCGTCAGTTTTGAATACTTCAACAGCCTCATGAAGTTGATTGTACATATATAAACGTGGTCCATATGCGCCACGCCACGTCTCACCATCATCACTGAAATCTTTAGCACGAGGTAAGAAAAACGATAGAAGTGGATCAATACGATCATTACCAGCCATCACCCAAATCGTTTCAGCAATTTGCGCAAAGATGTTTGACTTACGCCCTTCAAGGCTTAGGTGACGAGAGCGTGGATCTTTAAGATTCAGTACAGCATTGTTGATGCATTTTATTGGTCCATTACGGCTAGGTTGCTCACGAGCCGTAAGAAGATTAGCGTATGAATTTAGTGCTAGTTCGTTGAATGTGTCGCCGTGAATTGGAGTAAACATCGTGTTTCCTTTTAGAATATAGAGGGGTAGGAAACGCCCTACCCACAGAACAATTATACTGATTGGGGATGTGGTGTATTATGCGAACTCTGAGTCACGCTCCATCGCCATGAAGTATTTGAATTCAACATCTTCAACTTTAGCGGTGAATTGGATGATCTTCTTCTTGTTGATTTCAACATGGTAGTTCAGCGGAAGAAAGTCTAACTTGTTACCTTTCTTGCTATGTTTCAGGAACACTTTGAACTCGCCAAGATCTTCTTCAGAAATCAACATAGAGTGGACGCGCTTAGGCTTCTCTTTATCAAGAGCCTTCAGATAAACCTTACCACCTTCACCAACGATAGCGATATCTTCAACACCAAGAGTAGTAGCGGCACTGATCACAGCCTTCAGTTTTTCTTCAGGTAGAGATAGCTCAATGTCAGCTTCAGGGAAGTTAACGTCACGCTCATCGTAGATCAGGTCTTCTTTGTCTGAGTAGTAGTACTCTTGAGAAGCGCCAGTAGCATCAGTGATAACAACTGACTTTTCGCCGAACTTGAAGTCGGGATCAGTGAACAACTTTAGAACCTTCAGGAAACCGGAAAGGTCATGAAGAGGAACTTCTACAGGAAACTCGTCTTCAACTAGACAGCTGATCAGTGTTGTCTTCTTTTCGTTAACGGTCTTGATAACCTTGCCTGGAGCGATTACAATGTGTTGGTTGAATTTCGCGCAGTTTTGTAGAGCTGTGATTGTTAGTTCAGATAATTTCATGTTGCCGCCTTATTATAGGTCAAAGATAGAAGTTTGTTGAACTGGGTTACAGTTCGGTTTAAATGCTGTCAACTCTTTCAAGAAAAGTGACATACGTTTTTGCATCATAAAGTTCATGGTTTTATTCATACCATGACGAGTTCGATTTTCCCAAGCACGTTCACAACCAAGTACAACACTTTCAGGGATGTGCTCAAGATTTAGAGAAATTAGTTTACGGTTACGGACGAAGCGAGCATACATCTCTTCACCAACATGGGTTCTGAATACTTCCTCACCCTTACCGAGTGCTTCATACGCCTCATCCTTCAGTTTCTGAGAAATTGGCGGAGCTCTGAACGCAGACAAACCTTCTTGCTTACGTTCGAATTTTACTTTGAAGAAGTCATCAGGACATCTTACTGACGGAACGCCATCTGACTCATCACCGTGCATTATAAGATCAAATTCAAATCGCTTAGGATCATCAATCTTAACATACGGGATCTTGCGAATTTTATCACAAGGGCGTGTTTGTTTAACTAGAGGATTTTGGAGTAGTGCACCGAAATCCTTATCGTTTGAAATAATCAACAATGGTTCAGTTGTAGTTTGAGCCATCCAGCCGATGATATCATCCGCCTCAGCGCCTTGAACCTTCATTGTTGGGTAAGGGAAGTTATCTTTGATTTCTTCAGTGATTTGAGAAATCATAGTCATAATTTCTTCCCAATCGTTGTCTTCGTCTGGAGAATTCTTACGAGTCCATTTATACAACGGGAATTCTTTGTTACGCCACGCTGATGAGTCAAAGATTAGATGCATCTCGCCCCATTCATCGCGGTACTTTAAGTTGTGAGCACGAATTGTATTCAGAACCAAGTGACGGATATACTCAAGGTGAGGTCGCTGACCGCCTTTGATATCAACGTGTAGGGCAGCGAATATAGTGCCCGAAAAATCAAGTGCAATTGCCATAGTTTTACGCCTTAGAAAGAGGGGAAGGGTTAACAGCTAACCCTTTACCCCATAACAGCCATTATACGCTTATTAGTAGAGAAGTAAAGCTTTTTAGGCTATTCTCCGAAAAGAATATTTTGCTTTTCTTCGTCATCCTTCTTGAGTTTGATACGTTGCTCAAGAGTAAGATCTTTAGAGTCATCAACCTCACGTTCATGCTCTTCAATCAAAGAGCCATCACGTACATGGCTCTTAATCTTAACACGTTTAACCATAGGCTTACAGTTCCATGTTAGCGAACGGGTCGTCCTCATCAGCACCAGCGGTTGTATTCGCGCCAGCAAAAGGATCAGGTTCATTACCAGCAGCATTAGCTTGACCAGCATTAGCATTAGCGAACGGATCAACATCATCAGGTTTAGCTTGACCAGCATTAGCATTAGCGAACGGATCAACATCATCAGGTTTAGCTTGACCAGCATTAGCATTAGCAAACGGATCAACATCACCCGCTTGTTGCTGTTGAGCTTGTTGAGCTTGTTGAGCCTCAAACGGATTACCACCAGCGCCAGCCGCTTGAGCAGGACTGTACGCTTCACCAGTGATACCAGCAACATACTGAGCGCCAAGAACTTTGATCATTTGATCTTTGAGCTCATCGTACTTTTTCCATTTGTCTTCAGTAACGAATTCTTTGAGATCAAACATACCGTTGTAGATTTTCTCAAGAACACCGTCATTTTCATGAAGGAGTGAAGGAGAATCAAACTCTGAATCATCATAGTTCAGGTAACCTGATTTATCTTTGGTGCGAACACGGAAGTTAGCGCCATCATCTAAATCAAATGGATTCATTGGCATTTGATCTTCATACTCAGGAGCCATCTTGGCCATGATCTTCTTCTGAATCGCTGGACCAAATTCCCAAAGGAAGTTTTTACCATTGTTTTCAGGGTGAGCTGGATCATTGATAACCACGATGTTAGCAACATAACGTAGGCGGCGACCACGCTTCTTAACTTCGTCTTGGTCATTACCATGGTTACGTTCCCACTGTAAGTGGTTAAGTTCAGCAACCGGATCATCTTGACCTAGAGAACGAAGAGAACGGTTCCAGTAGTTACCGCCTTTGCCTTTGAATGAAAACTCAATCCACTCAACCCAAGACAGTTCGCCTTCAGCTTGACCCCAAGGCAGGAAACGGATAGTGGCAGAACCCACTTTAGTGTTCTTGTCATACGTCGGCTTCCAGAAACGCTCATCTTTAGGAGAACCGCTACCGCCTGCATTTTCAGCAGCTTTCTTTTGTAGGTTAGCTAGAACGTTTTTCTTATTTTTTCGTAATTCAGCAAATGACATATTATTTTTCCTTGTGCCCAATTGGGCTCAGTTATTTAGATATCTCTGAAGTGTCGGCTTTAGAGACTCGGTATCAGTTTTAATCCAGGATTCATATTTCACTATCTTTCTTCGAATACTTGGCCAAACAAACTTGTCAGTAATCTTCCTGTCCCATTTATCCATCATTGCCCCATGGGTCAACATGTTGATGATACAAACAGTTTCCAAACTAACGTGTCCGCCATTCATTGCCTGAATGATAATGGGGATTCCTCCCGAAACGGAGTCGAACAGAAGCTTGAATTCTACACCGAGGGTCATGAGCCTTTTCAGGTCATCCTCAAAAATGTAGTCAATTCTATGCTGTCGCGATTTCCAATCCCTAAACACAAAATCCTCAAATTGGGATACGTGCGTTTTTCCTTGCAATATATTGGCCATGAAGAAGTTACCAAGGTCACCACGAAGATATTCGTAAGCTAGTGCATGATAAAAACTCTTATCAGGTCTTGCCTCGAATTGCTCCATTGTACCTCTGACGCGCCCCTTCATACGCCAAATATCATAATTTTCACTTTCGAAGTGTTGTCTTATAGCAAGACACAGTTTATATGCCTGAAAGCCATTGAGTCGGTTGCTATATGACATGTTTATCTCCAACGCGGTACTATACCAGTGATATATTCAATACAACGACCGATAAGGTAAGCGCGATGTTTACCGCCATGCGATGTAATCAGTTCACGGATTGCGCCAAGGTGAGCTTCAATTTGCATATCAATGCAATCCAACTCTTCCTTACGCTTCTTACTTTCATCAGCCAAAGCATCAAGACGCGCTTCATTCTCAAGATGACGCGCCAATTCATCAGCCACTAAGACATCAGCTGACACGAATTCGAGAGCACCAACGCCACTATCACGTATATCCGCTGTGTACCAACCGCCACAAGAGTATTGGTTTTTCTTACAACGAATACAGAATGTTGTATCTCCATTACTGAATTCAACACCGCGATAACCACCCTTCAGGAACACAGTTCCTTTACATTGAACTTTGATCGTCACGTTTCACCTCCAAGTGCTTGTATCGGTCGTGTAGAAACGAAGTTGATGACTCATATTTATCACCGGACATGGATTCGGAGTCTCCTTTGCATACTTTGAATATGAATTTGAAGGCGCGTCCGTCCAGTGAGACGTCAGTTACCTCAATCACAACCCATTCAGCACCCCATTTGACGCACTCAAGCAGGTCACCAACTTCAACATACACACGCTTGCATATGAAGTCCTCTAATTTACGTTTGAAAGTTCTTTTCATAACATTCTCCAGTTGTTTTAACGAGTAACCCTCGAAAGGGCTACTGATTAACACAACTATTATTGTTCAAAGGTTTCTAACACTAAGTCTGAATCAACAGTATATGCTTCAGCCAAGAATTTATTACACGCGAAGATATGACCCTTCGCCACGAATGTAACGCATTCAGAACCGTCTTCTAAGCTATACTCACCATTCAGTTCTGAATTAACAATCAAACCGTGCTTACCAGCAAGTTTAGTTAGGTCACCAGTTAGAGGAGCTATAGAAACGAATACCATTTTAGACATAATTTAGAACCTTTAATAAAGGGGGTTAACCGTTAACCCCATAACAACCATTATACTCTAATTGAACGAGAAGTAAAGCTTTTTAATAAAGTTTTTTAATGCACAAAAGGCTCCCGAAGGAGCCTCTTTATTATGGGATGATTAACAGAAGAAATCTTCGAGTGTCGCCACAGGTTCGGTGGTCCAGCCAATCAGGTCTGTCATATCACGAACAGGTTTAAGGAACGTTTTCTCAAACATGATGTCGTAATCAACTTTCTTGTGGAGGTCCAGCTCAGGCGGTAGTACATCAGTGAACCCAATGACATTCTGATTCAATTTGTTCGGTAACTCTAAGTGTATGAACTTCATCTTATCAGCCACACCAATAAACTCGTAGCTGTCATCGAGACCATAGTCCCTCAGCGCCTTATTGTAGACAATACCCGCCCGAGAGTGAATTGGAACCGTCTTACCTTGGATGAAGTTACCAGCAACATCACAATAGGATTCTTCCAGCTTATTCACGCCACGAGGGAACGCTATGGCTTCAGGCTTCTCTTCTCGGAATCGTTTCTTGAAGTCAGCAATGAAATCCTGAACGTCAGACTCTTCCTTATTGAGTACAAGCTTCACAACATTCTTGGAAGCATCACGGACGAACTGTGGTGTGGAAGATTTAACAACCATACCGATACCCATCACCTTGATATATGCTTCTTCGAATTGCACGCCTTCTGAGTTCCAAACTGACATAGCATACATCTTCTTAGAACAGAATACTGAGTTGTCTGAGATAACCTCACGCGCCATAATCATCTTCTGTGAATAGCTGTTACAGTACTGTGCCAAATCTTCGTAACCGCGATCAATCATCGGAGTCATGTGGTCGTCACAGAACTGGTCAAGAGCACGTACCGCTTTCTGAACATCTTCACCTTCTTTCGCATTATGATCGAAACCGTGTCGTTCACCTAGGATTGCGCAAACAGGCTCCATGTTAACGTAGATTGAGTCAGTATCAGTGTACACTACGTAGTCAACGCCATCAGTCTTCAGAACGCCATTCAGGTACTCATTTGTCTTACGGCCAACCCAACGGATTGCCAACTGACCAGCCAATGTGATTGACTCAGCGATACGGATATCAAACATACAGAAGTAGATGTTTGCGAGTGCGCCATAAAATGAGTTTAGAAGGATCTTACGAACCTGCTGACCGCCACCTTTCAAGGACTCTTGCTTGGCAATTTCTGTGACTAGTGCATCAAAATTACCAACATCCATACCATACTTACTGTACATTTCGTTGATGACATTAACGTCACCACTCTGAACCAATTCACCGTCCTGTTCATGAACGAGCATTTGCTTCTTGATCGCCTTACGTTCTTTATATAGGCGTTCCATTTGTTGACCAGCAATACCTTGGAAAGATCGCAGGAATGTGTTACCTGAAGGAGCTACAGACAAATCACCATCAGGGCGATCATAAGGTTCACCATCAACCATCATATCAACGTTGACTTGCGGAACCACCTTACTGGTGATCGTTTCTGGGCTCATGTTCCAGCCCATGATGATATGAGGATATAGTGAGTTCAAGTCGAATGAGCAAACCCAGCGGTGCTTACCTACCTGTGGAGCCTTAACGAACGCACCTTCATAATTCACTTTGTCATGGTTCTTCTTGTTCGGTAAGATGATATTCTTATCAATCAAGTCACGGTAGAAGATATTTTCCCAAGTTGCCACCGGAGAAGATACATCATTATAGTTGATGCCCGCAGCATACGCTACCGCGAATGTGATACCGAGGAAGCCTAACTTCTCTTCAAGTTGAACGATTAGGGCTACATCGACCACGTTGTACGTAGCATAAAGTTCCCAGTCCTTCTTATGAAGTGTGCGTAGATCTGAAGCGACACTAGAATAATCAACCTTCTTACGACCAAGTTCAACCGATGCGATAAAGTCAAGCTTGTAAGATTCACGGGTGATGAAGCGGTTCTTCTTATACAGCTCAATGTAATCAAGGTCAGCGATACCACAGATATTAGCTTTGTATTCAAGCTTACCTTGGAACTCTTTCTCACGCACCATAACTTGACCCCATGGTGACAAGTCAGACATATCAAGACCCATGCGTTGGATACGGTTACACATGTAAGGTAAATCGAAACCGCTTGAGTTCCAACCAGTGATGTATGCTGGGTAGTTTTCACCCCACCAACCCATCATGTGTTGAAGTAGCTCCAACTCATCATCCATTACAAATGAGATGACATCATCAGGGTTCACTTTCTCATCTTCAAGTAGGCGACGAACTCGTTCATTTACTGCAAAATCGCCCAAGCCCCAAACTCGATACTTCTTAGTGAATGTGTCATAGATACACATACAGTTTATAGCCCACGCTGCCTTTCCAGGATCAGGGAAACCCTTTTCAGCCGGACACTCAATATCGAGGAAGAACCCGCGAATTAGTGAAGTGTCGTAGCTGTTTTCCATATCTTTGAACTTTTCATGAAGCATTGCATATTGGAAGTTACGGTTTCCGTAGATAGTCAAGCCGGAAACGTCATGAGCTTCACGGATAGCATTATTGGCTTCGCGAACGTTCTTGAATTTCTTAGGTAAAAGTGGAACACCAGAAACCAACTCCTTGAAGTTTGTATTTTGGCCATGAGCCTCGTAATACATGGTGGGTTGGTAGTCAGTTATTTTCGCATACTTAACCTCACCATTGTGGCTGTATGTTAAGAAGATGTTGTTACCACGCTGTTCTGCGTTGATGTAGAATAATTTAGACATATGCACCCTTTGCTTTGCATTAATGTTATGTAAAAGAGCCCAGTCATAACGGCTGGGCTCACGATCACTCAGTTCAATTATCCGCGAATGAACTCATTCAGGTCGATCTTAGGATGATTAAGTAGCTTACATACTTTGTCATCACTATTGCGGTGAATTGAGTAGCGAGGAATTCCGCCAACGTGAGTGCAGACGATACAGTGTGATTCCGTATTACCATTATAAAGCTCATTGAATGAAGCTTCAGCGAAACCGTAGTCTATTGTGTATTTAGTGTGGTTCTCGCCACAAACCGCATTAATCGCGCCTTGGTATTCGTGACCGTGAAGGAAGTTGAAACCGGACACAACTACATCAAGGTCACAACCGCCATCAAGAACTTCGCTCATATCACGATTAGCGATAGCTCGAACGGTCTCATCCAACTCTTCTTGAATGCGTTTAGCTTGATTATCTAACGCAGCCCAATATTCGTCAGAACCTATCACTGGTGGCGTTTTACCCCAAATCTCATTGAAAAGCTTAACGTTGTTGAATGTTGTCATTTGTTGAGTGTTTTCTGATACTTTTGACATGGATGTTTCCTTAGCTATTAGCCTTCTTTTGAGACTTCTTACGTTTGTTTTTCTGGATCCCACCCGCAACTTCCAACAGTTGGTCAAGTTGCGAGTCTGTTAGAACGCGAATCGCGTCCATTGCCTTTTCTTTTGTGTAGCCAGTCTTGTCCATCACATCCTTTAGTCTGGCTCCCTTAGCGGCTTTAGCCCACTTAGCAAACCCACGATGAGCAGGAATGGCACCCTTCAGGAAAACATATTGATATTCCTTGGGGATATGAGGAAGACGATTCATCAGTTGTGCAAACGGCATCGTATTTTGCGCCTGCATCAATCCTTTATTGATGATGAATGGGTCAAACCCCCGTAACTCTGGGTCATTTTCACGCAGGTCGTTCTTATCTTTGTTAATGCTACCAAGCCAATCAAACAGAGCAGGAGCAGCAGGTCGCTTATACTCCTCAACTATTTCTTCGGCTTCAATTTCTTCACCGAATAAGTTAATCATCAGCCAGCCTCCGCCATGAACTCTGTTATCGCAGCTAGTGCGTTGAGTTCGCGGTTAGGTACGATACCATGGTACTTCTGATATTCACCCAATTTAAGGATCATCAAAGGCATCAGGCTTGGATCAAGACGCTTCTCTGACTCTTTATACATCATGTTAAAGAAACTGTCAACTGAGTTATCAGTAACCCATTGCTTGGCCACCACAAAGTCCTTATCGATGATTGCTTTGAATAGAACGTCAACATTTGTCTTCATTGCGTCCATTATACCATCATCAATACAACCGTTTTGATTTGAGTATGCCTGAAGCTCATTCAAAATTTTACGGTTATCTGGGAAGTATTTCAGAACAGTTTCTTTCAATGCTTCAATTTCGAAAGACACACCTTCTTCCTTCAAAATGGCAGCACAACGACGAGCGAACTGCTGAACAAGCACATTCAGTTCAGTCTTGTCGAATTTGTAATCAATGGTAGCACAACGAGAATGTAGTGGCTCTATGATTTTATCAGGGTAATTGCACGTCAGGATGAAGCGACAACCACGAGCATACTTTTCCATGGCGTTACGCAATGCAGGCTGCAAGCGCCAGTCCATGCCATCAGCCTCATCTATAATGATGACCTTTGGTTGCTCATTACCATTAAGGCTAGTGGTGTGTGCGAAGTCAGCCACGTTCTGACGTAGCTCTTCTAGGTTCAATGAACCGTCTGAGCCATTATACATGATGAAATCGGCATCAAGCTCATTACAAAGTGCCTTTGCAAGAGTTGTCTTACCTGTACCAGCTGGTCCAGATATGAGGAGGTGGTTGATGTTACCAGCTTTGACCATGTTGTTTGCTTGATCTTTAACTGATTGTGGTAGAATGCAATCATCGATAGTTGATGGACGGTGCTTTTCTACCCATAGTAGTTGTTCAACTTGCATGTTATTTCCTCTTAAATGATATTTGATTCATGGAACGTTTTAATCGTTCCGCCTTTTACCAGCTTACCGAAACCTTGAGACGTACTGTTTCGTTAAGCTTTTTCATAATTTAGAGCCTTTAATAAAGGGGGTTAACCGTTAACCCCATAACAAACATTATACTCTTATTTTACGAGAAGTAAAGCTTTTTAATAAATAATTACAGCTCAAGTGTACCGCGAGTCAGTAGCCACGCTTTCTGGTTTTCAGTTGGTTCTCCAACAGTCACCTTCATCGTACAACCTTTAGGGAAGTCGCCATTCTTTGAAGTTGACCATTTCACGTCAACACCATCAACCTCAATAACTAGACCTTGACGACGTCCGCTACCTGTCGAAGTAGTTTCTTCAGAAACCATATTATGTATAATCTTCTCGCTCTTAAGTAGATCGATTATCTCATTCTGGTAGATAGTCTTGGACATACCCTCTTCACGTGTGCGGAACATCTCAGTACCGTTTACTCGGTAAACTGTCACACCGCGAGCAGTCGGGTTTTGGATGCGACTCACGACCATTGAGAACATTCCAGTTAGTGGGATTGTTGGGATGATTGTGTATTCTTCACAAGTTGTAACATCAACGAAAACTGGAACTTTAGGAGCCTCAGATTCGTTAAGACCGTGGATTGCCACAATTTGGTGAGCGCGAGCAAGAATGCGCTTCTCGGCATTCGCACGACTTGAGAATCTCTTAACTGTTGGGAGATCATCACCGCCCATCGTATTGAAATCAATAGCAAGCTTAGGAAGTGTGTTTAGATCAGAGATTGCATTATCTTTAACGTAAGAGCGAGCAAGTTCGATAGCGAAAGGAGAAGTCATAATAGTTACCTTTAATAAAGGGGGTTAACCGTTAACCCCATAACAACCATTATACTCTTATTAGCGGAGAAGTAAAGCTTTTTAGCTAAGTTTTTATGTAAAAAAGGCTCCTTTCGGAGCCTCTTTATTAGGTTGAAGTTTAGAACTCTTCTTCAACGAACGCGGATAGACGAGAACGTTGGCCGCCATCCAACTGAATCACTTGGGCATGTTCAAAGCCCTTCAGTTTGTTCATTGCGTATGTTAGACCTGATGACCGATCGCTAACCGCTGAGTTATCAATTTGGTCCAAGTTACCTAACACAATCACCTTACAATATTCACCAGCCCTTGTCAGTGCTGTCTTCATCTGACCACTCGTGAGGTTTTGAGCTTCATCAATTACCAGAACACGGTGATTGATTGAGCGACCTCTGAAGAACAACATAGCTTTGAGTTTGATGAAGGGTTCTTCACCCATTATTGCATTTGCTGGGAAAAACTTCTCGTTCTTGGAAGCTCGCCCGATAACTTCCATGTTATCAAACACAGCACCAAGCCAAGGAGCCATCTTCTCAGACTCATCACCTGGAAGGAAACCGATCTGTTCAAAACTGCTGTCATTTGAACGAGTGAAGATTATCTCTTCCATTCGATTTCCGGTCTTCTTACCTTTGACCAGCTCAGTGGCACCCGCCATGGCAATTAATGTCTTACCGGAGCCAGCTGGTCCATCAACAACCACAATATCAATATCTTTATCAAGAATTGAATCAAGCATGATTGATTGCTTGATGTTACGTGGCGTTATACTGGATGCTGAACGCTTAGTGAATTGATTGATGTTCTGGAATTCAAATACAGAAATCTGATTCTCATTGTCAATGAAGCGCAATACCGCTAAGAATGTGCAACTTTCATCAACAATCCATGTGTTGATATGGTCAATCATGGTCGGAATTTCACTATTGTGAATTTCAGTCAAGCCACAACTCTTCGCATGTATCTTATCCGTTGGAATATTGTTTAACCAATCATCGCTGACGGTAACGACACCCGACGGTAAAAGATCGGCATCAACCACGATAATGTCATTGCGATACTCTTGAGCAATGCAACCAGAAGTTTTTGCCTTCAAACGCATGTTGATATCGTTTGAGATCAAGATGACTTCTGAATCATCATTGGCTTCAGTTAGTGCGATAGTTGTGTTTATGATCTTATCATCATTACTTGTACCTTCAATCGGCACATTAGGAACATAGTCGGGTAGGAGGAACAGCTTACCTGTGTCATGTTCGACGCCTTTAATTGGATCTCCATCACCAATTATACGATTCAGAACTCGAACTGCAGCTCGAGCATCACGAGAAAGGTCATTCTTTCTCATTTTCTGATCGTCAAGTTCTTGCAATACAGCCATTGGTACCACAACCTCATGACCGTCGAAACCGTATGGTGCGTTGGGATCATTAAGAAGAACATTTGTATCAAGCACGAAAATTTTAGACATAGTATTTTCCTTTGGGGATGTTTGTGTGGAGGTGGTTCTACACTTTAGGTTTCTGGCTAGAACTCATACTCAGATAAGTCCACACCAGACATGTCACCATCAATCTGGCCAACGCGATAGTTTCCATTATCACGCTCTTGTGGAGCCACTTGAACCATTGATGGATTTAGATAGAACTCAACCCACGGTAGAGGGTGTTCAGACATAGGTTTGTTGTATTTCATACCAACAGCGGCAAATGCGCCAGTCGCTAGATAGTCCACATATTCCTTCATGAGGACTGCGTTCAAACCAACCATCTTACGACCTTCACTGAATAGGTAGTCAGCCCACTTGTATTCAGCACCAACGATTTCATACATAACTTCTTCGAAGAATGGAACCAGTTCATCAAAGATAGGTGCAAATTCTTCATCACGTTTTAGCGTGTTAAGAATTTCCATTGTGAATCGAGTATGGAGTGCTTCATCTTTAGCGATCAGTTTGAGAAGGTCAGCCGTACCCGACATAACTTTCTCATCAGCCAATTTGAAAGTACACGCAAATGATGCGAAAAACTGAATTGACTCTAATGCGTAAAGTGAGGCGAACGCCTTAACTAGCTGCTTCTTACAAGCATATTTGAAGATTTCTTCCGCATCATCATCCATATCAATATCAGAATTTGAGATGATACATGCTTCGTAGTGTGTGATGGAGTTCAACTCAATCAGAGTGTGAAGAGCCGCCAACTGACTCAGCTTATCGAATTCGCGAGTTATTGCTTCAAGGCGATCCATTGATTGCTCTAAGTTGGCCACTTTATTACGGATTCGTTCTGGATCAGGGAAGATTGAACGAATAATGTGTTGATATGTACGGCTATGAATCTGCTCAAAATACTGCCATTGGTTTATGAGTTCTTCTAGCTCGGGGTTTGTTACAAACGGCATGATTGCCATAATAGGAGCTCGGCCAGCAATTGAATCGCCGTGTGATTGCCAAGCAAGGTTCAGAACCGCGATATCCTGAATGTTTACAGGTAACGTTGGCCATTGCATTTGGTCGGATGACAGGTCAGTTTCTGTCTCAATCCAATATTGCGCTCGTTGAGTTAGAGCCAGATTCTCAATCTCGGGAAACGTGGTGTCAACCATATCATGTAGGCTCATACCTTGACCCAAAAAGAGGGGGTATTTTGGAGTCTCACCATTAGTGTATTGACGGCTCTTATTAAATAGTACTGACATCTTCTAGTCCTCGTATGGTTTGAATGTGGGTGGGTGGGGAATGACCCCACCGTTTAAGTTGGATTATGAGTACCAAGCTGGAACAAAATCAAATTCTACTTTGAGTGGCTTGGCGCGAGATTTCCATTCTTGGAATTTATCACAAAGATATGCTTGGTATGCTTTACACACACCTACGACTGATGACATGGCAATGAATTCTTCACCAGCGGCTACAGGAGGTCTGACGAATCCATTTTCTGGGATAGACTTAGGAGCGGCTGCGATGATATCTAGAATACCTTCAGTTTTGTGGCTTCGGCCAGTGCGCGTTGAGTATAGTTCGCACAATTTCTTAGCGCATTCCCACACCCAAATGTAGTGGTCGTATGATTGGCGAACCCAGATTGCGCTAGGGTGGTTAACATGGGTGTGAGCGTAAACGACTTTGTCAACTAACCAGCGACGTCCAAAACGAAACTCGAATGTGTCACTAGGTAGTTCGTACCAGTCTACTTGCTTACACTTAACTTTTTTGATTTTCGTACCGTCTTCAAGTTTGATGTTGTAGACGCGCTTGACCCAAACCTTACAAAGTGAACCTTCGTATAAGCGAATTGCTGTGGAAAGTAATTGGGTATATTCAACAATCATTTTGACTTGGTGGATACGAACATGCTCATTAGCAGCTTGACTAGGACAATCGTTAGTGTAAAATACGTTCATTTTTAACCTCTAATAAAATAAAACTGTAAGGGCTAACCGTTAACCCTATAACAACCATTATACTCTTATTTTACGAGAAGTAAAGCTTTTTTATTTGGTAAAATGCAAAAAAGGCTCCCAAACGGGAGCCTAATTTAAATGGCTATGTTAAAGCGTACAGGTGTCGCAGTTTTGACCTTTATTAGAGGCTGAACCACCATTATCACCTTCAGTGTTGAAGTAGTAGAATGTCTTCAGACCTGCTTTACAAGCGAACATGAAGTCTTGAAGTAACTCACCCATTGGAAGTTTAGCTCCAGGATATTTGTTGTAATCATATTCAACGTTGTAACTGATACTTTGGCCAATGAACTTCTGAAGAACTGCCATTGATTTGATTTTATCTTTCGGACTGATATCAAATGCGTACTGGTAGTCGAACTGAAGTTCAGCGTAATCAGGAACGATCTGAGGAATGTCACCTTGGCGACTAGCCTTGATCATTAACCAGTTACGAGGTGGCTCGATACCGTTGGTTGCACCGATAGTCACTGAGCTCGATTCACTAGGCATGTAAGCCTCAAGAACTGAGTTGCGCATACCGAATTCAGCCATATCAGAACGTAGAGCATCCCAATCATATTTCAGATCAGCATCATGGAAAGATTCAACGATAGGTAGAGCCGATTCATGAGGGAAGATACCTTCAGAATATGTCGTACGATCAAAGCCCTCACAAGCGCCCTGCTCAGCAGCAAGTTGGATTGATGCTTTGTGTAAGAAGTAGCTCATACGCTCAGCTTGCTCATGCATAAATGTGCGACCTTCATTTGAATCGTAACCTAAGCCTTGTTGAGCCAAAGCGTGAGCAAGGTTAATCATACCGACACCAACAGAACGACGATAGTTAGCTGAAGCTTTCATTGAAGGGAACGAGTAAACCTGCATACTGATCACATTATCAATCAACTTCAGAAGAAGGTACGCCACACGAGCATACTCAGCATCAGAAGAAATTCGGTTGATCACGATACCACCAAGGTTACAAAGAGCAACTTCACCATCAACTTCCGGATCAAACGTGTCACTGTAAACGTCCATTATGTGTTGGTGAGGGTGAGTCGGAAGAAGTATTTCTTGACATAGGTTTGAACTGCGGATAGAATCCTTAAACGTTGAGCGACGGTTAGCCTCATCAACACGAACACAATAAATGCGACCAGTATCAGCACGCTGTTGAATGAACAGACTAAATAGTTCTCTTGCGTCAACCCACTTCACTGGAGAAATGAAACCGTCACGAGTCTTGATGACTTTCTCATCTTTCCATTTATCAACAGCAGTTTCGTAAGCTTCGATGAAGCCATCTACATCTTTGGTGTAGAATAGTTGGTGAGCCTTCTTCGCATAGTACGGGCTGATTAGAGCGATCTGTTCACCGCGAGCCAGTTTACCTAGGAAGTAGTTGCTGATCGCAAGTGAGTAGTCCATTGTGTCAATACGCTTATCATCAGAAACGCGCTGAGAACGTAGACGAAGAAGAGTCATCACTTCAGGATCAAACACAGGGAACTGCATTGTAGCCGAACCACCACGAGCTTGTTGTGTATTAGCTTTGATTGAACGGTCAAGCCATTTGTAGTATGGAAGTTTACCTTGGTGCTCAATCATACCACCCTTAACAGGCTCAAGAATACCACGAGTCTCAAAATCGAGACCGATACCAGCACGGTTCGCCACCATCTTATAAGCAACGTGTTCAGCAGCATCCATTGAGTCAACTGAGTCACCACCAGCAATAATACAACAAGAAGCAAAGCCCTTCAGTGGAGAGCGAAGACCTAGGAGTACGGGAGTTGGAATGTTAATCTGAAGCTTACTCAGCGAGTGGTACAGATCAATCACATCATCAAGGGGAGAATTGTTGGTCATACCCGCCATAGCCAGACCCATGTAGAGCATTTGTGGGCTCTCATAAATCTCACCAGAAACTTGGTTATTCATCAGATACTTATCACCCATCTGACGAAGACCTGAGTATGGGAACAGCTTATCACGGTCATGATCAATTACACCATTGAGTACCTTTAGTTTGTACTCATCAAAATGCATATCTTCCCATAAACCACGCTCAACCATATCGTGGTAAAAATCACTAAATTTTGGTGGTTGGAAGGTTCCGAATACAGATTTACGTAGATTGGCTAGGTAAAGTTTTGCTGCAGGCTTTTCGTACTCAGAATTAGTTTGAATTAGACTAACGCACGCATTGATTAGGGCTTGTTGCCAATCAGCAGAAGTCATTCCATCGTAGCCAGCTTTGATTGCTTTGGATAGAATTAGAGACCATGAAACGCCAATAGCACCCTCACAGCTCCACTCTGCCCAGCCATTTGCCTTATCTGCATCCCATGGAACTACTTTACCATTGCGTTTTGTAATTGTTTCAATCATGATTTCACCTTTGTGGAGGGCACATTCCGTGCCCATTTATTGTTAGTGATGGTTTGTTGTGTTGTTTCGTGGAACTAAACTGATGTCATACCATCAAGTCTTAAGACCATTCAGTGAAGGAGTTGCCTTCTTACTACCCAATACAGAAATGTCTAATGTTTCCATTGACATCGCTTGATTGGACTGTTTTATTTGAGATTTATTGACGCCATCCGAAGCTTCTTTCTTCAGATCATACAACCTCATTTTGGCTCGCTCAATCCCCACCATAAATTTACGGTAGTAATTGACATCGCCATAACGGTTCTTGATTTGAACCATCATAATCTTATTGACCGCCTCCCACTCTTCAGTCGATATGATACCGATAAGAAGGTCAAGAGTGGCAGCCAAGCCGTGTGATTCAGACACATCCTCAAAACTCAAATCAGTCGAAGATTGTCCACCACGGTTTGTCTGTGTTGCCGTGATAATAGGCAAATCAAACTCAACCGCAAGCGCACGAAGTTCTTCAGCAATATTCTTAATCTTTGTGTAAGAATTATCGCTAGCATTACCGCGATTAGTTGCACAGATGTTGAGGTAATCTATGAACACGTAATCGAATTCAACACCCTTCTTATTCTTTGCTTCAATAAGCAAATTTCGGAAGTGGCCAGCATGAGCTGACGACGTTGGGTATTGTTTGAATACACAAGTACCACCCTTTGCCTTCATCTTGTTGATGTAGTGCTGTTGCTTAACCGTGAATTCCGACTTACTCAACTTCTTCATTTGGTTAAGTGGAACGTCCATCAAGTTAGCCTCAAGACGCTCAGCCAGACGAAGTTCTGCCATTTCAAGTGAAATGTATAGAACCTTGTTACCAGCAAGCGCAGCTTTGGCCGCAATATCACACATCATCAGAGATTTACCGACACCAGTACCAGCAAGGAAACAGTTAAGTGTACCGGAAGGGACACCACCGTTAGTCACTAAGTCAAGCATCTCCAAAAATAGACTTTTACGGTCTTCGTCTGACGTGTACATATCATAACGAAGATGACAGTCTTCAACTAGATCGTGCCCCACTGAGTTATCAAAGTGGAACGAAATAGCTTCTTGGAAAATATTGGCGTATGAATCAACTTCACCACCTTCCTCAAAGTCACCATAAGTCTTTTCAAACGCAAGCGAAACGCGACGTCTACGGATAAATTTCTCAGTATATTTCTCAAGCCACTCTTGTGACTCGATCATATATGCATCCTTTCCGAGGACGTCATTCACAATATGCTTATCTAACGAATTGACGTTAGGTAAGTCTTTCAGCATTACTACCGTCTCTTTGGCAGACGGAGCTTTACTATAAGTGGCATGATATTCAGATACCACACCACATATTGCACGCTCAGTATCATTAGCGAAAAACTCAACATCCAAATATGGAGCTACCTTAGCAGCATAATGTTGGTTTCGAACTACATTTGCAAGAACTATGGACGACATTTCCGCATCAGCGACAAATGACATACAATTGCTCCTAGTCTAGTTCAGGTAATTCATCAGCTTCCATATCAGCGCTTGACGCACCACCAAGACAATACTTGGATTCGATATGCTTAATGAAATCAGGGTGAGACATTAATCGTTTGAACCAATCATGTTGATTATAAATGTCACGCTTACGAATTGAAGTCTCAGACATTGCGCCAGTATCAAAGTCCATTAGCTTACACCAAGCACCAATCTTAGCCATGCCGATTTCAACCGCTTCTTCAAGAAGACCTGAATATGGGTTGATACCTTCTTCAAATGTTGAGTGGATGAAGATCTTGGTCTTTTCTTTACACTCACGAGACTTATCGATATTGAGAACGAACCAATAACCTTTTAGGTCGGAAGCTGTACCATCTTGTTGACGACCAATGATCCACACATCATCAGCTGCAAGATACACTTTCTTACCACCTGACACGTTGTAAGTACCTTTACCATCCATTGACGTGTAACCGTGGTTAATGATAACCGCAGGAATGTCATTGAATGCAATGTATGGTGTCCAAATACGGAACAGTGAGTTCAGCTCACGAGCACGCGTCATATCAGCAGCTGAGTTTTCTTCTTCAGCGTTGCTAACTTCTTTGGTTGAAGGAAGCATACCGATTGAGTCAACCATGATCATCATCGGAACACCTTCTTCTTGAAGCATCTTCAGTTGAGAAACTGAGTCAAACTTCAACTCTTCAATATTGAAGATAGGCGTGTGAAGGATGCGCGACATGTCCATGTTACGTAGTTTGAAGTATTTGATTGGAGCACCTTTCTCTGAATCATAAAACAGGATAACGCCATCAGGATGCTTCTCTTGGAAACCCTTTGCCACTTCCAACATGAATCCCGTTTTAAAATGTTTTGATTCACCACAAATCATCAATAATCCAGGAGACATACCAACATCAGTCTTACCTGATAGTGCCACATTCATCATTGGGATTTGTAACGGAAATGAACCGTCATCACCGCTGTAGAATTTGGATTCTGACAACGCAGCCGCCATCGGTGATTTGCTGTTCTTTTTCAAACGCGCCATAATATCTGACATAGCTATTCCTCAGTTGTTTGTGTTTCCAAATCATCTAGAGATTTGAATTCGGTTTTATCTTTAAAATTATCAAGCATCCAATTCATGTTACCTTTGGATAATTCACCATAAATAGTGATATCGCCAGCATCACGGAACTGCTTGGTTTTGGTGCTATTATATTCCACTGGGGCGGCACCATTGAATGATACCATCACAGCAGGTTTACGAGCACGTGTAACCTTCTTAGGTTCTTCCTTAGTCTCGACAGAACTAACAACGTTGAATTGTATGCCAGTTCCTCGGATATCTGAAGGAGTTTCCATTTCCCTTTCGAAGACTTCCCATCCTTTATCAGTCAGGTTCAAAGATCCATTCTTACCTGAAGAGCCTGTGATTAACCCTTCCTTCTTAAGATTGGTGTAAGACTGCATAACTTGACCCCAAGTCTTCTCAAACGCTTTATCAAATTCCCATAAAGAGATATCTGAATCATCACCCTTAGTTGAATTTTGTCCGATATAGCGGAGAATTAGAGATTCATGATTAGTCATTGTTTTAAGCCTTTTTAAGAAGGGAAGTTGTTAACCTTAACACTTTACCCTATAACAGTCATTATACTCTTATTTTACGAGAAGTAAAGCGTTTTATTAAAGTTTAAAGGTCACCCGAAAGTGACCAATAGTTTATGCGAAGAAGAAATCACTTTCTCTAACTTCTGACGCTTGAAGATCGCCCATCTCAAAGAAATCCGTGTAGTGAGGTAGGTTGGCTGCAGCTTCGTATTCACCATTTTCTCGTAAGAAGTCGACCCATTGATCGAACCACTTCTGCGGCCAGTTCTGTTCGTAGATGTCAACCCACGCTTCCTTAGCCTCATGAAGAAGGGTTGCTGCATCATCAGGAGCTGAACCGAAAGAATCGTGAACCATAGCAAAATCTTCAATACCAACATCCTCACAACGATTGGTCGTAATGGATAGATGGCTAGCATCACATGAGTGTGTTATGTTAGGTGAGCTTGAGCTCTCCATCTTAGCTTTGTTGATTTTGTTTGTATGGGTCAACATCTGGTAGTTCGTGTGCTTACCGTTGAATCTGATGTTAATATTCTTACGCTTCAGAATCTTCGGAGATTGTATGCATTGCATTCCGGCTGGGTTATCCCAAATCAACGGTAGGTTCACGGATGCTATGATACCAGCACAAGTTTGAACCCATTCCATGAATGCCATTGGACCCTTCAGCGATTCATCCATATTATCCCAAATACGTTCACCCATCCAGTTACCCGATTTAAATGGGTCACTGAAGTGATCTTCCTTACCACTATCAATGATGAACTCTTGGATACCCTCTTTTATGCCGTACAATTTCGCACCATATGAACGAGTCATAACTGGTGTCTTAGTAATTTTACGGTCAAGAAGATTCGATGATAACCACTCAACGCCAAACGGACTACCGACGCCACGCAAATCGCTAATCACACCATCACAAACATAACCATAAACATCACCACGCTTCTTAGTCTTAATTAGACCAACGTGGGGAGCAACAATACGGTCTCGTGTGATAGCAGCCAAGTTTTGAACGCCATTACACAAACCATCAAGTTGAACGTGGGTATTGATGAATGCTTGAGGGTTATCCAACCACTTCACATATTCAACAGCAGCCGCATAACCTTGGAATGGCTTATCCCAACCATGCCACAATTGACATTTGATAGGGTCTTTCACAACATCACGAAGAAGTTGCTCATTCGCTATAGTCCAAGCCACACGCTCATCAAGCTCAAGCTTATCATGACCGACAAGGTTGGCCATATTGATCATCATCCATCGAGCACCATCTAACGTTTTGACCTGTGTTGGTTTGAATTTGATCAAGCCTTTCTGATGGTCTGACCCCTGTGTATTTAGACCCGTCATACATTTATTGTAAATGCGCATACGAGAATCTAAGTCATGCGGAAAGAATATCTCAGGATAATCCTTGAACATTCTAGCCTGTTCAACTGAAGAACATCTCGATAGAATATTTGATACTCTACCTTGGCGCTTCTTCTTATTCAGTCGAACCTTTCGGCTCCACTTTCGGTGAATCTTTTTCTGGTCTTCGCTCATATCCGCATATTTGACATTAGGAAATGGCGCATTCTCATCATCAGGAACTGACGCTGGGAATGCCTTCTTCAAAGATTCTGGACCATCTTCACCATATTGGTCAAAAAGGTTTAGTACATCAAGATTTACAGACCATGGTGTGCTTTGAATTGCGTTCATACCCTTTGCAATGTTCGCATTTATATTAGCATCTTCACCAACGTTCCTCTTCTTGATAGCATTAACCTTCAGTTGATCGCTATAGAAACCGCCATTATTACCCGTACTATCCCAATACTCAGGACGGTAGATCATCGGATAGATAACGTTGTTCATCATGGCAATGTTCTGGAGCTTACTTTCATATTTGACGCGAAACTCTTCAGAGAGACCAACTAACCACTCCATGTGTTTAGAATCTGTATCAAAGAAATCTTTTCTGAATGTCAAAATATCAGTGAAGTTATCCTGAGCCAGTTGCAGAAGAACAAGAGAAACCTTACCACACTCAAACACACTCAACGCATCATCACCAACAATATTCGAATGAATTGTGTTACCAATTTGTGTGGATATGTTAACGACCTTAAGATCACCATTCGCCATGTTAGTCATCAGTGAGCGCATAACAATGAATGACAATTGATCAGGAGTTGCCGGAAGATATTCAAAACCAGTCTTGGTGTTCTTCTTGTTGATATAAAATCTCGCGTCACTGATCTTCATTAGCAGTGGTTTGTGCCCACTCTTATAGTTGACGCGCTCTTTTGCGGTGGCACTCTTGATTGCGCCTGTTAAACGCTCAATCATTTTCTCAAGAGTCTTTACCAGTGGACTATTGAAGTCATCGCTGGCTTCAACCGTCTCAAGGAATTTCTCAGTACCTAGCCGCATCATATCATCTTCAAGTTGTATTTGATCATCATATGTCGACATGTCTATTTACCTTTAATTCTTGGTTGAATGTGGCACCATGCGTCAGCCAGAGTTTTGAGATCAGGAAGAGGTCTCTCATCATGAAGACAATCCACAAATTCAATCTTACGTAAATCAGTGGGTACTGTGCTAGTGAAGTGTATCTCATTTGTCACATTTTCGGGGATCTCTTCACCATCGAAAAACTCGTCAGAAAGTGAATGAATAGCATCCATAGTTGAATGCCCCTCAACCAAAAAGTCGTTAATAAATTCTTCAGAAAAAGCCATATAAATATCCTGTGGGGTTTCCTATTAGCCTTCTATTGGGAAAGGGAAACCGCATGTTTTATGTCAAAAAATTAACAAGAATGTTTTAGTGAACCTTGGGAAATTGCCTTACGGTCACCGAATGAAATAGGCTTAGGAAGACGTTCAACGCGAACGGTGAAACAATCCAAGCCTATGAATAAGAATAGATTTCCAGAGTAATGGTCGGAAAAATCGCCCATCCATAAAGCGCCTGTATTATCCATGCGCTTCACGCCCTTACCAGTGGCAGTTTTACTCAAACCATACCATATTTTGGTGGTACGTTTTATGTCTCCGGTGAGGCGACTGTTGCGACTCAATTCTCTAGCATTTATCGTGTTAGCTTGCTCAATAAAGAAATCCTGAATGTGATCGTGCATTTCTTCTGAGTGTACATCATCGTCAAGCTTTTGAGCCTTTCTATATTCTTTGAAATTGGTTACATCATTATCTAGATCACACCATAGATTATGTTGTAGAATATCAACGAATTCGCCAGCCTCTATTTGCCCCACTTTCCGATTCAGAGAAAACTCTATCAGAAATCTGTGTGGTTTTCGCTTGGCGCCATTATCGTACACCCTCACTCGGATGTCTTGAATTATATCACGGTATCCGGTGATTATGCCGTTGAAAGTCATATATTCCATACTTTTACCTTTGGTTATCTCACCAGTACTTTTGTCAATTTTATTTCTGGGTTGATCAAAAATTGAAAATAACCCAGTTTGAAGCAGAGCATGCTTAGTTTTGAAGCGCGACGGCTGGTCAAAAATGCTCATAACGCGCTCCTCCTGTTAAACGTCGTTATCACATTACACTCTAGATCTTATAAGTTGAAGTATGGACCTCGAACCCAAGATGGATCAGCCTTACCGAATGTTGTAATACAGTACAAGTTCTCTTCAGCCCAAACCACCGCAATACATTCAATTGGAATGAATACGCGATGCTCTTTACCACCACTAATCAATGTGAATGACATCCCAGATTCACCATTATGAAAGTGTTTTACTGTTGGACCACTCAAACATAGCCTAGCTCTGTGTGGATTCTGGAAAATGAAATCTGGTCCAATAAAGCCTTTACTGTGTACGAACATCACATTCACAGACCCGCCCAGTTCATCTATGATGTCTATTGTTGAATTGATCAATCTCATTTTGATGTGTTGTTTGGAAATATTATGCATCTCCCCTGCTCCTCTTACAAGTCTCAATGAAGTTCTCTAGGATTGCAGAAGAACCACCTAAAGTTGTTTTTGAGATGTTTGTTGAGATGTTTATGATTTCGCCATTACATGAAGAGTTTAGTGTGATGTAAGGTGTATTGGTCCAATCCACTAAACGAATATAGAAAAACGAACCATGGAGGAGATAGATCACACTGTCAGGCGTATCATCTTTCAGTTCAGCATTGTGGTGTTCTAGAATGGTTCTAAACGCATCAGCGTACTCATTCAGTCTATCAACACCCTTCAAATTACCAGATATTCTCATTACGTTGCAACCTCTACAGTAAGGGAAGACACTAACCCTAGCACTTTACCCTATAACATCCATTATACTCTTATTTTACGAGAAGTAAAGCGTTTTAGTTAAGTTTTAATGCAAAAAGAGTTCCCTCCTTGGAACTCTTTATTTCCTCTCTCGATAACCCATATTAATGAGGTTTGACAAGACGAGGTTATATTTACTCACTAGCACTATTTCCCACGCACCTTTGTGTTTAGCCCAAGGCTTTTCACCACGTTTATGGAGTAGAACGAAACCGTGAAACTGTGAATTAGATAATCTGAATTCACCATTCAGATCATCGTCTTCTTGTTCTGTTATTTCGAATGTGTAGCTCCCGTCAGTATAACATCCGACATTAGTTACGGTAATGTCCAGCAACTCCTGTACAGAATCTAATAGTCTCTTCATAAATCACCCTGATTCAAGTTCAAACATAAGTTCGTTGTATTCATCAAGTGTTATTTGTCCATTTTCGTATGCGTATTCTAACATTGACTGTGACATAAATAACCCCTAGAATGAGTATTGTACACCCAGTGACGCAGAGAAGTCAGAGTTCTCAACAACACCGTAATCGAACACGTCATATCCGATAGAGCCGTAAATGTCAATCCCTTCCCAACCAGTTGTGCCACCAAGCTGAACTGAGTAGTATTTCACATCAACGTCACCCACGCTTTCTGATGTGTCATTGACTGTTGTACTCTCTTTACCTTGAGCGTCAATGGTTGTGATAGTTTGTGAACGTGATAATGTGACATCACCAGTTCCAAAACCGTATTCGCCTTTGATGAACGTTTGAACGCCAGAAAGGTCGAATAGATCGTATGTGATGCCGAATGTGTAGATTTTGTTTTCTGCATCTTTACTATCATGGTAATATTCATCATACGTCTCGGTCTTTTTGACGCGAGTGAATTCCTTTTCTAGATTGGATTCACCAGTCATGTAACCAAATGAGAATGACACATCATCAATCTTTTGGCCAACCGAGAAGTGGGTGAAGCTATCGCCAGTCGCTTTGAATTCAGCGCGAACGAATGTCTCTGCGTTTACTGAAAGTGATGCTGATGCTATAAGTGTTGCTAAAATTAGTCGTTTCATAATATTTTTCCTATTTTAAAGAGGGAAGTCTGTTACCATTAACGCTTTACCCTATAAGACACATTATACTCTTTTTATTGGAAAAGTAAAGCGTTTTTAGTAACTTTTTAAAAATAAAAAAAGGCTCCCCGAAGGAAGCCTTTTAATGTGGTTTTAGAATTGCCTGAAGAACCAACCGATTAATGCAAGAACTGCACAAATTGATAGCGCAATACCTATCACAACCACGGAAAATACTATGAAGCATATGTAAGAGATAAGCATCACGGCAAACTCAGCCCATCGGCAAATTGTTGATGCTATCCAAAGAATTGTTGCTGCTAACCATTCAATACAATCAAGTGATTTACTTAGCATGGTATACCCTCACACAAGTCAGGTTTTCTATTACATACACGATAAAGCGGTTTCTTTATGCGCTGCCCTTTGATCTTAACGTCAGCGCCTTTATAGCCAACGCGAGTCAATTGGCGCTTGACACCAGTCAACTCATTAATGTATGGGCTATTGATTCCGCGATTGTAAAGAGAAATCAACTTTTCCAATTTGAAATATTCGCAACGGCTATTCATGACATGGAATCGCCCATTATCATTCGGCCATGTTGTCAAATAAAGACCTATGCTGTTAGCAAAAGCATTGAGTTTGTGCCAATGCTTTATGTCTATTCTCAATTTATGTTTTTGCTCAAATGTTTGTTTGCTCATTTCTGATACTCCTTCCAAACTAGCCGTGTATGTCACGGTTCCCTTAATGGTATGTGACGTTATACGTGGCTCTTGGTTGGTGGGCGCTGGATGTATTTGTTTACCATCTATTGTCAAAGTACACACATCCGTGATTGTCACACCATTCACTTCTATTTCTATGCTCATGATATTGGCCTATATGCTATTTCCGATTGTCTGATATCTTCCTTTTCCCAGTCATCCGGACAACGCACCAGTAACCCGTCCCGAATGCAATGATCGTTAATTCTCCACACATCATTGTGTAGTGAACCCCTAATCTCGATGTACCGCTTACCTTCGATAGCAACTATTGGAGGGGTGTGCTCCCCAAAATGGATATAAGTATCGTCATGGTCATCACGACCATTCAGAATTTCATCTTCACCAATAACGCACGCCTCTAGAGCCATTTCGCCACTCAAAGTATTTCTTGGATCAATCATCACATTCTACCCGAAAAGAGGACTAATGCTACTCTCAGCCAATTCCACATACACATCACCGTGGCATGGTTTAGGCTTACAGAAACATCCTAGTCGTTTGCCTTGAAGAGAGTTGACCCGATCCCTGAATTCAGGGTCGGTATTATACCGATGTATCGCGTACTCTCTATGTTTAGCGATAGACTGGGTTCTACCCAGCCCACCGAATGGATTACCGAAGTAGCCATCGCAACCATGCCCAGCCCTTCCGATGTATACATCATATTCGTCAGTCTTGAGATTCACTACTGTTGTTTGCATGATGTACCGTTCCTGATATAGTTCCGTCTTCTTCGACCAAATAATTAGTCAGTGACGTTGTGTATGGTGAGGTAGCAAAGGCTTCAACCCAAGCATCGAGGTTCTTTTGTTGATCGTCATAACAAATAACCTCTTCAGGCTTGAATTCATGGCGCATATAGTCGACTTTACTTAGACGCCATTGCTTATGACACTCATGGATAATTCGCTTGACATCATCAGGATTATCGATATTTGCCGTTAATGACTGCTCAGCTCGAATATATGCTTTGTTTCTGAAACAAAAATGATCAATTCGATGAACGTCAACTCCAAATTCAACTAACTGTTTCATAGTCATCATCTGATAAATTGAATCATCAGGACGAGCAGAACATAACACAACTGTTGAGTTAGGATCAGCTATAGCTTCTTTCATTCGCTCGACCACAGTCTCAACCGCTGGTTGTTTGGACATGGTAGAAATGAATGTGTCCCAATTGAAGCCTTCACCAACCCAAGGGTGGTCATAATTATGCACCAGTGTACCATCAAAATCAAAAATGTGTAGCTTCTGCTTTACTTTATCATTCACATTCATCAAGTTTTTCCTTTTCTTCAACAATTACAGTTTCGTGACACTTAGGGCAATCTACAAGATCACCATCTTTAGAATCTTCAGGCATATCCCAACAGATCCAACAACTATGGCATTTAGCCTTCATCATCATTCTCCATGTAATCCACAAATGATCTATAAATGTACAGAAGAAATGCAGGTAACCACATAAGGGCAATCATACCACACATCTTGTGGGTGCCAATGTAGTTGATTGGGAATTTGTGATCAAGTTTACCCGTTCTCATGTATGTTATGAAATCAGGAATGACGATAATCAAGTAGGCGATTACAACTGTAACCAAGTAAATGCCCAAACCGATAAAAATGTTATTTAGGTAATTCATGTTTTCTCTCCACTGCTACGAAACCGCCCTTTCCGTGAACAAGCTTAATGCCAGCCATTTCGAAGTAAGATGCACAAGTTTCAACTTCACCTTCAACCATACTGCCCGCATCACCACAATCATTCAACTGTGATAGTGATGAGTATAGTATCACCAATGTCTTTTCTGCTTCTGTTAGATATATCATTTCAACCCCTTAATCCATGCGATAGATTTGTTACGAGATCTTGAAATACTGAAGTGGGCAATGTTAGCATCGCGCCAGATGTAGATGCTATAGAATACTTCATTTTTGCGTGTGATTGTAACATCCATGGATAATTCAACATCATTACCCAACACTTTCTTAGCAACTTTTGAAAGATAAAGCTTTCGCTTCATCACCGAAATTAAAATATTGTCCATAAGATTATCCTAGTTTATTTCTTCGACAAATGCCCATGCGGCATGATAAACTGAAGCACCTTTATCATCTCGCATACACACTGTATCCACAGGAGCGACAACACGGTAAAGAACAGGTTCGCCACCAACGGAACGGGCAGCACGTCCTGCGTATATCTCAGCCAAACCTTTGTCCGCAGTGAAGAAGACTCTATCAAGGTTCTTCTTACGACCTTGCTCAGACAACACACCACTACACTCAGGCGGAAGAAGCATAGATTCTATACCAGCAGCCGAGCAACTACCGTGGTAGTATGTGGTTGTTTGGCGTTTACAATCTACTGTTATCATTACTGTTACCCTCGTTTTAGAACCTTTGTTAAGGGGTTAACCGCTAACCCCTATAACAATCATTATACTCTTATTTTACGAGAAGTAAAGCTTTTTGTTTAAGTTTTTTATGCTTAGTAATCAAGCCCTTAATACGTTTTAATAAGTTCTTCTGGTCTTTGATACATTCCAAATTGAACTCAGTTTCTTCTGGATCATCGGCTTCATCTTCCAACCATTGCTTGTACCGTTCCAACGAAAGTTCACCATCATACAGTGCATATTTCAACGCATTCAGTTTGGTGGTGTAGAACCCTTCAGGTAGGCGTTCAGCCTCGAGTCGAAACTGCATTTTGTACATCTGTCTGATGCCACCATACCACTTTCCTGCTTTGCTATCGAACGTTTCATCATTCTTGACAGCTATGTTGACACGCTTACTGAAATCAACACGAGTACGCCAATTGGGTATTCTAGGAAGTTGTATAGTCCGAACATGCCACTCATCAACGTGTATCTTTCTGTCACCACACACCATGACTTTGTACAGAACTTTACCCACAAAGAGTTTGGGAGTCTTTTGACGCTTCATTAAACTATACCTCCGAACATATTCAATGTTCTTTCAAAATGGAATTCTTCAACCAATTCACCTAGAGCGCGAGCCTGATTGATGCTATCGCGACTGGGTTTGGCAAACATGTCTGTTAGGACTGTGTCTTTAGGTAGAGACAATAGAACATCAACCAAATTGGGGTTCTGAAGGAGGTATTGACGCCAAAGTTCCTTATAGAGTTGCCATTGCCGTTCTACGGTCATCTCATTGATAGGTGGTTTACCTTTGCCCTCTTTTATGGAACCATACCCTTTGATTGTGCATTGATACCAAGCTTCGATACATTGACCTCGACCATCAATACACACCCAAGCGTAAAATGCAGAGAATCTTCTATCACCGTAAGAAGAGCATTCATAACCATTAATGTGTTCAACCGCCCATCTCATTTTCCATCCCTCTTAATATGTCGAATGTGATATTGGTGAGTTCAATATTACTATTTATCCATTCATAAATACTCTCATCGGTCATACCATTCATGGCAGTTTGCATATCAATCGGAAATAAATCGAAAGGTATTGTCCAAGTGCGTTGTAGTGTGCCAATGTTTATGGAACGTTGTGTATACAAATCAAGCACTTTAGTGTTTGAGTCAACCAATGCGACCCTGATGGCGGCAACATGAAGGAATAGATCTGTTGCATAATTAATTTCTATTGTTTTGGTGTGTAACACCGTTTTATTGAAGCGTATCATTATTGTTCTCCCACGATTGATATACCACAATCACAAAAAGTATCACCACACTCGAAACATAACTCTTCAGACATTTCCAACGCGGCAAAGGCCACGACAGCATCAGAAACGTCATCACCTAACATATCCGATGCAATATTTAAATGGTTCAAGTCCATATCAATCACCTGTATCAACTGAAACAATGAAGCACCAATGGGTTTCCAATATCGAAGTCTTATGAGTGATGCGATCCTCTAAAGCCTTCATGGTCAGGATGGTGTAGCTATCGAATAGATAACCATCACAAAACCCTTCCATGTATTCGACGGAACGAAATTCACGCTTCAGAAGTTTATCAACATCTTCACGCTTCCCTGATGTCTTTCTCGAGTCCACCATTATCGCAAAATTAGCCATTTCTAATACCTCTTCTAATTTCTGATGCGCAAGTACCACACTTTGCTCGTTTAGGTTCTGGTGCAGTTTCATTCTTAGCCAATTCACTCGGGACATAACGGTACTCTTCATGTCCACATTCTAGAGTTAGTTCCCACCACCAAGAGCGTGTACTACGAACAAAACCAGTGCACCCACAACATAGGGATGCCTCAACCACTTTACGCATCATCTTGAATATCCTCCAATCGAGTTATCTTATGGAAGTCTGTCTCCACCGACTGGCCAACTTCTAGTGTTAGTACGTGCCCATTCCAGAACCATCGATCATCCATGGTAGATCCCTTTACGGTTTTCTCTGATGTCAACCATGTCGGTGCATCATTCTCAGTGAATGTTTTCGCCTCAGAATCTTCCGGCCAGAATAGTGACACCATTTTGAAGCGCATCATAGTAGAGTCCTCACAAGAACCTCAATGAATGCTGTTTTGCCCCAATAACCATGATAGTCACCGTTATGGAACACTGCAGGACGATTCCAACGATTCAGAGTTTTCCAGATACCATTACCTATTGGGCTGTTGGTCTCCACAATCTCCTTCACATTCCAGATTTCACCCACTCTTTCTTCCATGACGATGCGAAGCTTTCCTGAGCCATTACCGCTTAGGGTGATTCTGCGCTTCCATTTGTATTCATTAACTACCATGATATGCTCCTAAGATAAATGATATTGTGACCACAACGACAACAATTGCGGGAACGAATAAATGCCAAATTGGTTGTTTGCTATTGAACATTAGTCCTCCTCATGTCCTAAAGCGTGATATATGCCCACCATTATCCAAAATATGAGCCAAATACAAGTGGAAACGAGAAATGATGAGATTATCATATCAGTCTGAGAGATCACCACCTCAGAATCGATTATCTTTGCATCCCATAACCACCAGAAAACTGCGGTATATTCTAACCAAAGAAATATAGCAGCCAAAAATGTCTTTTGCTTTTTATTCATGATAGCTCCTAATAACCACGCTTCTTCTTTTTGGCGAGTATTTTGGACTTGACGCGACGTTCGTATTCAGAATTGCCTGATGTGCGCAATAAAAAGTCTTCATAACTCTCACCACGCTTACTCAGGTCAGCGCCAGCAGGTTTGTTGAATCTTCCTGTATAACCCATTCTATGATTTCCCCTTCTTCATAATTAAACACCTAGTTCTTTATCACAACAACCATTATACTCTCTTTATTCAAAAAGTAAAGCACTTTTTATGTGTATCTTTTCTATGTGTGTAAAAAAGGGCGATTGCCTAAACAATCACCCTTTGCATTACATTGTGGACAGTAGATCTTTTGTATATTGGAAAGTGTTGGAGAATTCAGAATACCAATCACATACATTCATTGTTAGGTATGCCACCATCAATCCTATAAATATACCAATAAACCATGCCGTTAATGCCAAACCGAGGATCACAATCCCCGTACCAACAACACATGCAACCGTCTTCAGACCTTTGTGCATACTGATTCCTTACCAATAATCATTGGGGTCAATCATAATTATCATCATATTAATACCATTCTATTACTGTTAATGAAAGTTAATTTTACACCATTTACACCTCCTACCGCTACAACATGACATGTCTAATCATAACGGTAGGCATATGTATTATAAAGTATAAATACCCATATGGATATAAAATAGATTTAATATAAATTGCACATCGCTCCAAGCCTACCGTCCATCATTATTCATGTCAATCACTCACTATTTCATTGCATGATTCAGCACAAAATGGTGAACCGCAATATTGACAACCTTCCTCTGGCCAATCTTCTTCCATAGTATTCCCCGATATTTCATTTAGTCCAATAACAAACAATATCCAACCGATCACCACCATCAATGCTAATGACGGTGCCAATAAATCCCAAGGATCATGCCCTTCTATTTCCAACCAAAGTGCAGTAGCAGCGCACATAGAAATGAAAATAATTGAGATTCGCATAACCAGCTTATTATTGACCATAGTTTCCTCTTTATTTGTATTTATTAAACAAAAACAACATCCATTCAACCAAAACCAATGCTGTGATTGTTGCAGCGCCCATCATGATTGTAATTTCCTTAGGATCGTGCCCCTCTGCGTAGTAACCTAAGAAAGTGAATACATACACAGGAATGGCGACTAGTAAGAACAACATCGCATTCTTCATATCAACCACCACCAATTTTGACAATTTTCGACTCACTTAGGGTTTCAGTGAGATCGCCATCAGAGATGCATTGGAATACTTCATCCTTCGACACAGCCGAATGTATCTTCGATGGGTTGCCATTGTAGAACGAATCGTAGAAGAACAAATTCTCACTATCCTCCACTAGAATGCCATACTCAGGACAGTCCACTTCAGGAAAATAATCTGGTTTGTTGCTTATGAAGAATGAGACCTTTCCTGTGCTGAAGTATGTCTTATAACCTTGCCATTCGCAACATTCAGAACATGCAGCATCATTGGCAAATTCATCCCATTTGAGAGTACCAATACTCTGACATTTGCGGCATTTCTTATGAGAAACGTCTACTGATAGATTACCCGCTGATGTAAGCTTCATATTCCCTCCTTACATAGAGAATAGTGATGGTGCTTCGCTAAGAACTGTGAATATAGCTATGACGATCAATATGTCAACTATATCTATCTTTCTCATGCTATGCATCCCATGTGTTAATTAGTACCATGGTTCACCTCTTTAATTCGAAGTCACCAGATTCATACATAGCAGAAGCAATGCACGCAAACGACCATTCACCTTCGCTACTGATATCTTCGGCAATCGCTTCTACCCTCTTAATGAATTTCTCACGTTCCGGAGATACACCATTGATTTCTTTCTGGTGGAATTTACCAGTCTGCTTATCTAGATAGAAATTGATGGTAATTCCTTGAATAGACAGAGTGTTCGTTTTATAACAATAATGGTTCTGTCTAGAGATTCCATTGACTAAAGTCCAAATCTCGGCACAGTTAGGTGTGTGTGGCCAGAACATTATTTGATGGTCTACTGAACCAACAGCACCACATGCTGTGCAAGAGAACGCTGACAATAGACCTTTCTGGCCAGTTCCATTACACGTCTCACATTTAACAAGCAGTCTTGTATCGACTACCTTTCCAACTCTTGGCCTATTCATTGTTTATCTCCTATCATTAGGTTGTACCATAATTGTGCCCTTTGTGTAAGCTCTACACATATGACACATTCAGCAATGTCGGCAATCTTACCATCATCATCTAGCTTAATCGCCTCTAGACCATCAATAAGATCTTGAGCGATAGACATCTGGGAAAGCTTCCAATTCGGATCTACCTCTGCCTCAGATATCACCATTCGCAATTCTTTTATTGCCTGAACCAATGAGGCTATAACCTCGAATCCTTGCTTATTGTTGTCTGTTTCCATTACATTCTCTCCACGATCACTGATACAATGAATGCTATCACGATACAACCAACAACACCCTTTACACCAAGCAGTTCAACACCACCAGCCAAGACAAGTAGACCACCAGCAACAATGACAACACAGCACCATATGATCATTTGAATTATTGTCATAACTGATTCTCCTTACGATCAGGAACCATTCCCAATCCTTAGAACCATTATACTCTATTGCGACTTAAAAAGAAACCTCTAATTTTCCCTATTTTATTCGCCTCCCTAGCCTGAACTTGTTTCACCTATTTAATACATATAGCGATAGAGACTAGGCATAGATAGAACATACACTATTACTCTAATCATACATACTCTCCTATACATATACATACATACCATATAAGGAATAGACATAGACATAGTACGATAGACTATAGCATCATACCATACTCCTAGCATAGATCATAGTACTGAGCATAGATAAGATTATATAGATAGAACATAAGAGAGAACAAGAACATGATAAGGTATCACTGCAATGAATAATGCTCTGGGTCTGGATAAAAAATGTTACTGGTAAGTATAGGGGGAGTCTCTCAAAAATATGATATCTATGATAATAACCGCGCGATACCTAATTTCACGTAAAAATAAAATCGTAATGTTTAAAATGATTTACCATCAATTAAGCTGAAACATACTAAAAACCCTGTCTGGCACAAGCGATTACGTTCATTACGTACCATTTTAGCTGTAATAACGTTAGGTTTGTCCTAGGATGAAAATTAAAGGATTTAAGCTACCATATTCTGAACTCAAATTTCTCGAACTTGTTCAGACCCAGAGCAGCCAACAATCCCACCACAAAAGCCAACTACAGCCCACTGCAGCCAACCATTACCAACACATATTCCCCATAACCAAGAATGGCCAACCACAGTTACCTGCAGCTAGCCATCTGTCCCGCGTCCCCCCGCATTAGTCCCCTAAGTTTTATCTAGGCACTATGCAAAATAGAATAATCTATCTAGGCACTATGCAAAACCGTATACTACACATCATCCCAAGGCTTCGGAACGTTCAGAGCAGCTCTAGCGTGAACACCAAACCGCCCGTAGTGTCTCACACTTTGATTGGTTGTCTCTTCAGTTACGATTTGCGGAGACCGCACTGAACTATCAGAAGACACGTCAGCGTTGGGAAGGACACGAGAGCGCGCATCAACAAAATACGGTTTATCAGGATCAATTCTATACCCGATAGAAACGTCTGGATCAGAAGCGCGTTCTACACCCGTTACTAACCCTGTTCCTGACCGAACGGTGATTGACACATTACCGATAGGATCTTCCAATAATTGTACCGTGTCAGGAGTGTCCGGTTCAGAATCCATTTCAATATCTTCGTCGTCGACAAAGAACAATTCAGATAATGACGGCTCTTTTTCTGAATGAGTTTCTAGTTGATTCTCGGCACTATCCTCATCGGCAGTGACATGGAGAGTTCTAACCAACCTAGCATGTTCTGGTAAGAATACCAATTGAGTGTACCCTTCATGAACGTGCTCTTCTGGAACATTATACACACCGATGCGAAGTTCTTCATCTTTAAGTTCTTGAGGTTTGAAGAACCAACGACGAAGAGATTGTATTGAATCAAACCCGAATACATAATCAGATCTGTTATCCCAAATGTCATCCCATATATCACAAAGCTTACCATCTTCTTGAGGTACTGGGTGACGGGAGATATCTTGACTGATAATGTGTCGTGACGACGTTCGGTAGAATCCAGTATTGACATTTGGATGTGCGTTACTTTCTTCTGTTTTGTGTTCAACGCGGTATACAAGCATGATAGGCTCCTAGTATTTAGAAATGTGTTGTACAGTAACGCGATTCGTACCAGTCTCTCGAACCGCAATCTGAAGCCAATCGTAGTCTTTATTCTTCAGGCTGAATACACGGTAGCCTTCGTCAAGAAGTGCTCTAGCTGGTTCATCAGGTTGGGCGAAGATTAACTCATTGGTCACTGAGTTGTTCACTTCGTACTCAGAGATGTAGTCACCTGAATCAGATTTGATTTCAGCGTTCTTACCGCCACCAATAACATTCACAAGGCGCATTGTAGTGCCGCGTGGTATAGTGATATTTAGTTCGTGTTTCATAATTGGAGCCTTAATGATTAGGAGGGCTAACAACTAACCCTATAGCAACCATTATACTCTTATTAGCGGAGAAGTAAAGCTTTTTAGGAAGGTTTTTATGCGAAGAGACCCCACTCTAGGTGAGGTCTGATATTGGTATTATTTTGAGCTGAGTTTGGGACTAAATTCCTCTTGTTCATAACTCCCATCACGTTGTAGTATTATGGAGATACCATTATCCTTTAGTCTTCTCTCCAATAATTGAAGTTTGTGGCGGAAATCCTTGCGGTCACTCTTAAATGCCCCAAATTTACTCCAGTTCAGAATGTTATCCAAGATATCTGCAATACTTGCGGGTGCGGCAGTTACTTTACTGTGTTTGAACATTAATATCTTGCCCGTTTCTCTATCTCGAAGACACGCTTCAATTTGGTCATGACCAACATACGAGAACATCTCAACACGACCTTCAACAATGAATGTACCTTCCTTATCATATTTACAAGACATAATCAACCCTTATTATCTTCAGTGATGAAATCATCAAAGTGAACATCAGCCAAGTCAACGTAGAATCGAAGTTTCGATAAGCCATCATTTTGAAGTTGACGGATTCGTTCTCGTGTTAGACCGAAGTGTTGACCACACTCTTCTAGTGTTTGATCTTCAAAGTAGCGCATTCTGATGATCTCGGAAATGCGAGGTTTGATCACACCAAGATAAGTGTTCACATATTTATTGAATGCTTCAGGATCAACATTCAGCGCGTTACCATCTTCATCGGCTATGTGATCGTGATGATCTAAGAAGTCCATAGGTTTACCATCGTCACCTTCAACGATTAGTTCATCGAAGCCTCTGATCGAACCACACATGAGTTTGATTGCGCTTCGGATAGACGTTCTAGTCAGACATGATTCATTGAGGTTCTTTTCTTTGACGTACGCAGAAATGATGTCAATGGCATCAACAGAATCAACAACCGTATTGGCTTGGCGAAGAGCTGCACGGGAAACCTGCATAGCACGACCAATGTGAACAGGATATCTCATGAATTGGTCAACGTGACCTTCCATCATGTATCGTACTATACTCTGACGAATCCATTGCATTGAGTACGTTGATAGTTTGAAGCCGCTTTGAATGTCGAATTTATCGATAGCGATCATCAGACCCATCATACCTTGGTTAAATAGGTCAAGGTAAAACTCCTCACGGCCAGCACCTGAATATTTTCTGGCCATCTTACTAACCAGTTTGATATTGTGCTTGATCAGCTCATCGCGAGCCCAAGCAACCTGACCCTGTTGCCATAAATCGATTAGGATTAGCTCACGCCCTTTCTCAAGAACGGAATGATCCATGTAAGGTTTGAACATCTCAGGAAGTTCAATTCTAACTACTTTTTGTTTAGCTCTCATACTACGGACTCCCTGCATCCAATTAGAGAAATGTCTTCTTCGTCCTTATCTTCGAAAAATACGATATCAAGACCTTTTATCTTAAAATAATTTTTATTGGCGGTAACTTCGGCACCACCATTTTCAAACTGATCAGAAACGGCTTCAGCGTACGCAACCTGCCAATCATCATGGCTGAGTGAAACTGTCATATCACATCTACCCATTTCTTCATATCGCTTTATGATGTATTTGAGTAGTGACATAGAGAATAAGATTTCCATTACGCTTTCCCCCATTTAAACATTCCAGTAACCATATCTTGCCCCATCCCAACACCATCAATGAATCCGGATAACTCCGCTTCGGACCAAAACTGCTTTGACCAATCAGTTCCATTCAGCGTCAAGAGTGCGCAGTACTCTCCTTGTGGGGTGGTTTCAGTTTTGATGGTAAACCCACACAAACCAGCCTTAGCATTTAATTCCATGTTATGAATCCTTCTTGGTATTATCCGTGAAGCACCACACAATGGCCACTAACCAGAAGATTCCGGTGAACAGTCCAATAATGTTGCAAATAAGAATTGCAGCCGCGCTGTTGTGTTTTCGGTAGCAAGCTATGATCATTGGAGCGAACGCCAATACCGCAACCACTATAAGTAAAATTGTTGAAGCCATGATTCTATCCTCTCATCTCATCGATGACAAATTGTAATCTATTCAGTTCGGCTTCCGAGGCACCTTTGAGGAAAGCTCTGATGCGCACTCGGGAACCCAGTGTTCGTTTGTTCTCAGAAGGTGCCGCTGTAGCACTTTCCTTTACCTTTTTAGCCTTAGTTGGTTTTGCTTCATGCATTTCATTAAGTAAGGCGGTCAGTTGCTTCTCCGCATTCTTATGTGAGGCAGGCTTTGGACCAATATTAAACATATTCATTTAGTTACCCTTATATAAGAAGGGAAGCTGTTAACCTTAACGCTTTACCCTATAGCAACCATTATACTCTTATAGTTTTAGAAGTAAAGCCTTTTATTAAAGTTTTTTAATGTTCTGATCGCTGCTTTGGGTCTCTATTGAAATGTTCCGTTTACATTTTTTTCTTTTTTAGTTTCCGATATTCTTGTCTCTAATTCTCTCTATTATATTATAACCCCCGTTATTTTCCTCCGGAACGATCAAACGATCATACGATCATTCAATCATTCCTTCGAAAAGGTCACGGACACGCTCACGCGCATCCTTAGACGTTCAACTGATAAAAGCATGCTCGCGTAGCGACTGTGCACAGCACAGCACAGCACTACACTCCCACAACATTCAACAACATCTCACCAGAACATTCCTTATATTTCCCACACACACGCGCGCGAGCATGCACACGAGAGAGACACTCGATATGACCCAGAATGCCAGTTTAAGTGAATTTCAATAGAAGGCTAATAGGAAGGAAAGTGTGCTTTTTAAAACACGCGACCTTTCATTTTATTGATGGGATAATTCGATTACCCCATATCAAAACTAATGAGTGGGGAAATGACATGCATTTCAATAAGAAACTGAGAGCTATTGTTCTCGAAGCCGCACCACAACTGAAGGAATCCATTCTTGAAGTTTTGAAAGCGGATAATGGTGAGATGAAGCTTGACCTTTCACGTAAGGTTAAACTTGACGACTCACTAAAGCTTAATGTTAAAACATTGGCGATCGGTGGTACTGGTGGTGAAGCCCTAGCTATCGATGAATTGTTAATGGCTGATATCACAGATCGTGCTATTAACCAATTCTCAGGTATTTTTACTGACCTTGATATTTCAGTGATCAATTCAGTGAATCATCGCGGTCTTGTGGAGTTAAATTCTCTTGGTGTAACTAAAGGCGTTGAAAACGTTCCTGGTCTACCACAGTCTATGACTCCAACTGGTGAACTTGGTCAGCTTGTATCTCAGGTAGGTAAGGCTGCTATCATTACTTTTGTTTCGCAAGAAGCAGTGCGTGATACGATGAATGGAGATTCGGTTTCTCTATGGGATTATATAGTTGAATCGGCTGCGCGCCAAATCGTACATTACTTCTCTATTCAGATCATCGCTGGAGATGGTAAACCTGACCGTCTTCGTGGCTTGGTATCTTCTAAGCGTATTGATGATGAAGAATCACTGAAGCCTGATCATGAACGTGACCCAGATTTTCTGCAAGTCAAACTATCAGGTGTCGATGGTGATTTTGGTACTGACGATAAGACAGCAGTTGAGAACATTGTATTTTTCTTGAACTCGGTTCCTTCGAAGAATCGTGCCAATAGTAAAGTGTATATGAACTCAACAACTCACGCTGCGATTGAACTTCTTTCTTCTACGTCACCTCGTTTACGATTTGATGAAAAGGTTGTCGATGGTCAACTGGTTACTACCGTTAATGGTTTTGTAATCTCTCTTGACGATATGATGCCTAATATGGATATGGGCTCAATCCCTATGTTGGTTGGCGATATTAATGCCGCTATTGAGTTTGCTTGGCACGACAAACAAACTGTCGTTGACCCATTCTCGATTGACGGTGCTATTAAATATAGTCAGTTCCCGCGTGCTTCAGAGCGTATGAAAGATAATACCGCTTTACGAGCCTTCAAAATGTCAGCTGAAGCGATTCCTGCTCCTAATTAAAACTTGGGTTCAGAAACACAGTTATAGGTTTTCAATAGAAGGCTAATAGGAAGGGAAGTGCCGCAACCTTTTAGGTGTTAGCGCAGTTACATTATCACTACTGACTTTGACCCTTCAAACTATGGTGAACAATTCTGGGATGTCTAATTGAGCGTGATAAGCTCGACCCGAACATGAAAAATTCCCAGAGCCGTAGACCCCCATTTACGACGAGTGTGTTGGGGAATGCCTCGTCGTATCTTACCTTTGAACACTTTTCCCCTTCGGGTTGAGTATCCAAAGGTAAGGTTATGAAAAGAATAACAAACAACCAAAAAGAAATGTGGAGACTTTTCCTCCACGATAAGCAGAAAGGGATATGCCCACTTTGTGGAACTTATATTTCTCTCTGTAATGAAGACGGTAAGGATGAGTCCGTATTGGACCATGACCATGATACAGGTCGTATCCGTGCCGTTCTCCATCGCAGCTGTAACTCTGCTGAGGGTAGAATTCTGAACTTCGCTGATAAGCGGTGTCGGAGTGAAGACCCTAAATCGTTCTTGGTCAACATGGTGAAATATTGGGAAGCTGATTACAGTCATCACCCATTCCACCCTGACCATACTATTGAGGAAGAAGATGAACGTCTGAAATTGAAGCGCAAACTGAAGAACTTGAAGGCAGCACATGCCATCGATAAAACCAAAAAGCGCATCGCTGAATTGTCAGAAATCATCAAAGCGAGTATCGAACTTGTTCCTCCACCTTCTGAATGGTTTAAAAAGTGAGTGCACTATGAATGGTAAAATTCCTGAGCGTGGCTATTTCGGTAGTAGCTCGAAGATGCTTGCACTCACTGATGATTTCATTTCTGGTATCCGTCAGAAATGTAAAGAGCGCAAGTTGAAATTCAGCTTCCAGAAGAAAGACGATTACACAACCGATTTCCAAATTGGTTATGATCTATATCGTTTGTCTAATAATGGTACGAGCGCATCGACCCAATTTTTGGGCACAATGAAATTCTAGGACGGTTAGCTCAGTAGGTAGAGCAGTGGACTGTTAATCCATTGGCCACAGGTTCAAGTCCTGTACTGTCCGCCAGTTTCGGTAAAGTATCTCACCTGATCAGTTAGTGAAAATCCGAAGTCACCTTTTAAGAATCTAGAGTCTATGAAGGTGATGGAGCGGGGCATCTCCTAAACTGCCCAACAATGTTGCATTAAATGAAGTTCCTGACAGTCAGGAAGTGAATGTTCACTACTGGACAGCTTCATTTAATCATCGCTTTCTTAGCTGAGTTGGTTTAGTGGGACTCAGACCCAAGAGCCATTTCAAAATATGATTTGCAAAAAGAAAACACCTCCACAAACTAGGATATCCGAGTGGTATAAATGGTGCGGTAAAAGTCCGAAGTATCCGCGAATTAATTTCATGCATCCTGAGATTTACAGGCTTCACGAAATCATGTGTGTAAGAGCAGGTCGTTTCGCCCCCAAACGTTGTGTGGGGCATAATTTAAGCATTCTTCAACCACTTATAGTTGGCCACCGTATTGTGGTGTCTCACTGGAGAGTGTTTAAATTATCTACATTCAGTTCGCCAGAAGTAACTTTTCAAAAGTGCGGTGGTGCTGAATGTTTCATTTGTGCCTAAAGCTCATTAGGTATGAGCCGTCGCCTCATAAGCGAAGGGTAGATGGGTTCGAATCCCTCTAGGCGCACCACTCCAATGTTTGACTATTCAGAGGTATCTATGAAGACTATCGAACAATTGGTCAAGCATATGAAAGAAACATATGATGTGACCATCACTCCTGAAATGCAAAGCCGCATCGAAGGAATTAGAAAACCGACTAGCAAAACCGATTTTCCAGGAATCACGTTGATCGCTCCATATCGTGGCCAGTTTGGTGTACATCGTATCATCGAAAAGGATGAATGCATCTTTTCTATATCTGATACATTTCTGACCGCAATTAAATGAGGATTTAACGATGTCTCTTGATCAAAAACACCCAGATTACGCAAAACATGTTCTGATCACTAAAGGTGATGGGAAAGTTACAGCTTCAAACCTTTACATTTTCACTACTCGAAAGGAACGTCGCGGGTACTTTATCTGTGATAGTGAAGGTAATCCGCTGGAACCGCAAGTGATTAACGATAAGATCTCTGAGCCTTCAGTTCCTGAGATCACTACACAACCGATGCCTGACCTTCAGACATCTGATGTTGAAATCACTACACAGGCAACTCCTGAACTTGAAGTGAAAGAACCTGAGATCGAAGTCAAAGTCGATGAATCGGCTGTACCTGAAGACCTTGTTTGCCCTCATTGTGAAGCCAAAGCTCGCACTGAATCTTCATATTTGAAGAATCATGGCGACAACTGCTCAATGAAGGTGTAAGTTTGGTGTTGGGGGTAGTTTCCTCGCCCTCAGCGCCCTTTTGCCTAGGAGTGTGTTATGATACCTGTTAAGTGTGTCGCTCCAGGATGTCGAACCATCGTTCGTGATCCAGGGCATAGTCGGTGCGAGCTCCACCGCAAAAAGCAAAAAGGGCATGCCAATAAGGTTCGCGCTGAACAGAGAAAAGTGCAGAACAAAGCGAAGTCCTTTATATACAATACAGCATCATGGAAACGTTTGTCTATTAAGAAGAGAACCGTTGATCCATTTTGTGAAGAATGTCTACTCCAGAATCCGGTAATCTATAAACAGGCTGACGTGGTCGACCATATTGTCGAACTTACTGATGGTGGTGAGCCATATCTTTGGACCAACCTCAGATCCCTCTGTCACGCTTGTCACAACCGGAAAACTGCTCAAGAAAAGAAAAAGCGAAAGCGCAATATTGTGTAGTGTCGTTCATCCCTTTGCGAACGGCACTACACAAACAATCGAGGATTTATTATGTACATTAAAATAGGTATGCGTGAAATCGAACTTGATCTTGACGCAAAATACCATGTGTATGGTGAAAACATCGATGCGCAAGCTGTTGTCGAAATGGACTTTGAGCATCTCAACTGGTTAGACCAACGTATTGTGTCGCAGAGCATCAACCTCAATCAGGAAATTTCAATACTATTCCATCCGGAAGTTGTCTCTAGCTTGGAGACTGAAATTGAGAACAGTCCTTTTTGGGAGAAAAACCGTTTCGAAGCTTTAGCCGTATTCAGACGTCTTCAACAGAAGACACCGGATGCAAAAGAAGACAAGCAGAAACGGAAGATGCTGAAGGAAGTTGATTTGAAAGAATCCAAGTACGTTCAGAAACGCTTCAGAGTCGTGAATATGCTGGTGTCCCGAGGGTATGAACGCCCTGACGCTATGGAATATTTGACCGCAGTTATTGAACAGAAAGGTTCAGGCGTCATGAACTTGAAGCCAGCTGAGATATGTGATTTCGTTGACATATTCACTGGTGCAGTTCAAGATCCAAATGAAACCCAGTATCATACACGTGATGATACTCGTCCTTGCACGTTGTACTATTTACAGTTCACTCACCAACAAACGGGTGAGACGTTCAAGAAAATAGGTATAACTGTGAGACCATTGGCTGAGAGATTTGTATTGGACGTTAAGACATTCGATCTTGACATTATCCATACAGTGGAACTTCCGGCTAATGAAGCAAAAGACATCGAAGCGGCTATCAAGAAAGAGTTTAAGCCATACAAGTACACCCCTGAAACCAAATTGCGTAAAGGTGGTGATACTGAATGCTTCACTGATGAACTTATTGATGCGTCCGTCATGAAGATGATGGGCAGAAACAAAGTTTCATTGTAGAATTAACAGAAGGTCATTTAGATGGCCTTTGATTAATTTTGCTAAGGATATTGTTATGAATTATCTTAAGAAGGTAAAGAATTTCGATATGGAGCAATTCAACCATGGGGTTCCCGAATATAATATGACTTGGGAGTCCATGGACCAATATGCATACAATGTCATGATGGGAATTGTTCCCGTCGGAAAACAAGTAAAGTATTGTGTGGCTCGTTATATTTATGATCGAGTTACAAGAAAAGATTTAGAATTGAGAACTCACGAAGTAGATGAGTTGTGTCAATTCGCTGGTCTGTTGAAACACGTTAAAGGTCCATTGAATGGTAAGCCTGTCGAGTTGATGAACTGGATGGTATTCGTTCTTGGTAACATCTTCGGATGGTATCACAAAACTGGGCATAAGAAAGGTACGCGAAGATTCACCAAAGCATTCACATTAGTTGCTCGTGGTAATGCAAAATCTTTCTTATGTTCCATTGTTGCTCTTTGGACTCAGTTGACCTCACCCAACGGTTCTCCGTCATGTTATTCAGTTGCTCGTCAACGGGATCAGGCGAGAATCGTTTTTGACGATGCGTCTAAGATGCTTAGAAATGCTGATCCTATTTTGAGGCGTTGGTTCAAACCCCACGCCCATGATATGGAGTGTATATTCCAAGATGGTATCTTTAAACCGATGTCGTCAGATTCTCAATCGTTGGATGGGCACCGTGTTGCTTTGGGTATCGCTGATGAGCTACACGCTCACCACAGTGGTGAACTCCTTAACACATTATTGTCTGGTACGACAGCTGTTAATGATCCTCTAGTATTCTCAATATCTACCGCTGGTAAACAGTTGGAAGGTGTTTGTGTTTCAGAGAGGAATGTTGTGCGCTCAATCAATGAAGGCTTCGAAAAAGAGGATTCATACTTCGGTATCGAATATGCCCTTGATGAAGATGATGATTGGGATGACGAGAGTTGTTGGTATAAATCCAACCCATCTCTTGGACATGCTGTGAGTATTGACGATTTGCGTGGTAAGGTTGTTCGTGCTAAGAATAACGTAGTTAACCGCGTTGATTTCCAGACCAAGCACTGTAACATATTTGTGAACACCAATGATAATCCATATTTGGACATCTTGGAACTTCAAATAAAATGTGCCAGAGAAGACCAGAAACTGTCAGACTATGTCGGACGGGAATGTTTCGGTGGTCTCGATTTGGCGCAGAAAACGGATTTGACCGCTCTAGCATTATTGTTCCCTGAGAAAGATGGTTCATTGACTGCTTTCTTCCGGCACTACCTACCTGAAGGTGCGTTGGAAAAACAGACCGCAGGTCGTTATGAAGCATATCTTCAGTGGGAAGAAGAAGGACACATGATATTCACGGAAGGTTTTTCCACGGATTATGCGTTCATAGAAAAGGACATTCGTTGGGCTGCTAAGAATTTCGATCTTCAGCAAGTTGGGTTTGACCCATACGCTGGTACGCAGCTAGCACTTGGCCTTATCAAAGATAATATTGATATGGTCGAGGTTCGCCAAGGCTATGCGAGTTTGAGTGAACCTGCCAAGTTATTCCAATCTCTAATCGTCGACGGCAAATTCAACTATCAGGATTCTGACAAAGTCTTTGAGTGGTGTGCATCAAACTCTGTTTGTAGCGCCGACCTCAACGAGAACATCAAAGTCCATAAGGCGAAAGATAAGCCTCATGACAAGGTTGACTCTATTGTTGCCTTGATTACTGGCTTGGCTCTTGCCAAGTTGAAAGAACCTAAGAAGAAATCACCATACCGTAAACGGGGTATGTTGGTTGTTTAGGTATAAAAATGTCGGGAGACCACAATGAATTTTATTTCTAAAATAAAGGGTGCATTAAGTGGTACATCAACTCCAGTCAAGCCTTATGTTCCAGAAATGAAACAGAAGGCGAATCCGTACAGTGATAATTCATTTTTCGGCAGCTTAGGTGTTAAATCATCATACGCTGGCGTTGACGTCAATTATACGAGCGCAATGAGACACAATGATGTTTACACATGTGTTCGTATAAAGGCTGAATCATTAGGACAACTTCCTATTCAGCTATACCGTCACAACGCAGATCGAAAAACGAGAATTACATCAGGACGTGAATACAAGATATTCACGCAGAAACCTAACGCATATCAGACATGGCAAGATTTCATTGAGCAATACGTTGCATCATTAGAAATCCAAGGCAACTTTTATGCTGAGATTAAGCGAAATACATACGGAAACGTGTATGAGATTGTACCATTCAGATACCAGAACAACGTGAGCGTTGAGATGGATTCTTATGGTCGTGTGTACTACACATACTCAACTAACGATGGCAAAGGGCGAGTCGAAAAGAAGACATACGCTCCTTCATCAATACTACACGTTAAATTGTTCACCACAGATGGCTATCGAGGATTATCCCCGATAACTCAATGTGCGAGAGCAGTGGGTGTCGCAATCGCAAGTGAAACCACCGCAGCTACAATGTTCGAAAAAGGAGCAAAGCCTGCAGGTGTGTTACAAACAGACGAAGTGTTCGATGATGACGATGATTCTATAAACCGTCTTCGCGACCAATGGCAAGAATTATATGGTGGACCTGATAACTCGGGTAAGATCGCCATCCTTGAATCAGGTTTGAAATTCCAATCTGTTTCATTGTCTGCTGTTGATTCACAACTTCTGGAACAACGTAAATTCACTCGTGAACAAATCTCATCAATCTTCAGAGTTCCATTACACATGCTTCAAGCAGCTTCCGGTATGAAATATGCCTCGGTTGAGGGTAACAATAAATCTTTCTATAAAGATGCGTTGATGCCTTTGGCTATTAAGTTGCAGAATGCGATTAATGAAATTCTACCAGAGAACCATACCATTAAAATGGACGAGAAAGAATTCGTCCGTGGCGACCGTGAGTCGCATGTTAAGACAGTCAAGGAAGAATTGACTGCTGGGTTTATCTCTATCAATGAAGGTCGAATCGAATTAGGTTATCAGCCAGTCGAAGGTGGCGATGTATTTGCTGTACAGACGAATAACTTGACGTTCGGGCGTTATGATGAACTACCATCAGTTGAGGAACAGATGAAATCTAAGAATCCATCCAGTCCTGAGCCTAAACCTGATGCCCCTCCGAAGGAGAGTAACAATGGCACGTAAAATGCAAACAAAAGGTTTTGACCAAAAGATTATCATCAAGTCCAAGGATGACGCACCGGAAGGTACATTCGTGGCATATGGTAATGTGTTTGGCGTGAAAGATAACGCTGGTGACATCACAGTCAAAGGCTGTTTCTCAAACACAATTAAAAAGCATAAGTCTGAAGGCACAATGCCTCGCTTATTGGCGCAACACGGACATCGTATGATGCCTATTGGTATCATAACTGATATGATTGAAGACGAAAAAGGTCTTCGCTTTGAAGGTCAATTCTGCCTTGAGACGCAAGCTGGCTCTGAAGCCCACGCTCTTTGTAAGATGGGCGCAATCGATCAGTTTAGTATCGGTTACGTGACACTTGATCAAGAGATGACAACTAAAGGTAATCTGTTAAAAGAACTTGACGTTGCTGAAATTTCTCTTGTGACTTTCGCTTGTAATGAACATTCAACATTAGTGGACGTTAAGTCAGCAGTGGAGAATGAAGAATTGACCCCGCGCCTTCTTCAGAAAGCGATCCGCGATGCATTCGGTCTTTCTAAACGTCAGTCTGAAGCAGCTATTAATGCGATAAAAGCGACTGAGCGTGAAGAAGTTGAAGAAGAATCCACCGAAGTTAAAGAACTTGGGTTGGACGAAGCGTTCCGCGTCAAAATGTCAGAAGCTCCGGAACTTACTAAGTTCTCCGACGGACTTGAAGTCAAGTCCCTTGGCGATAAGTCTTTCCAACAGGTTCTTTCTGGAATCAAATCAGCTCTGGTTGAACCAATCGGTCACTGGGATTTCTATCTTGATGATGTATTTGAATCTAAAGGATATGTCGAATTCTGTGACTACCGCGCTCGCAAGTACAAGCATGCTGAGTTCGAATGGATGATGGACGACATGGGCGAAGTTCAAGTGACTTCCTTCAAGACTGGCACCAAAGAATACGGCACAACATTTGTTGTTGATGCTGAAGATGGCGTTAAAAATAACGTTGACGACATCGAATCTAAACACGAAGATGAAGAAACTGTTGAATCATTAGCAGCGAAACTTCTTGGTGTTGATTTCGAGACCAAAGAAGAATCGGATGTTGAAAATAACACAAAAGCCGATGATATTGATCTCGAAACTATTGATCTAACTGAATTGCTCAAGTAAGTGGGGGAACCACTTAATTGACGGATGACTCTTTGTGGTGGTCCACATAGATAAATCCAAACACATCTTTTATTATAATCCCTCATTTAAGGATACATACAATGTCTGCTATTGAACAAATCAAAGAAGCTCAAACACTAGCTGTTAAAGAAGCAACGGCTCCACTGAACGAAAAACTAGACCAACAAGAACTTGTCATCAAAGAACAAGGTGAACTGATCACATCACAAACTGAGCTTCTTGAAGAAGTTAAGCAAACTGTTGCTGATCTTGAATCTAAGCACTCTGATCTGGTTCCTGCTTCTGTGGAAGTGTCTGAAGTTAAATTCGACCGCAAAGTGCTGAACCAAAAGCTACGTGATCTATTCACTGGCGATAAAGGTGTTGACCTTGCGAATGTTGACACTAAAGCTCTTGCTGTTGGTGGTACTGGCGGTGAAGCCCTAGCTATCGATGAAGAACTAGGTCGTCGCGTTATCGAGCGTTCTCGTGAAAACGTTGCAATCCTTGGTCTAATCGGTTCTAAGTCTGTAAGTTCTGTTAACTATCGTGAGATGGTTCTTCGTAACTATCCTGGTACTGCTAAAGGTATCGAGAACGTTGCTGGTACTGACTGGAATGCGACAGCGACACAGACTTACGAACAGGTTGTGATGCAAGTTGCTAAGCAATACGCGAAGCCACAAATCACACACGAAGCTGCACGTGACCCACACATCGACCTAATGGCGCATCTTGAAACACTACTAGCTGAAGAAATGTCTCGTTACTGGGCTCTTCAAGTTCTATTCGGTGATGGTCGCCCTGATAACCTTCGCGGTATCCTATCAAGCAAACGCGCATCACTTGGTGCTGGCTCAGAATCTCGTAAAGATGCTGCTGAGCGTGACTTCGACTTCTACAAAGTTGTACCATCAACTGAAGCCGCTAAACTTGGTTCTGATCATGAAGAGATCATCGACAACATGATTGATCTGACTATCGAAGTTCCAACTCAGTACCTATCTAATTCATCTTACACGATGAACCGTCGTACTCTGGGTGTTCTTCGTAAGATCAAACAATCTACGGATGGTACTGATCTTCGTCCTCTGATCCAATTCGAAGCTGGTAACTTTACTCTTGTTGGCTATGGTGTTAACATCGAAGACTACATGCCTGATGTTGCGACTGACTCAATGCCGATCATCTTTGGTGATCTTTCTCGCGCATTCGTTCTTATCGACATCGATGACGAGTACCTAGTTGACCCATACACCACAGATGGTGTTGTTACGCTGAAGTCTACTTCTCGTAAAGGTGAAATTGTTCAGAACAACGATGCTATCGTTATTCTGTCGTGTGAAGCAGCATAATCTCACTTCATAGTGAAACACGGGAGACCTCGGTCTCCCATTTTTAATCTAACATTCTCGGAGAATGAAAATGTCTAAAACATATGAAGGTACAAATCCGGCTGTCGATCACACGAACGCGGCAACGGTTCCGGCTGGTGTTACTATAGCAGAAAACATTGACTTTGACGGTCAAGCTCGCGGCATTGATGAAATTGCTGTGCAACTTGACGCCATTTTCGATCATGCTGTAGCTGGCACTATGACAGTCGAACACAAAGCTCAATACGCTAATCTGATGCGTCAACTTGGTACAGTTCTACAGAACACTTCAATTGAAGGTTTACGTGGCAAAGCGACTGGCGCGACTCCAGCAGCAGGTTCACTATCCGAATCTCTTGCTGTGATCTTTGCTCTGTAATTGAGTTTCCTGATTACAAAAAATGAAGCCCACTGGTCGCTTAGAGCACTAGTGGGCTTTTTTGTTTAGGGGGTTCTGATGAGAACAAAAATAATTTCTGTGGATATGTCGGAAGACATAGTAGGCACAGATGAAGCTATGCAGTCATTCTCGAATTGAGGATGACTACGACATTGAGCTTGTTCAAATCCAAGTTGCTGCTGCGACTGATCTGGTTTCAAAATGGTTGAATCGGAAGTTGTTCCCTACTGATATGGTGGGTTCTATACCAACATACCGCAAGAAGATTAATCTTCCTTATCCTCCAATACATTCCGTTTCGAAGGTCACTATTGAGGATGACGATGGGAATGAGATGACACTCACAGAAGGCGTTGATTATGTATTCGACGACATCAGTGAACAAGTTATTTTCCGAGTGATTCCCCCACAGAATACCCGCAATAACGTCAAGGTGCATTTCTCATGCGGCTACCAAACCGCTGAAGAAGTTCCTCAAGCTATTAGGCATGCTATCAAACAGACATTCGCCACATTGTACGAGAATCGTGAAGATACCGTTATTGGTGCGTCTGTGAATGAAGTGCCACTCAAGACTCAACGTCTGATTGGTGCGTATCGTATTAAGGCGATCTCATAATGGCTGTTCGTGCAGGGAGACTGCGCCATAGATTAGAATTGTGGAAGTTGGCTGGGACAAAAGATAAGTTCGGCTCAATCACCAATGAGAAGGTGCGGGTTGGTACATATTGGTGTAACATTGAAAACACCAAGAATGAGACTGTTGGGACTGACGTAAGGCAGAACCAGAATAGTATCTCATTCATAACCAGATACAATCGAACATTGGAAACTCCGGACAATAACATGTACGTGGTATTCAAGGGCGTTGAGTATGACATTAATAGTGTCCTCAATCCAAGATTCTTGAATGAGCGTTTGGTTATAGAATGTGTAGCTAGAGGTAACTGATATGCCTTTTGAAGTCACGACGTCAGCGATTGGAATCAAAGATACGAACAAAGCCCTAGAGAACATGGCTGATGAACGCGGAAAGAAATGGAAGCGTGATGCATTCATGAAATCAGGTTTCGAATCATTCCAACACGCAGTTCGAAAATCGCGCGCTAATGCCCCTGTTGGTGAAACTGGCCTCACTAAGAGAAGCATCACATCAACGCGTGGGTATTATAACAAAAGAATTCGAACAACATCTTCTGGAAAGATAACCAAGCGCACAAGGAATGAATATTCAATTTCCACAACCCTTAAGAATTCTTTTAATGCGAAAGCGCCTAAGAATCGAAAGGGGCAAGCGGTCAGATATCCATTCATGAATGAAGTTGGCGTTCCGGCTCAAACGTATACCCGTATATCCAAAAACGGAATGCTTCATTCAGTTACCCGAAAAGCTTCCCGAAACCCTTTGTTATTTCAACATAGGGCGTTGGGCACAACAGCAAATAAAGTAGTTAGTACTTGGAATCGAAAGTTCTCATTCTACCTAGATTTATATGCAAAATCGACCTATGCTACTTTGAGGGGTGCACACAGTGCATTCATTCGAACTGGTGGTGTTGGTTCTAAATGGAAATAGACATATGGCATTGACATTGATACATGATAAGTTTAAAGTGCTTATTGATGGAATTACGGGAGGTGATGCATATCCTGTATTCATCCCTGAAGAAGCTTCATTTCCGGCATATATGTACTCGTTGGAAACGCTATCCCGCGATATCGAGAGTAACCTTCGTGATACCACAGTATCAGCTCACGTTTTTGGTGTACATGTTGTCGATAAGACATTCGCTGGTTGTCATGACCGAACGCAAAAACTTTTAGACGGCTTGGATCAGTACACTGAAGGATCTTCTGGATCTCTTTTGCTGGTTCTTGTTGAGGATGCTCAAGACGGGTTTGACCCTGATCTTGATGCATACACAAAGACACTCGTAGTTTCAGTACGAGTCAAGGAGATTTAAAATGGCTTTAAAAGACATTTCTCTCGCAAACTTTACCACAGTATCATTCTTCGATCATGACGTTGGTAGTGGTGAGTTTGTTGAGATAGCAGAAGTGCAATCATTGACGCATCCCACGGATGAGCGAACAATTATTGAAGTTCCCGAGTTTGGAACTGATTATCCAACCAAGCGTGTTGGTTCGAGTTCAACGGGTAATGCTGAGGTTGTTGTTAACTTCAACCCTGCTGAACCGTCACATATTCGCATGCTCGAAATTTATGAGAAGCGTGCTCTTATGTTGTTCCGAATCACAATCAACAGTGATAACGCTGGAACTGACAGTTCATTTTTCGAATTCAATGGACAAGTGGCATCGAAAACATCTTCAGGTGAATTTGACGCGATGACTACATTGACATTCTCAATCACAGTTGATGGAAAATTGGGTGAGTGGGATACTCCACTTTCAACCCCTGCTCCAGATCCTGAACTTCCTGACGAAAATGCTCCATAAGGGGGAAAATGATGGCAGGTTTAACTGACATTTCTATTGGTAACTTTACCAAGGTGTATTACAACACCGGAACAACAGCATCTCCTACATGGGTTGAGATTGAGCGCATTCAAAGCCTAACGCATCCAACAGATGAAAAGAATATCGTGGAAGTTCCTCGATACGGTAGTATCTACCCTACCAAATTGGCTGGTTCTGCCTCAACTGGTAATGCTGAGATTGTTGTTAACTTTAATCCTGATAATTCAACACATCAATACTTGCTTGCTTCATACAAAAATGGTAGTTCTGAAGAATTCAAGATTGAAGTGAATGAAGACATTGACGGTACAAACGGTTCATATTTCCGTTTCGCAGGTCAGGTTGCTTCTAAATCATCATCAGGTGAATTTGATTCCATTACCACAATGACATTCTCATTATCTGTGAATGGCGCTATTGGTGATTGGACACCTAACGCTTAAACTTTGTACATTAACCCAACTTAACCGTTGGGTTATTTTCGATGAGGAAACCATCATGAGTGATATTCGTGACCGCCTTTTGGCAATCAAAGACAAAATTCATAAAGTGGAAGTTGGCGGTGTTGTCGTCTACTTTAAGCACCTAAAATCATCAAACGCATCAACCATCATGAAGATGAAGGGCACTGACAGTGACTCGTTAATCTTCACTATGTGCGCTTGTGAAGAATCTGGTGAACCATTATTCACATTGGAAGAGATTGACGTTGTCAAAGAACTTCCACAAAATATAGTCAAAGCTGTAGTTACAGGCGCAGTGATGGGCAATGAAAAAAAGCCGCTCGGAGCCTAATCGAAAACCCCGATAGGAAGTTTATGCTCCAGTTGGCAATAGCTTGGGGTCAACCCCTTGAGTATATTGAGAACTTACCCTTTGAGGTTCTATCGGAATTTAAAGCTCTCAATGCATGGAGTCCATTCACTCCTGAACGGCAAGCTCATCAGCTCGGTGCTATAGCATCAATGCTCTCACATAAGGTCTACAAGAAGGGAAAATCCGCTAGTGAACTTTTCACATATCTTCAAGATGGCGTTCCAAGCTTCATGGAAGATGAGAGGGTCTATAAGGCTCGTTCTCTAATTCGAAGTGCGGGTGACGCGCCAGCTCATATACGCGAACAACAATTAAAAACAATAAAGACCGCTATTGCAGAAGAATTGGAAATTGAGAATAACAGCGATGACCCAGACCTGTATGTAATTAGGCAATTGACTAAATTGATTAACTAGGAGATCAGAGATGTCCCAAAATCTATCACAGGTCAATATTGTCCTGAATGCCAATAGTGCTGAGTATGTGAGAAAACTGGCGCAGACTCAGAAGAAAACAAACACTGAACTGAAGAAGATGGAGAAGTCGTACAACAAACTTTCTTCAGCTATTAGTCCAGTGACATCCACAGCATTAGCTGCAGGTGCCGCATTACTCAGCGTGGCTGAAAATGCCAGACAAAATGCAGTTGAGTTGGAACGGAGCGCCTACGCTGCTGGTTTGACGGTTCCTGAATTTCAGGCAATGTCGCTCGCAGTTAAAACTGTTGGCATCAATACTGAGCAGTTGGGTTCGATTCTTGGTGACACCGAAGAGAAAGTTGCTGACTTCCTAACATCAGGTGGTGGTGGGTTTTTGGACTTTGTTGAGGTCATGGGTTTCACAAAAGAAGAAGCTCGTGAAGTTGCCAAAGAACTCCAAGGTCTTTCCGGACGAGACGTTTTAGTTGAGATGACTCGGCGAATGGAAGAGGCTGGCGTATCTGGTGAGAAAATGAATTTAGCCCTAGAGGGTATGGCTTCAGATTCCCGCCACCTAATTCCGCTATTACGAGATAATGGTAGAGAATTGGAAACCATGGAAAAGCGCATGGGGTCTTTGGCTACAACTCTTGAAGAAGAGACTGTTGATGAACTGAACAAACTGGCGACTGTTACGACCATTGTTGCTAATAACATGTCCAACACACTAGCTACCGCGCTTGTTTCTGTTTCAGATTACTTGCTTGAAGCTGGTGAGAATGCTGCATTCTTTTGGGCTAGTCTACAGACAGGAACTTCGCAACAAGTTCTTTCTGATATGGCAACTGTTTCTGACCAAATGAATGCAATCAAACGCGAGATTGGTGAACTTGAGGATGGTAATACATTTGCCAACTTCATAGGTCAGGGTGACGAACAGATAGAAAAGCGTTTGGACCGTCTTGCTGAACTTGAGGTTGAGTATAAGAAATTGTCCGACCAGTACAAGTCACTCCAAGGTCTGGAAGTTCCTGAGCTACCTAGTGGTACAATTGAGGTCGACACTGTCATCAATCCACCGGAGCCTAAAACTCAATTCGATAAAGACCTTGAGAAAAAGGCTGGTGATATATCTATGTCCAGCGGTTCATTACTTGGAGCGATCTCTCAAGAAGAAATCGAAGCCAGTAATAAACTCATGGAAGAAGAGATGAAGAAGTTGCAACAATACTCTTCTGACCTCAAAGATCTTTCTAATGAAAATGCGTTGAATCGAGCACTGATGGGTGGAAACCCTGATGAGATTCTTTCAGCGAAGAATGACCTTCTCAATAGCTCAATGCAACAAGAGATTGATTCTCTTGATAAGAGCCTGATGACCACTGAGCAGTATGAGGCTAATAAATCTGCCATTGAAGAGAAGTATCGCATACAACGTTCAGAACTGGCTCAAAGGGATAGTGATGAGCGTATGACGATCATGGAAGAAGAGATCCTGAAAATGGAACAATACTCTTCTGACCTTCAAGCGTTGACTCAGCAAAATGACCTTTCGCGTGCCATTATAGGTGGTAATCCTGAAGAGATTATTGCTGCCAAGGATGCTCTTCTTGAAACCTCAATGCAACAAGAGATTGATTCTCTTGACCAGAGACTGATGACTACTGAACAGTTTGAAGCCAATAAAGCTGCCATTGAAGATAAGTACCGTCTGGCGAAACAGCAAGCTGATAAAGATGCTGCTCAAAAGAAACATGATTTGGACAAAGCTTATCAGGACATGGAACTCACGGTTGCTAAGACTACCGTTGATAGTCTGGGGCAGATCAATAGCATCATGGGTGAAGATAACCAAGTTCTCAATGCTGCTTTATTCGCGGCACAACAAGTTCTGGCAATCGCTCAGGTTACTATAGATACACAACGCGCTAGTATGGCGGCATTGGCCATTGACCCGACGGGTTTACTTTCAGCCAAAGCAGAGATGCAAGGTTCTATTGCGTTGGGTATAATTGGTGCGACATCTGTTGCTAAAGCAGCATCAGGTCAATTCCACGGTGGTATTGATGAACTTCCACAATCAATGGACAACAAATCATTTATGTTGAAAGCTGGTGAGCGTGTTGTTCAACCAAAAGCCAATGAAGAGTTGACTGAGTTCTTAGGTGCGCAGAAAGAGAATGGCTACCAGTCTGGTGGTCAACAAGTCATAAACGCACCACTGACCATTAATGGTTCAGTTACAGACGAAGCTTGGTTCAACAAAAAGCTTGTACAGCACCGCAACACAATAGCGGCTTCTGTTAAGAAAGTTGAGAAAGAGCGACCAAATAAATCTAGACGATAATATCTCCAAAGGAGGAGACTATGGCTGATAATACACTTCCAGACAATCTGGTTTTCTCCGATGTTGTTTTGGACATTTTTATTCCGACTTTCACATCAGAAAGTTTGAGTCTGAAGAAAAGCAGTAAGCACCGTGGATTGCACAAATTGTCGGGATCAATCGATGTTACGATAGGCGGCTTAGACGAACAGCGAGCGTACATTGCATTCATCAATAAATGTCGTGGACAAAGCGCAACGTTCGAACTTGATTTGCCGTTACACTTTAGTAACGATGGTATTGTCGGTGTCGTCCAAACAACAGCATCATCGGGAGTTGGTGCTGTTGAACTTCAATTGGGTGCAACATTTTCCGGCTTTATACGAGCGGGTTCCATGTTCACTATTCTGAACGACGATAAGACGTATGTTGTGGAAGAAGATGTTTTGGCTGGTGGAATAATGAAGTTCTTCCCTGCCATGCGCCTAGCTCATCCAACTGGCACTGTTATCGAGGTTCGTGAACCTAAGATAACCGCGCGATTCGATGTTGATAAGCAATCTTTGAGCTTCACAGATCAGGGACAAATTGTCACTCATACCATCAAATGGGAGGAAGCGTTGAAATGATAGAATATCTAAACACGCAAATTACCATCGGAACTGACGGTGGTGTGAACTTCGGATATGACAGTTTAGAGCCATATGGTAACATTACTGATGCGACATTTGGGCAATCTACCGTCACTCGAATCATAAATACTGTCGATGGTGTTTGGCAATTGTATCTGACTGACAATCAATATGCCGGAACATTACCTGACCGATTGACCCTCACTGTCAACAGGAATAATAAAATTGTTGTTACGCGAACCAGTAATGCGGTTTGGCAATCTTCAGACCCAGATACTACACTTGTGGGACTTGGTTTCGGTGCGACAGCACAAATAGCCGTTCATGTTGATGCCATCAATATTGTTATGATTGACCTAGACCTTACCAGAAATGGTGGACGGGTATTTAGGCTCGCGTCTTCAGCTCATGACGTGCAATGGAATGGTTACACATACCAAGCTGTGGGTGACCTTCTTGATGTTGAAGGTTTAGACGAAACTGCTGATCTGACATCAATTGGTACCACTATAGGCTTGAATGGTGTTGATCCGGCATATCGTGCTGAGATTGATTCCAATGCGTTTCTTCGTGCGCCAATTGACATCATGATAGGTACATTGCCTGAAGGTGGTGACCAAGTTCTTGATTCACAATATTGGCATCGCGGAACATGTGATACGCCAAACACTGTAATTGACTATTCGTCAGACCCAGCAACTATGAGAATTGAGGTATCCACTCAATCAATATTCGGGAACTTGGATAAGGTTCCGGATCTATGTAGAACATCTCAAGGCTCGCATTCTTCGAGACATCCTGGAGATTTATTCTTTTCGAAAGTTGCGTCAATTTCTCAAGAAGAAGTTTGGAGGACATGATGGATAAGAAACAAATATTCGACCACCTTCGACCTTTACTTGGGCAGAAATTGGAGTATGGGGTTAACGATTGTAACCTAGTATTCTTAGAACTATTCTACCCAGAAATGGCCGATGCAATTCGGGGTAGATACAAAACTGAGCGTGGTGGTTTTTCCGTAGCCAAGAGAGAATTTGGGTACGCGAACGTCGGTCAATTATTAGACGACTATGATGAATGGGAAGAAATTGATAATTCCTTCGCTTCATTTGGTGACGTGTTGTTCAGAATAAAATCTGTGTCTATATGTCTTGGTGATAAGACATTCAGCTTTGATGCTGATGGCTTCAAACTTATATCGACTAATCGTTTGGTTGGTACATTATATAGAAAGGTGAAGTGATGGAAGCAGGTACTATTGCTCTGATATCATTAGTGCTGTCCGCAGCTAGTGCTATCTATGCCATGACCCTAAATCTTGACACTGATGATCAGGATGATAACGGTTCCACGATAAATAAATCGGGAACATCTGCGAGTCGCAATCCAGTCTATGGTACTTGTCGAACTGGTGCTGTTCCCGTTTACAATAATGTTTCTGACGCAAGTCAGTCACAGCTTCTTAATGTGTTCGCTTGTGGTATTGGTGTTACACATGTTAAACAGATTTATATTGATGATGTGCAAGTGCTTACTGATGATGGTATGTACCGAGAATCTGGCACAAACATCAACCAACTCCGCTTCAGCGGATCAAGCCTAGCTAACGGCTTCGAGAAACAGTGTGAAGTGCAAATTCGCGCTGGGTTGGATACTGGTATTCCATTGGGTCTTGCTGTAGAATTTGGTGATGGCGAGTTCACTACGGACTTTCGCGGTGACCGAGTTTGTGCTATGGCCATAAAGTCCCAACGTATCATAGATGATCAAGGCATTCGTATAATGTCTGATAATTTCGAGGTTAATCTCCTTGTTGATGGTTTACCCCTATATGATCCTCGCTTCAACACAGAACCATCAGAGAAACAGTTTGAGCATGGTAATTCAGTTCCTGCAGGGAACCGTGAGTGTGGTCGAAATCCCGCTCTTGCTGCATTGGACTACCTTACTGATGACTACTATGGTATGGCTATCCCGTTCGAATACATTAATGTTGAATCGTTCGGTGAATGTGCTAACTGGTGTGACTCTAATGGATTCCGTATCGACGGTCAGATTGATAGCTCTGGTGCATTCTCTAAAGCCCTGAAGGGTATTGTTGATTGTGCTGGTCTAATCTTAACCATTGAGAATGGTCAAATACACTGTCACTATGAAGATGCTGTTTTGGCTCCTAGTGCTAGCTTTGACCACGATAACATCATTAACGGTAGCCTTAGTGTCGAAGAAGCTAACTCAAGCTCATACTACAATGTGATTGAGGTTGAGTACAAGAACAGTGAATTGAATGATGATCAGGACGTGTATACGATTCCTGCTAACACTCAAACTGACCCAACAATCGCAAATGATGGGTTCATCAATTCGAGTACCTTATCTCTACCATTCGTTCGTATGTCCGGTTCAGAATCCAATAGTATAGATTCGCAGGTCAAGAAGTTGGCCAACCGAGAGTTAAAGCGAGGGCAGTTCTTACGGAAAGTTTCATTCGATACCGACCTGTGGGAAAATCCGGTTCAGATTTATGACGTCATTGCAGTTTCAGATGAGAATCTGGGATGGGGTCCAACTGAGACGAACCCTTCTAATCCTCCTAAGTTGTTTCGAATTACAGACATCAATAAGTCTTTGTCAGATGAACAGGGTATATCTATCGCAACTCTTTCTTGTGTTGAGTATGATGATAGTGTGTACTCGGGTACTATTGATGGTACTGACCCAAGTAAACCAGTTCCGAAACCGAACATAAGTGCACCTGTAGGGTTGAGCTTTGATCTGTATGATTATGTTACTGACGGGTATGGTACGTTTTCTTGGAAACGAACTTGGTTCGAGACTGAGTGTGATTACATTGTCGATTACAAGCGCACCAATGATGTTGGTTGGACTCGTTTGGGTAGAACCAAAGACACTGAGTGGAAGGTTAGTAGACTCCAGCCTGATAGTTATGACTTCAGAGTTGCGACAAATTCTAATTTATATGGCACTAGTGACTTCAACGCATTGACTGGAATTGTGATATCTCCATTAGGTACATTGCCTGATGTGACTGGCGCAACTGCTGAATTCTCTGGTGTGAACTGTGAGTTATTCTGGGATGATATGTTAGGTGAGCCTGTTACTGGTTATCCTGATAGTCCTGAATCTGGTAAGCGTGTCGTTGGTGACATATTCAGTCATTATCGCGTTAGTATCTTTGATGATGGTAATGACCTTCTCAGAGTAATCCAAGCTTCGACGAATGAGTATCTGTATACATACCAACAGAACATTGTTGATGGTACTAACCGTACTATCCGCGCTGAGATTGAGATTGTGTCATTGGACGGCACATCTAGTTTAGTGGACCCGACAACAAGTGCGGTAACAGTGACAAACCCGCAGTGCGTTCAGCCCACTATTAGGTATGAGAACACTGCATTAAGTACGACTGTTATTGAGTGGGATCCGCCACCGGAATTAAATGATGATTACCGCATCACCAAAATCTATTCCAGTACGGATTCAGGATTTACGCCTATTGATGCGCCACCTCCAACGGGTAATCTTATTGCTGAGCAGGTTGGTACAGTCTTCACTCGAGTGTGGGATGACGAAGATAATCACTATATTCGTTTAGCGCACGTTGACGTATTCGACAATTCAAATCAAAAATATACTGGTGAGATTCTAGCGAAACCTAGCCAAATAGAATTGCCGATAGATAATCGGTTTGCTGAGATACGAAATCCTGATGGAGCGCAAGGTCCAGAACAGGTATTGAAAGCTGCTGATGGGTCATTCGTTTCTGCCATTGGTTTGTTTGCTGATGAAGAAACTGAAGACACCACAGTATTGATAGCTGCAGAGAAAGTTCTATTCGGTGTTGGTGGTCGTCCGTATTGGAGTTCTAGTGAGAGCTATAGTGTTGGTGACCGTGTCTTATTCGTTTGGGGTTCTGATCCAATTACTGATACTGGTTATTTCGAAGCTTTGAAAGCCAGCGTCAATGCACCACCAACCCTCAACGGTAATGCCAATTGGAGAATGTATCAATCTAATGTGAACCAATCAGTGTTTGCTGTTCAGGATGATGGTAGGGTTCTGATTCGTAATGCTGTCATTGAAGACCTCAATGGTGGTAAGATTACAGTCGGAACTTTGCACGGTGATAGAATAATCGCCAACACCATTCAGGGCAATCAGATAAGCTCGGCAACAACCATCATTGCTGGTTCTGGGTCATCTCAAGCTGGTATGAATGGTGATGATGTCACTAATGCCGCTTATTCTGGATGGAGATTCTGGGCTGGTAGTTCTACTCCAAGCGCAGCTCCATTCAGGGTGACATATTCTGGTGCCACCTATATGACTAATGCTACAATCACTGGTGGTTCTCTGAACGTTAATGGTAAATTCATTGTTCAATCTAACGGAACAACTACAATAAAATCCGCATCTTCTGGATCACGTCTCGTAATGAGTGGTGATCGTTTGGAAGTCTATGAGGGTTCCACATTAAGAGTTAGAATTGGGAGATTATAATGGCTGCTTACGGTATGAATCTATACTTTAGCGGGTATCCTGTCATAAACTTGGAGGGGTGGTTAGCAATCATGCCCATTGGTGCAAGAGCGCATTCAACGGGCACTTCAGCGAACACCCCTAGTCGAGTTAGTTACTCAATGGGTTACTCAATCCCATATAAGTCTGGAGCCTCCGTAACAGTATCAGGTGGCGCCAGACATAATAAAGGTTTGACATCGGATACACGTGTGGCTGCAGTCACAGATACAACCGTGGGTGCTTCTTCGGCCACCATAACATATCAACCTCAAGGTTCACCAACTTCAGAAAATGCTTGGACTGGATGTGTGGCATATGCTACTGCTGATCAGCGTTATCTCAGCGATACTTCTGGGTATGGCATATTCACTAACAATAATGGCGTTAGTACGGTTCTGAATAATCAAACTCCGCCAATGATAGTTAGACAGAGATATGAGCAAGATGTTAGTGCAAACTATTCAGGAGTGGTTGTATTTTCGCCGCCTGAGTTGAATAAAAATTTACAGACTAACTTTGCTACTACAGTTTATGTTGGATGTAGAAATAATGAAGCTGCTTGTCATGCATACCTGTACCCGAAAGATGGTGAATCATTTTCTTCTGGTGCTGATGTGCATGTTAGATTTTTCAGTAAGGATGCTTCGCACGGTTCCCGAATCTTCAACTATGGTGGTAATGCTGCAACGAGAGTTTATTGTCTCGTGGCTGACAATAATAATGCTTCTGCCCCATCTGGGTATGGTGTGGCCATTTATAATTCATCTGGTGCATTGACCATGTCAGAAAACGCAGTTCCTGTGTTATGTAAGGGCGTTGTCAACAGCTTCAAAATGTCATACAATTACAATGGTACCACAACTTTCCCATTCTCCACACAATCTGTTTCTGGTTTAAGTGGGAACTTGACATCTTCCGACACATTCCTATTTCAAGTACATCCCAATCAACGTGGTGGGTACATGTACGTTGACAATATGGGTGGTTTCGCCCCAACTGCTGATGTTGGTCCAATGATCTCATATGTTAGTGGTGGTAGTGTCCGAACCTCCATGATAGTCACATCAAGGGGCAATATAGTCAACGCTGGATCCTTGGGGTGGAGGCATTACCATGTTGATACGCCCTTTCTATCACAATCAATACCGCTTCTAGTGGTTAGAGGTGAAGACTACTTCACTTCACTGTAAAACAATAAACTTTTGGCTCCGAGAGGGTTGCCAATTGGAACTAGGGGTAAGTTTACCGCTTACTCCATAACTAGCCTGATTGGCATATAAATTTAACTAAAACCCCTATTCTGAGCAACAGGGATTTACCCAACAAAAGGAAAAGCTATGGCTATTCAAACTGAGAGTTTCCCAATTACCGTTAGACGTGGTGATACGACACTATTCCGTTGGTGTCTTGAATATGTTGATCCTGTTACTGGTGTCGTCATCGGTCCAGTCGACATGTCTGGTTGGGTCATTCGTGCTGCCGCAAAGTATGATCAAGCGAGCGTGGTATACAACTTCCCAATCGACTCAACACCTGTAAATGGTATTTTTGAAACATACATTAATGAAGCTGATTCTAAGAAGCTTCTTGAGACTGACTCTTCAGTCGGTCTAACAGCAAAATATGAAATTGAATTCACAATCCCGAACGGTGCGCGTGAAGAAGTTGCAACAGTCATAAATGCACCATTTGTGGTAATCCCTGATCTTGTTGGTGATGATCTTGGTGGTGACGGTGGTGATCCAGGAACGACATTGTCGTCAGCTTCATCACCATTCGGTGTGCAGAGCGTTAACCGTTCTTCTTCTACGCAAGTTACCGATTTGGGTAACGGGACACTATTCCGCGTCAACACTGATCCAATCGAAGGTCTACCGACAGGCATCACTCCAGAGTCTGGAGAGTATGATGTACGAATCACATTCAGTGAGTCTAATCCTGGATACAATTCAGAGATTACATCTATTGGTACATGGGAAGGTATCATCTTCAATACGACTCAACGTCTTGATGATCTTGTTGATACCCCTAATACAAAAGTTGACCGCGCATTCTTGGTATCAAATACAACACAGAGCACTGAGTGGGTTAAGCCTACTGTGACTGCGTTGGATGGTATTAAGATCGTTGATGAGGAATTGATTGATTCACCGAAGGTTGGTCTATCGATTACCAGTATCGCTCAGGAATCGCAAGCTGCATCAACAACAGACATGATCGCTATCGAAATTCCTGGAGTGGGTGTCCGTAAGATTAGCGTTCAGAAATTCAACGCTAGTGTGGCAGCATACCGTCCTCGTGGCTCAATCGCTTTGGACAACTTCAGTAGCGGTGGTACAGTCACTGATGATTACGATGGTGTTGTGGTTGTTAATGCTACTACCGCTCCACCTACAGCGTCAAATGGCGCGTCATACGTGTCAACTCGTGATGCTGAATCGAACAGTATTGATGGCACTGAGACCAACTATAAAGTTGGTGATATTCTGATTTGGGATGGCGATAGCTGGGTTCGAGCTACTAGTGGTGTTGAATCTTGGCAAGGTAAGCAGGGTGAAGTTAAAGTTGAGCTTGGTGATTTGAGTTCTTCAATAATCCATGTGGGTTCTAATGTGGGTAAGTCTGTTGAGACTGAGCAGAATGAGCAGAATGCTAGACTCTCACAAAATGAGACTGATATCCAAACCATCAATACCCGTTCTCTTGAGAATAGTGCTAAGATTGATGCTATCGAAATGGCACCAGTGTTCCCGCAGTCTTATGACTTCGAAGCTGATAAAGAAATTCGTAAACGTGCACTTTCTGGTTCAGGCTTTATTGAATGGGGTAAACACCCAACAAACTTATCATCGTTCGAAATGCCTATCAATGAGGGGATGTTCACATCAGGTTCCATTGATAACTCACGAAAGGGTTTATTGACCATCGGTGCCAGTAATTCAGCCCTTTCTCTGGAGGGTTCGTCCCGTTCAGATTATGCGGTTCTTAATTCTGAGGGTGTTGAGTATTTCCTTTCTGATTTTGAAGATGATAGTTATGGCATTCAAGCCCCATTCCCTGATTCGCCAGACGGTTCTAAGATTTTTGATAATATTAGTGGTGAAGTGCGCAAGTATAATAGTAATCCAGGAATTGGTACTGAGTATGAAGCATATACCATCAACTTTGACGGTAATACGTGGTTGGATCTGTCAGAAAATCGATACATGTTACCTGTTGGGTCAACTGTCGAATTCAAATTTATCTGGACCGAAGTTGGCGGTTCTAATCGTCTAATGTTTGAATCATATCTACAAAAATCTAGAGTTTTTGTTGATGGCGTTACTAAGAATTTGGCTATTACTGGATTCAACAACCCAACCATCAATGGAGCTGGAGTGACATCTCAGACATTTACTATCGAAGATGGTGTAGAGTATCACTTCAGTGGAACTGTAGTGGCTGATACCTCAACTGATAGGGTGGGTATAAGTAGCACTGGATCTGCTGCATTTTTGGGTAATATTTGGGACATTAAGCTTGCTTCTAGTGAAGATGGTGTTGACCCTATTGAATTCAATACAGTGAAACACCAACCCAAAGCTGATAATGTGCCGTCATTCCCTACCGTTGGTGGTGACGTTAACCCTAACTATGTAACTGGATACTATGTTGACTATGATGATGATGGTGTTGTTAAAATACCAACCTTCCCTCTTTCAGATAAGTTGACATTGACAGTTTCATTCAGAGCTGACGACGTATCTAGAACTATGTGGTTTGGTACTGATTCTGTCTCTGGTGGTCGATTATACTTCAACAATGATGTGACTCAAAATCAATTTGACATCAGTATTGGTTCATCAGCAAATACTTTAGTCTTTGACAGAATTGATGTTGGTAAAGTTTACACTGCTGTTGTTGAGTTGGTCAAGGGTAGTGATGGTAAATATTCTGCGACTGCTAACATGGACGGTCAAACAAGAACATCTTACCCTGAAACATATACCGTTGATGAAATCGATGATTTCTGGTTAGGTGGTATGGGTAATGATGGTAACCCATCAGATAGATGGAATGGTGACATCTTCGATCTCAGAATCGAATATCCTGATGCTCCTGATATGAATCGCTATTATAGTGGTTTTGAAAGCGTGAATCCGCAAGATCGTTTAACCGTTACTGATAATGATGGTTTCGGTGAGAATGATTGGTCTCCATCATTTTCAGAACATAGCACATCTAGATATGTGGAGATACCTGAATGGAGACCATCTGAGTATGGTGAACATTCAATTGAGTGTATGTTTAGAATGCCTGCACTTCCGCAATCTGGTAAGCATTACAAGTTAATTTCTGACCGCACCCCTGAAGGGGCAGCAGCTGCTGGTTTATATCTTTCTGTGGATGCTGCTGGTAGGCTTAATTGTAACTGGTTTTCAGCCCTTGATTTCGACACACTGGAAATTAACAAGACGTACCATTTGAAATATGTCCAATACGCATATAGCGGTAGTCGAAAGGGGCAATTATTCGTTAATGGTGTGTCTGTGAGCGATAAGATGGATGTGGATGCTCCTATTACTGTTGTGCGTAGTATTGGTGCTGGTGGCTATGGACACGGCTTAAATGGTGCAGTTTGGGATGTTCGATTGATTGACAATAGCATGCCAAACAACGACCGTCATTATCCAATGACAGTGAACAGCGTTTCTAGACCAACTACCAAAACTGTTGTTGATGCTGGTTTCGATAAGGATACTGCGCCATTCTATAGTCCTGATTGGGGTACTTCATTCAATACTAGAGTCGCTGCCATCCCTGAATGGGTAGCATCTTCTGATTCAGTGATAAGATTCAAGACTATAGTTGATGCGGTTGCCGCTGATGGTTCAGACTATATGCACTGGTGTGGCGCTGATGGTTCTAATGCTGATAGTTCGGTGTATGTTAGAGTCGTTGATGGTACTGAGTACAAATTCTTCTTTTCGGGAACTACCAAAAATTGTGAGATTAATGGTGTTGCTGTTCAGTCCGGTATTGTGTATAATTATCTCGGGCAAGAAGTTGAGATAACAATATACCCAGAAGAGGGTAAGAAGGTTCAGCACATAGGCGCTAGATCATCATCAGGCTATGGTTCTATAAATGGGCGAATTTGGGATTTTGAGTTGATAGATAATGTTGACCCAACTAACTCACGTTTCTACCCTATTGTTGAGGAACGTAAAGATGTTATCTATGAGTTGAATGGTACTGACCTTTTGGCTCAGGGATGGATGAGCTCAACTGCCAATTCAACTTTCGTGGACAATGTGTGGACACTGACTGACGGTGCCACTTCCACAAATGGTATTGCAACTGCGGCAGCTCCTAGCATGGAGGATGGTAAAACTTACATTCTTGAGTATGATTTTGTGGCTCAAACCAATGACGCTAGTACCATTCAGTTGAGAAATAGTGTTGGCACTTCGGGTGGTGCAGAACCATTTACAGTTCTTGGCACTTTTAGTGGGACGCATCGATACACCGGAACGTGGGAATTCACTACCGATGACAATGGTGGCTTCCGTGGCATTTACATTCGATGCCTATCGGTTGATTCTGGAGATTCATTAACGATTGAGAAGTTTACCATTCGTGATGCTGAAAGTGTCACAAGTGGTACTGTGATGGCGGAAACGCTAAGAACTGACTTCACTGAAAATCAGGATTTCACAGTAACAAGTTATTGGAACTACATTAATGGAAGTTCTGCCATAATCCGCAATAATGGTTACGTTGAGTTTGATGGATCATTGGATGACTGTCGCATAGGACGAGACTTACCAACAATTGAGGTTGAAGAAGTTGAGTTTTCTTTCGAGATTTATGATTATGTTGCTGGTAGTTGTACACTTTACTATTATGGACCAGAAAGTGAAAATGATGATGGACCAACAACCACAGTTACTGGTAATGGTGTTTACACTGGCACAATCAAATGTGATAAATCATATGGTTACTCTGGTCGTATTATGATTAGGGGGCGAGATGTATCATCTCAATTCCCTGAGTTCAAGATACGTAATGTCTCTGTAATTCCTGTTAGAGACGGTACTTTAACCAACTTCCCTGAAGGATCTGAGTGGGCTATTGCGGGCGTTTCAGGTAAAACTGATGGAACCCTTGGTGGTGGTTTCCCTGAAGGATCTGAGTGGAGTCAAGCACAATTACCTAATACTGATGGTATCATGGAAAATTTCTCCACCACTTGGAAGTACAATTCTGGTGTGTATGAAGCTGAGGTTAATGGTAACGCCACAGGTGTTGATATGTTGTTGACTGCGCCTCAGAAAGCTTTCTTGGCTGTTGATGATGATCCAAAATTCAGCGTTATCGTTGATCGCAAGGACTTTGTGTTCATTGAAACATGGCGTGAGGATTTGGCGTTACATGATCTGGTTGCTCCTAATGGATGCGTTCAGTATCAAAAATCAACTCATGATGGTGTTTCGCTTTCATTGATCGACCCATTAAAGCAGGGTTATTCTGCATATGGTGAGTGGGATAATGTTACACGCGGCTACTTTGCCACATGGTCAACTATGACTAATGCAGAGAAGTTGAAGTGGTCAGAAAATCCTGCAAACAATATCCACTATTCTGCTGATGATGGGAAATTCTACCAAGAGAAGTTTCGCGTTTGTGTTGCTGAGGGCGTTGGTAATGGTTGGCGAGTTTCGCACGGAGATACTTTCTGGAGAAATTACACCAGCTTGATCTACGTCAGTGATCTTGATAGAACCATGGTATTGCCGATACAAGGTGCAACAACAACACCTTACGGTTTGACGACTGGTGAATCCGCTTATCGAACTCCTGGATACGCTAACCGTGCTGTGGTTAAGTATTTGGCAAATTATGATGTCGCGTCAGCAAGAGTGTTCAATAACATAGAATATGATTCTAGTATTTCAGCTACTGGATATGCTAACTGTATTCCTGTTGCTCTTGTTCAGCGCATGAACCAAGGTTCGTATGACCTCAGACTGAACCCATACGGTACTGCTACACCTACATGTCCACCAGAAATCCAATCATATATGGTTTGTAAGCAAATTGATGATGTTTTGCAAATTAATCAAACATCACTAAGTCAGTGCTTCGCTACTGGAAATAGATATGGTGTTGGTGGTTATATTGCTGGTAGATATGCTGATACTGGTGTGGTTGGTTCTGGTAGTTCTTTGAATGGCATTCGTGGTGGTGTTGAAAATACTTTCTGTGATTGTGTATATAACTGTCAGGTTGAAGACTTACGTTTGAATGCTAATAAGCAGAACAAGCAAGAGTTATTGACTGATGGTACGCGAAGAAGTGTTGCGGCTAAGACTCGTGGTCTTGGTAAGGTTCCGTACCTTCTAGCCTCGACTTTGGGCAGCTCAACTGGTAGAGAAGATGGCGTGTCATTCTATGGCGTGCAAGCGCGAATCCAGATCTATGGTAGATTGCCTGACGGTAGGTATGTTTCTGATGTCATTAGGGTTGGTGATGTAACCACATTCATCAATACCAATGATGGTACATCAACCACAATGGCATGTTCGAGCATCAATAAAAACGACAACTCTGCGTGGTTCTATTATGCTGACAGCTTTACCGAAAAGCCTAGTAATGATCCTGGATGGTTGAGCGGGACTGCTAATAATGACGCTAGTCATATGCGGTTCATGATCCATACTAGATTGTCTAGCGAGTTTGATTCTTTACCGTGGGTTGACATCATCGGTGATCCTGCTCGAATAGAGGCGACATTCCCTAATGGTGTTGTTGGACAGTACATCAACCAAATGCCAACTGGTTCAGAACTGGATTGGCCATTGAATGAGAAATGTTCATCATCAACTGCCGTATCAATCAACACTGTAAATGATGGTGTTGGGTGGATCACAACAGTTAGAACTGTTAATGGGATTAAGAACCAACTGGATGATGTGGCGTTCATAACTGACGCTGTCACGCTACTTCTGTACAACACAGAATCTGACTTCACGGCTCTTGATACCACTAATGATGTTGTTGGTGATTTGGGTGATGTGTTTTATTCTGATACGCATGCTGTTGCGTCCGGAAATCGTCTAATGTGCAGTCTTACTGGTGACATTGGTAAGCATGATGCGCACCCAATAATGGGCTATTCACGCATGACCAATTATGTGATGCGTCGCAATACACTGAGATCTGAAGATGTTTATGACCATACCCACGCTTCGATTGATTTGGAAGCGCCACATTATGGTTCTAATGCATTTAAGGCTCTCCCTCACTTAATTGAGAAGAATGGTCTACTGTACATTCAATGGCGCGCAACACAGTTGGTGTATGATGATGATTCATTCCTACCTTGGGGTGATGATAGCAGAATCACCATCGTTGACGGTGAGACAACCAAGACTGACCTTAATGGTCACACGGTTAAGGTTGTCACGCACACTGAGTTGAATCCAGTCGGCATCGCTAACAACAACGAAACACTCTAAAAATAAGGGGGTATCTCTATACCCCCAATTCCTTACTATGGAGAAACTGATGGACAAGATAATCACTTCTAGTGTGAGTGGGCGAGTCCCCACAACCACTAATTTGAGCACCCAACAGGTGGCGGTTAATACTGCTGATGGTGCAATTTATGCTAATGATGGTAATGGTAACATTATTCAATTAAACACCACCATTGATAGTGACCTAAACTTCAAGGGTGCTATAACAATAACATCAGAGACCACGCCCGAAGTTCCTGATGTTAACACACATAGACAGGGTGATTATTACGTTCTTTCCAATCCTGATAATTACTCAGATTGGAACGGGTACGGACAAATTTTTAACCAAGACATGTTAATGCATAATGGTACGACATGGCAAGTATCATCAAGTAAAGAAGCATTTGATGGAATCTACGTCAATATCGATGGTGACCAGATGAACGGTCCATTGACCTTGCCGTCGGGTACACCAACCAATGATAATCATGCCACGAATAAAAAGTTCGTCACTGACTTAGATGCCACTAGCGTTAAACTATCCGGAAATCAGAACGTTTCAGGTCGTAAACGCTTTACAACCACAGACTCTTTAAAAGTACCCGTTGGTGACACTTCAGAGCGCGGTACTGGTGAAATGGGTGCATTTCGCTTTAATTCTGACACTGGTGAAGCTGAGATGCACAACGGTGTTGAATGGGCTTCTGTTGGTGGTGGAGGTATTCCTGAATATGTCATCAAAACGATAGGTTCAACATATAGTCTAGATAGAAATGCTGGTGTTCTAGTTGACACCACTTCAACTGGCGGTGACGTCACAATCACATTACCTGATAATGGTGATGGTGTGATTGCTGGTGATTGGATATCTATTGGTATGTATACCACTGCTGATCACAATATCATCATCAAGTCTTCTGATCATAAAATTATGGGACTGTCTGAGGATTTCGTAATTAATGTTGACTACCAAGTACTGACATTCAGTTTTGTCGATACGGTTGTTGGGTGGAAAATAGTACAGGCTGTCGGTGAATCGGAATCGCCTCAAGCTGTTAAGACAGTTGTGAAAGGTACGTATGAAAAGGGGACTACCACATTCGATATTGTTTATGATGTTGGATATGTTGACGTGTTTGTCGGTGGCTTCAAGCTGGCCGACACAGAGTACACCGCGGATGATGGTGCGACTGTTGTTCTAAATAACGGTCTAATGGTGGAATCTTACGTCTATATCCAAGCATGGAACCACATGGGTGTTGAAGAGATTAACAGTGGCATGGTGTTATACGATGACACTAATTCTGATCTGAGTGTGGATACCGTTAAAGCCGCTCTAGATGTTGTGACCAAGAAGTCAGAGTTGTTGGATAAAGTGTTGACTGAATACGCTAACCCTAACCTAATTATTAATGGTGACATGGGTGTTTGGCAACGAAGTACAGACTTTACAGGCAAAAGTGGCTATCAATCAGTTGACCGTTGGAGACATACATCAAGCACTACCCGCGTTCAGCGATGGGACTACCCCACAGGTGCAATCCTAACAAAGTATGCTGCTTCAGTCTCCGGAACGGGAACGTACATCGGTATTGAGCAACGTATTGAGGAAGGGTACAAACTTATTGGTCAACAGATAACTTTTAGTTTCCAAGCAGACTTTGATAGTTCTGACGACCCTTATGTATTCTTACGTTTCCATAAAATCTCAGATGGTTCAGTTATTTCTACTGGAATATCTATCCCAATAGTTACAACGTCGGGATGGAATCGATACATCTACACTGTGGATTTAGATGATCTGACAGAAGATGTAGATGTAGATGCTGATGATGTTATGTTAAAGGTTCAGATAATAGGTAACGGCTCCAATACTGCAACATCAGAGTTCAGGATCACAGCGATTAAGTTGGAGTCTGGATCAGTAGCAACTCCTTTTGTGGCTGATGATCCACAAACTAACCTTGCTAAGTGTCAGCGATACTACTATAGGGACTCTTCAGTTAATGGTACTTATGCGCCAATCTGCCCAGTGATTAAGTTTGGTGCTAGTAGTTTGATGGGTACAATTCCCTTACCAGTTAGAATGCGCATTACACCTGAATTTGTAATCTCTGACGCTGGTCACTTTCGTCTGATCGATCAAAATGCTGCGGTGCTGACAGATGTTACTAAGTACACTTATCCGTCAAAAGACCGCATCGGCATAGTAGTCGCAGCGAGCGGATTAGCTTCAGGGGATGTGGCATCAATGTTTACATTTAATAGTACTGTTGGTTGGTACGAAGCGGACGCTGAACTTTAGTCACTGATTATTGTCTAAGAGGAAAATATAATGAGTAATACGGGTAACTTTTTTGGTGGGGGATCATACAATCCCGACATTGAACAGAACACAAAAGATATACAGAAAATTCCTGGAAAAAACCTGTTAATTAATGGTGACTTCTCGGTTTGGCAACGAGGAGCATCATTCACTGGTTATGTGTATGGGTCAGATAGATGGGTTGGTGGTACAAATGCGGTAACTTCCAAGCAGTGGTCTGAGGATTATGGAACAGTTTGTAGGGTACGTGCTACATCTAATCCTTCAGCTGCTGTACTCCAACAAGCTGTTGAGTTACTTAATACTGGTTTTGGTGTTGCTTATTCTCCATTCCAGAAAGAGACTACGTACACTATCACAGTCAGAGGTGATTCGGGTGGTGTTCTAGTTACGCCGAATGTTAGATGGGCTGAGGGTACTGCAACTGCTAGTGTTCCTGCATCGAGTTCCACTTTCACCCCCAAGGCACTTGTGAGTACAGGAACAACTTGGTCATTCACAATGAATAGCGATTTAGATTCTGCGACACACAAGTGTATGGTACTCTATTTTGCTTTGGGTACGATAAATCAGGATGTTGATTTCTACGATGTGAAGCTGGAACATGGTGATGTGGCTACACCTTTTGTGGCTGATGACCCTGCCACTAACCTTGCTAAGTGTCAGCGCTACTTCTTTACAACAAGAGGTAGAGGTAAGTCCGGTGTATTCGGGAATGGTACAATTTCTAGTACAGCATCAGGAACATTCCAAGTAGGTGTACCTTTGCCTACATGTATGCGAGTGACGAAGGCAACAGTATCCCTATCAGGGGATCATTCCATATATGGCGTTAGTAGCGCGGGTGGTACAATTACCGAAGAAGTTACTATGACGGATGGTGGCGCAGGTGCCGACATCGGTTTCGTGGATATCATACTTCAATCAGAAAGTGCCCCTACTAATATGCGCGGCTCGGTAGCTTTCCGTGGAATGACATCAGCTTCGTATATGGACGCGGATGCAGAACTTTAACGAGGGTAATACAAAATGGCAACAAATATTTTTGATAGATCGCAGTTGGATTCGCGTTCTAACCCAAATCTTCTGACTAATGGTGATTTCACGGTTTGGCAACGCGGAACAGTAAGCTCACACACCGGATTCGCTTTCGCATTAACTGCTGATAGATGGTTTACCTATGTTGGTGGTGGAACTATTACAGTGAGTGAGGGCTACGGTTACGGCTCAGGTGTACAGAAACAGGGATTCTTCATAGATTCGGATAATGGTGCCACTGATGTTCAGATAGGTCAGCGAATTGAATCATCCATGTTTTCTAGTAATGATTTTGGATACGGAGAACAATTCACATTCTCTATTTGGGTTTATGGGGAATCAGATGATAATGATCTGGGTTTCGTAGTCAGCGTGCCGGACACCGTTGATTCCTATACTTCTGCTACAACCAAAGTAGCTGAATATTTTGGTACGCCTAAAGCGAACGAATGGACTAAACTTACTATTACATTTCCATGGCACAAAGATTTCAATAGAGGTATGCAAATTGCTATAACGATTGCTGGCACTTTCCAGCAAGGTTTGACGTTCTCACGTGCCAAGCTGGAAACTGGACCAGTAGCCACTCCATTCATTCCGGATCATCCAGCAGTTAACCTTGCTAAGTGTCAGCGATACTACCAAGTATGGAAAAGTCTTGAAGTGGTGGGTATGGCAAACGTGTATACATCATCTAATCATGGTTTACACATAACGCCCATAGTAACAATGAGAACCACCCCTTTGGTTGATTTTAACCAACTCTACGTCCTCGCCCAAGGAGGGTCTGGTGATGTTGGGATAATCTCATCCAGTAACGTAATCATCAAACCTCACTCCGTGTATGCTACTTTAGGTACTGGTGCTATTTCTGGTGCTGTTGCGGGTATGGCGTTGTCTTGTCGCGTACAGGGTGGAGCCACTTTTTATCTAGACGCGGAAATTTTCTAAGCACAGAACTTTAAGGGATTACTATGTCAGTAAATAGATTCATAAAAGATTCTATGTATCTCGGCACCGATTACCATATCGACCTTTCCGAAGAGGTTAATGGAATTGAGCAGAGATTCCGTGATGTTGATGGGAACGCTCTTGCCACATTTTCTGGTGGTATTCGAGACGGTGATGCCCAATTCCAAGTTGACTTCACATTCACACTTCTCGATGACTTCACGGTTCGTTGTAGTTTTGACTCAACTGACACGATAAATACGTTTGTCGAATCAGGTAAAGAGTACGATTTCGGGGTAAGGGTTAATTACTCTGGGGATCACGAAGGAGGTAATGACTTCCTTTTGTTCCAAGGTAAATTGGAAATCAAGACAACACTATTCTAGGGAGCGTGGTATGAGAAAAACATCAATCACACGTGTGGAGCAAAACACTGTGGTCAGTACTACTAGCCAGCGCCTGACTAGAGTCAAGCATGGGCAGTACCAAGGGACTCCAGTTGTTAATGTTTCATACGATATCAATGGGCGCATGGTTGAGACTCTCACTAATGGCTCATCTAATACTATAACCAACCCCAATGAAGTTCCTCTGGGTGACAGAGATGTTGGGAAAGTCCTGATGATTAATAGGACTGGTGATATGACTTGGGTACAAACACCCCAACTCATAGGGTTTGCTACATTCAAACCTGAAACTAAAACCATTTCTGATCCTTCAGAATATTCGTACATTGGCACACAAAGTGGTGTTAGAGTTTCAAAGGACTCTACACAAGGGGCGTACAGACTCACTGTTGATGAGACGCAAATCTCGACCGATACACAAATCTCGGTTGATGGTGATCCGTACGGAAGTTCATCTGGGCAATATGAGTGGCGAATTGTAGAACATCTTGTTAAGCAGGGTGAGGTTGGCGATGTATGGTCAGCCCCTAAACGATGGTCATCAGACGGCAAATATGCAATTCTTGAACATGTGTCACTTAACTCTGACGGTTGCGTTCTTGAAGATTACACTATTTCTGATGTTGATAACTCAATTCGCGTGGAGCTATGGAAGAAATTTTAATATTTTAATCGCGGTGGTTAGTACCCGCCGCCTACATGGAATGACTCTGCAGTAGGAATGGGAATCGCGTCATGTGGAGATGTAATAACATGAGCAATAAAATAGGAATTGTTGTAGCTGTTATGACATTGTTACTATCAATGGCAGCTAACGTGGGTATGGATTCTTATCGGGACGGTACGGTAGATACCGAGATACAGACCATAAAACTTGAATTAGAGAGTCGAAAGCAATATCTTGCTGTTTTGCGTGATCTTTCTTCACGAGTGACGACACTTGAAACTAACGAAATAACCCGAGATTCCGTCATCAACAAGATATTGGAAAAACAAGAAGCTATGGAAGATCGCCTAGTAGAAACTGAAATCACGGCAGCAGAGACCATGACAGTTTTGACTGCGGCGACAGAGGCTATAACAAAGCAAACTGAAGCGACAACTAAACTAACTGAGCAGGTAATACGGTTGGAAGAAAAGATTAAGAAATAGGGAGCTATATCATGAACATACCATTCATTTCCCCACTCATCACCGCAGTAGGGAACTACTTTAATGAGGGGCAGAAAATAAGAGCCGCGAAGCAGGAAAGAGCTGACGTTTTACGTGAGAAATCTCTGGATGCTAAGATTGATGCTATTAAGAACGGACAACAAGCCGATATTGAGAAGGACACTAACTTCAAGGCTGGATGGATGGATGACTTTTCGTTCTTTGTGTTCATGATTCCCGCAATCTTAGCCTTCTTCCCTGACATGGTACCACATGTCACTGCTGGTTTCGAAGCTTTAGATAAAATGCCTTTATGGTACCAATATGCCCTTGGTGGTATGTTGGTAGCCGTGTGGGGTTATCGTCGACTAGTCACACCAATTGTGGAAGTCGTTGTTAAACAATGGGTATCGCGTATCCCCAAACTTTAGAGAATTATTATGTCTTTTAAATATGGAACATCATCACTTGCGCATCTAGAATCGTGCACACCAAACATCCAACGTCTATTCAAATCTCTTATCGAAGATTATGACATCACAATCATTTGTGGTCATCGCGGTAAGGCTGAACAAGACGCTGCTGTGGCATCAGGGGCGTCTACGACACCTTGGCCAAAATCCAAGCATAACTCTTACCCATCATGTGGTGTTGACGCTGCTCTTTATCCTATTGATTGGGAAGACGAAGGGCGTCACTACATGTTCGTGGGAATCGTGAAAGAACGTGCCCGTCAAATGGGTATTAAGATTCGCGCTGGAGCTGACTGGGATGGTGATTGGAACACTGATGACCAGAAGTTCAATGATCTTGTTCATTTCGAGGAAATCATCTAGAACAAGATAAAAGGAGTCAAGTATGGCAAATCTTGGTAATGTCATAGTTCCTCCAGGAGAGTGGATAAATTTAGATGCTCCGGCTCCTGGATATCCGTCATATGCCCCCGCATTACGATACCCCCTTATGCACCAATTGAAGATTCTACAATCTCAAGCGCGTGCTGGTATCAAAGTTAAGCAATCTGAATGGTCGACGGTTTGGAGGCAGGTTGGTGAGGTTTTCGGTAATAGTGACCCTATATACCTGCTGGAAAATGATTCAGAATTTTTACAGCAGTTAGCCTCAGCTTTATGCGAACCTGCGGCTACACCATTACCAACGGATGAGCTTGATCCAGGGATTGAAAAAGTTGGTGCACTATCGATTGAGTGGGATCTTGATCTTGATAATCTATTTCGTGACACAATGATGAACCGCCTTACGCGAATTCTATGTGAGATCCGTCAGGGTCAAAATGTGAATCGCGGGTTCTTCATTAGTGTTTGGCGTGGTTGGGTAAATGTCTTATCCAACTCTAATCCCGTATATGTGTGTAAAGACGATCTTGAGCGTGCTCGGTATATTGACTCGCTCGTTACCGTACTTACGGGCATACGGTGTAAACCTGTGTGTGGTGAGTTTTCGCTGACAGTTGTTGATGTTGATAATGCTTATACTGACGTATCGACTATCCAAGTGGGCGATAATCTTGAGCTCACACAAACAGGTAACAGTTCAGTATTGATTACTGGCCTTCCGGCTGGTATCGAATTCTACACGAAAGAAATGGACGGGCTTGCTAGTACCTTCACCGCTGAACATAACTTAGGGCGATTTATCGCAGTTGCTAGGGTATATCAGCCGGATGGTGAAGTTGCACAAGTTGAAGTCCAGAACAAAGATAATGATGGTAATGTTTCTAAGAATGTTGCCCAAGTTATCTCGAGCGTACCTATGCTCGGCACTCTAACATTAATATAAAGGAAAATACTATGGGATCTCCAATTAATACGTCACATGTCTTCCAAGGTGGCGCGACTGTAAAAGGTATTCCGGCTTCACAAGAAACTGGTCAAGCTGTAGAGCATGATCAGCTTATTGCTGCGTTGGATACTAAGCAGCCAAATCTTACTGGTGGTTCAGGTGTTGATCTGACATCTTCAACTCTGAAGATCGATCTTGCCGTGACTGGTACTGATTATGGCACATTGACCCTAACGGGTAGCAACTATTCATCTCTAGATGGTGTCTACACTCTAGCATCGTTCAAAGGCTCTTTATCTTACTCAGGTACTAGCCTTGATCTAGATGTTGGTGGTGATTACAACGTATACTACAAATCCAATGGTGGTGGTGTATGGTCTGTTATTGCTAAACGTGACACCGATAACATCCACAACAACTTCTCTGTTGGCGAAAGTAATGGTTCTTGGATTGTTGTATTGACTGCGGTAGACCCAACGTCTATCACTGAAGATTACAACAACTTCATCCCTAACTACCAAGCTGTGGATTTCGACTTCCTGACATCATCAAGTGAACAGGATGATAATGGTAATGGTACCATCTCTAGTGCAGCTAGTGGCGTTTCGTACGCATCAGGTAACACACCTGCTGGTTTGATTTTCGAGAACGATAAATTGGCGATTGATTTTGCGTCAAGTACCGCTCAAGCTGAATCAACAAACGTGCTTCCTGCTTCTGTTACGGTTACTGCTATCAATGAAGCTGAAGGTCGCGCATCACAAGCACAGAACACTACATTCTCGAATGCTATTGCTCAGCTTGTCGGTAACCCTGCAAAGGTTCAGTCTGCGATTGAAGCTCTGAAATCGATGCATGATACTCTGTCTAATACAGTGTCTAATAACCAGACCACTGCTTCGACTGAGTATGGGCACATTAATGACCTGCAGGATGCACTGGGAACGTCTTCTGATGATATGGGTGTGATGCACGCACTTCTAAGTGATGGCGTTGCTGTGAAGGCTCTATTGAACGAACTTGCTACTTTGAATGCATCACTTCGTTCTGATGCTGACACTACTCTTGGTGTTGCTGCTGGCGCCTCAATCAATTCTGCTGGTGATAACGTTACTGATTCTACAGATATTGCTACGGCAATTAGCGATCTTGACGTTGCTCTTGGTCTAGTTCAGGGTGATTTGACTTCTCGTATTCCTGCGGTTGATCAATATCACAATGCTAACCAATACCCGTTAACTGCTGATCAGTTGGCTGGTACTGAGCCTGTGAATGAAGTTAAGTATGACCAAGTTGACATCCAGACAGGTAACACTATCACGTGGTCAACTGACATGTCACTATTCAATATGGATGTTCGTATCCTTGTTGACTTCGGTGCGGCTGGTGATGTTGATGCTGGTATTTATGATCGTGATCACGCAACAGGTTTGCTGACTCGTTCAACATACTTCAACGAAGCGTCTGAGATTCAGAAAAATGCAATCTTCCAAATCCGTTACGGTGGTGCTATTGCTGGTGCTGAATTCATGGTGGTAACGCCTGATGAGCCAAGCATCGGTACAGACCCAATCGGTTTCGAAAACATCAGTGCTGTAATCATCGGACAAGGTACTCTTGCGAAAGACCGCCTACGTCCTGAGTTCCAAGCTGAGATTGACAACAAGCTAGTTCCTTATGAGTCTGCTGTTGTTACTGTCCCTGCTAATGGTGCGCTAACTCTAGTTCATGGTCACAAGTTGTTCAGTGCTCCTATGATCCTAGATGCTGCTGGTAACATGCAAAGTTTCGAATTGGATATTACCGTTGATGGTACTATGGTCATCACTTCTGAAGCTGACGTTGACATTCCTGTCACTGTACGTTTCGCTGGTCTTGAACTGTAGAAACTTTTAGTCCCTTCTCGGAGGGACTATAACCCAATTGGGATACTCTCCCGAAATGGTGTCTACACTTGGCGGGGCTCGAAAGAGTTACACTATGTGTGTTGTGGACATTAGATACAAAAAAGGCTTCACCTCTTATCAGGGGTGAAGCCTTTTCGTTTGGACTAAATAACATTGATTTTTCGCGCTATTTTATGAATTATTAGCTTCCAAATTGGCATATTAATATATTGGCTTAACTTTAGATTTACAGCTTCTAAATCATCAGTTAATTTAGCTATTTTAGCATTTCTCTTGTCGATAATTTCGCTTGAACGCATCACACTACCTTCAAGAAGGTTGATTGAGTGGCGCAGTTCTTCTATCATAACTAGGGGTACACCAAGATATTGTTCAACTTCCGGTGACCAAGAAAGATACATATCTCTTTTGGTGATGTGGTTGTATATCTTGACTACTGGAATCGACGTGACATCTTCTAGAACCACGAATTCAACATTACCATTGATGACCGGAACTACTTTATCCTTATCATCAATCTCTACTAGTTCAGCTTGGTTGATTGCCGTACAACTTTTCGTGGTTATTGTGTCAACCATTATACATTCTTTACTCATCGTCAGATTCCATATTATGGTTGTAAAACCCAATACAAATATTGCATCTGGATTCATCAACATCTTCATGTAACATGCGATCACCGCATTCATCGCATCGCTTCTTAAGTTTACCTCCACACCATCTATTAGGGCAGAGGATTAGGGCAGCCAATATAAGGCTACCCAAGATAAGTGCCACCCACAATTCCATTATGATTCCTTCTTGTATTTTGCTAGCCACACATCCTGCTTATCTGTCGGAGTACCCGAAGCCACGTTGAATGATTCAGCGTTCTTAATATCAGAAACTTTCAGATTTGACCATTTGATTTCTTTACCATCAACATCGATCACAAGAGGTTCTTTCTTGTTACCACGCCCCTTTGAAACTCGAGATTGTTCAATCCAATTCTTTTGAGACTCTGAAGGAGTACCATTATATTCGATGGTTTCGGCACCTTTCAGAATGGAAGTTCTTAGATCAGCGTATTTGTATTCTTTACCATCAACAGTAACAATTAGACCCTTGCGAGTTTTCTTTTCAGTTTTGACAAGAACATCAGCAGCTTTACCAGTAGGAGCTAGCTCATCAACATTTTCTTCTTTGCGTGTTACGACCAGATGACCAAAACCTTCAATCACGTTGTGAGCCATCTTGGTGATACGCTCTTCAGCTTTTGCGCGAGAAGCGAATTTCTTAACGTTCTTCTCGCCAGCTAGATTAGCCAGCTTGTTATAGTCTTCAGTGATCTTCTTAGTAGGGAAAGTGGCAACACCGTTTTCGATGATAGAATTAGCTAGTTCAACAATGTGAGAATTTGTATTAGACATAGTATTTACCTTTTATTAGAAGGGAAGTTACTAACCCTTAGCACTTTACCCTATAACAATCATTATACTCTAATTGAACGAGAAGTAAAGCTTTTTAGCTAAATTTTTATGTAAAAAAGGCTCCCTATAGGGAGCCTTTTTGTTTGGTTTCAGTCACATGGATTATTTTGGATTGCGAGATGCACGTCGAACTGGATGACGTCTCTCATCATCTTGGAGCGCAGTCTGCTCAACCTCCTCAGCATCAGGAACCATATCAGGCAACTCCTGTAACTGAGGTTCCTTTTGGAACTTCGGTTCCTGAGTTCTATCCTTATTCTCGATGCTAATAAGATGCTCAATTCGAGCGCTCATTTCCATGAACGAAACCTCACCTTGGAACCCCAACATGTTGGCTATAGAAGAAAGGATGGACTTACTATCACCATGAGCCTTACGTTCTTTCTCAAGTTCCATTAAGATGTCGAAAGCCTGAGCTTTTACTTCAGTAATTTCTTGAGTCATTTTACATCTCCATGATTTCTTTTAGTTCGCGGCTGGATTCTTCTTGAGCGATCATTTCTTCTAGGGTGTTAGCCTTATCTTTGTCAAAACGAATCCTAACGACACGCGCAAGGAACAGTGATTGCTTTTCACTACCCTCAGTGATTGTGCGGGCGTTATATTCACCCTCAACAATTGCACCGATGTACTTGTTCGGGTCGAACTTCTCATCGTCTTCAACTGATGACTGCGTCATGTTATCAGCGTTGTCCTGAATGAACACCTTCTTATACCCGCGCATTTCATCAGTTAGACCTGAGCCGATACCGGAAGCAACCATGCCACATTCAGACTCAATGTTGAACCCACCAATGCAGTTCTCATACTTTGAACCTTTCTTGCCAGGATACCAGCTAACGATACGGAATTCCGCAGGGTGAATTTCTTTGAACTTGTATTGTGAAGTGGATCTGCAATCTTCCCAATAGCCATTACCGTCTTTGACGATAGTGCCTTCTTCTTTACGTGCAAGCATTTCAGCATAGTGAATTTTCGCTTCAGCTAGGCTGCTGATCTTACGACATTCAGTCAACTTAATACGCTTGTGGTGACCAGAAGCATCGAACATGTCATCGTCATCTTCACCAATACGACCGTCAAGGCAACGTAACTCTTCCCAACGCTCACTATATGTCTTCTTGGTGATACCTTCGCGCTTCTCAAACTCAGCGCGATCAATGATATCCCAGACAACAAGAATAACGCGGTCTGCTTCTTCTGAGCCGATTGTGCCTGAAGATGCTTTGTTAATCACACCATTACCAGTCTGGCGTGCTGCGATTATACCGTTAGCGTCAATCACAACCAGTTCACCATCAAGGACGACATCACCACAAGATTCGGTGTATTTGCGGGCTGCGTTGGCTAATGATTGTAAACCGTGGTAGGATTTGCCGTTACGGGAACGCAATTCAATACCCTCAGTGTAACATTTGATTAGACAACGTGCGCCATCAGACTTCAATTGGCTGTATGCATTAGACCAATCAATGTTCTTGTTGATAGCCGCAGCGTTGTATGGGGAACAAAGCATACAAGGGAAGTCGGGCACAAAATCAACACCATATACCTTACGGAAAGTGTTGATTGTCGCGCCACACTTGAAGTCACGAGCAACGATCATATCAAGCATGGCTGCATCATCTTCTGGCAATCCTGATTTGATCTGTGCCAAATGTAACTTATCCGCGTTGGATGCTGAACCCTTTGTATCAAGATACATTAGCTTCTCAATAGCATCACTCATGGTACTTTCGCGAGTTTCTTCGGTATCACCGAAAAGAAGATCAATAGGATTTGGTGGTGGAAGATCTTCAATCTTACTTAGGTTGTATGAGATGAGTTGATTGTACGTCAATGCAACACACTCACGCAGAAACTCATTATCGGCATGCTGCTCAATGATTGCAGTCTTGGCCTTTGTACCCTTTGCTTCACGAAGTTGTTGAATAATTTTATTCGGATGCATCAGTCACGTCCTTACATTCAATTTTATTTTCACGGTTGGCGGCTGCTTTTGCGCGACCACCTTCAAGTGTTAGTGGGCGATAATCCCATAACGGACATTTGTGTTTAGTTCTAACACCGTCGGATGGGCAATCCTCGGCTTGTTTGCGCCAAGAACCGCCACCTGCTGAACCATCATAAATGCACTGTTTACACATTTGGTCTATTGCTTGTTTTCTAGACATTGGATGCCCCCTGAATGTGGATTGTTGTAGTACCATCAGCCTCAACGCTGAAGTTGTAGAAGCTGCCGCAATACAAGAATTGGCAGTGGGTTGTACCCATAGCATCAACCACGATAGACGTGTCGATGATGTTTACCTGACTCACTGTTACATCGTTGTTACAGTACTTGGCAAGAGCGATAGCTGCCTCAAACGTTAGTGATTTCATAAACATTTCCTTCCGAAATGATGGGGAAGTGCTAACCCTTAGCACTTTACCCCGTAAATATCATTATACTCTAATTTTACTAGAAGTAAAGCTTTTTAAGAAGTTATGGAATCTAGATACTCAGCTAACCGAAGGTGTGTGTTCTGCATCATAAGAACGTCCAGCGCAATATCATGATCTTCACGGTGTTTTATTACACAATCTGGCCATACGAATGAATCATCATACCCGTTTGGTGTGTGATCAGGATTCCATATTGTTGTTATCGCGTCAATTTCAGTACGGATATCGCGAATGTTCCACCAAGGGAATGGTATTTCCCACCTGAAGTATTTGTAGATATTTTCTAACAGAACGATATCAAACTGTGGACCACGCGCCCAGATACGGTCACCATTGGCATTGGGTTGGTATCCCATATCATCCAGATATTTCTGAATTCTTGGACCCATTAATGAAAGGTCAATATCTTCTGGGCTCGGGTCAATAACCATCGAACGGGCGTGAGCCTGATCAGGATTACTCCACCAATCAACTGTGCTCTGGTCCCAAGTTCGGTTGTATTTATTGAACTGCGTCTTCAAGTCAAACTTTAGACGGAGAGCATCACCAACCAATTCTTCGAATGACTTCATCTCAGATGGATCAAATACCAAGATTGCTAGTGATGGTGTTGCCGTATCGGGATTGCGTTGAGCATTACCCACAGTCTCGAAATCGAGAATGATTTGTTTAGGAGAGTTTGAATTTGTCATAATATTCTCTGAGGTTGTCGTTTAGTTTAGAACACATTAGATATAAATCATCAAGCGTTCGGTTGTCTTCAAAGTCAAATCCTTCAATTGTACGTCCAGCATGAATCTTAGGTTCAACTCCAAATTTACGAATTGTCAAGATCAGTGAATTCAAGCAGTCACCAGCAGCAACGCGACATATGATTCGGAATGACGATTCGCCGAATTTGCGACGGAACGTACCGTTTGCTCTCGCAATCACGAACTTGTCATCAACGTTAATGGAGAATATATCATGTGATTCTGAGTGATTCATTTTCAGATGATTTTTGAGATAGTCGCGCTTGACGGTGGCGCATCCTGGATTTCGGAATGTCTTGACATGAAAGTTCAAAGTCTTACCCACAGCCACTGAGTGCTTACGCTTACCTAATTTGGCGTACACGCTCTCTCCAGGATTGGCGTATTGCATGCTCCAAGGACACTCAATACCATTACTGGCTGCTGCTGATTTAATGACTGTGAAGATTCTGTGGTTACGGTGTTCGCTGTGTGACGCTTTACCTTCTATCGCCATCATGATACGACGGGCAACTGCATAAGCCGCATCCAACGATTTTAATTTGTCTGGGAATGTTTCTTGGAATTTGGAAATCCAAATCTTACCCTTTTGCTTTAACATCCACTCAATGTAATGGACGTAGTCTATTTCTGTGTGACGCATATCATTTCTCCTTAGAATTCATTGAACATTTCGCATAGAAGCTCGTTAACTTTCTCTTTACTCATCTCAGCAGCCCAACCTGCAGCCTGAACAGCATCATCAACAGACCGACCACAACAACACCAACCAGCGGAAGAGGCGGAACGAGCAGCCCTCCGCGCACCATCATCCCAACCAGCAGCCCAGCTAGAAGAATCAGCATTAAGAGCGACATCACGAGCGCATTCGGCTTTTGGGTCATTAAGAAAATTGACAATTGAGTCATACTTATCTGTGAGTGGCATTATTTTCTCAATGTTAATTAGGGCGCAATCGCATGCAAATCTTGCGATTCTATTTGTTGGTATGGTTTTACTAGCTAACCACAATAGATCGTCGTATGTATTTGCCCCTCCAACCAATGTTTCTACTTCCACACTCTCTTCAGTGTTGTTGGTTTGTTCTATGAAACGATTAAGACCTAATTCGCAAGCATCCATTTCAATCAACTCAGATTTAGAAATTTTCATAATAGAATTCCATGTGTTAGGTGAAGTGTTAAGTATTTAGAATTCATTGAACATTTCGCGTAGTAGGTCGTCTATGCAACTTGACCCACAAACATGTTGAGCTGACCGAGCAACATTAATGGCATGAATCTTCGCGCTTCCAGAATATTTTGCGGAATATGCAGCAAAGGCGAACGAAACTGCAGTATTGGCGCAGGATGCACGAGAGTAGCGAGCCTTTTCGATAAAACTAAAAGACTTTTCCCACAATTCATCCCGAATGTCTTTATTTATATCATCAAAATCGTCAGCAATATCATCACTTGAAGCGTTATTCAAAAAATCAACAATCAAATCGTAGTTGTCTGTGTGGGGCTTGATATGATGTGCGACAATCAATGCGCAATCGTATGCAAATCTTACGATTCGGCGTTTCGGAATCTTCTTACTCGCTAACCACAATAGATCTTCGTGCGTGTTCAGTCCACCAACCAATGAGGTCACTTCCACACTGTCTTCGGTGTTGTTGGTTTGTTCTATGAAGCGTTTAAGACCTAATTCACAAGCATCCATTTCAATTAGCTCAGATTTAGAAATTTTCATAATAAATAGCCTTTTATTGGGAAGGGCTAACCGTTAACCCTATAACAACCATTATACTCTAATTAGCCGAGAAGTAAAGCTTTTTAGCTAAATTTGAATGTAAAAAAGGCTCCGCTAGGGAGCCTTTTGTTAACCTAATAGGTCGAATATGTTGGGTTCTGGTTCGGTCTGCTGTTCAAAAATGTGACCGCGCCAATCAATCTCACCCCGCTCTAAAAAGAACGACATCGCTTCTTTGTTGATCGGGTCTTTCCGCCCACGTTCGCCACCTTCTTTGCGAGTTTCTGACGATTGTAGTAATGAGCCATGGAGCATTTCTTTCCTTGCTTCCCAAAGTAGTGACCACTCAATTCCGTCCCATCCCTTGGACTGAACGTCGGTGATGTCCAAAAATTGTCGGTCAAGGTAATATCCTGGATACCTACCATCTCTATTACGGAAAAATTTCTTGAAAGCGCAACAGACAGTTTCGAACCCAAGACGCTCGACTGACAATCCAAAACGACAATTCGTCTCTTTAATGATTCCATTTGCCTCTTCCTCTAGCCATTCAAGCTCTTCTTTTGTGAATTTGTGGCGGATCTTTTTACCATCCACCTTACGTTTACACCATTCATCTTTACCTAGTCCGCGACACAATCCGTCACGGTGCGACTCAGAACCACCATCACCCAACAACAAACTTGGGATGTCAATCGGGATTCCACATACATCTCGTAGAGCCTGCATATAAAACCAGCATTTGTAGCGACCAAAGTCGTGGAACTTGATGACCTCATCCCATATGCGTTTGAAGTTCGCCTCACGATCCTCACCACACATACTCATGAACCAAGCATTCTGAGTGCCGTCACCAATGGTTTCGCGATAGGATTCAAACATCGCTGGCAACTTACCCTTACTGTAACGACAATCCACCTGATAGCGCAACTTGTGGTAATTATCGTCGTTCCACTTAGTTAAGCGGTCAAGGTCAACCAAGTCATAGTCGGGAAACTCGTTCGCCATCACATACGCTTGTGGGAGTTGATAGCTATTGGCGTACAACCAGACGTACCATAGACGTTGTTCTTTGTTGTACTCTTGGCGATTGAACATGTAGTTCATCATCCAAATAGCAGGGTCAACATCGCCTCGTAAATACTGCCAAGCTGTGTATTGGATTAAAAGCTCGCGCCTGTTTTTGTAGTCTGGAGTGCGATAATCAATCAAAATATGTACCCCTTGTTCATCTTAGCCAACTCAGTGATGGCAGCATGATACCCTTCACGTTCTTTATTCCATAATGCGCGAGTGAAACGTTGAGCGACCCACGGCTCAAGTTCTTTATGGTGACGGTTTAATAAAATCTTGTCTAACCAATTCATATCACACAACATATCATAGTTCAGGTGAATCAAGAACGATGGGTTCTCTTTGATGAACTGCTTACATGAAGGTGGTAGCTTGACGTCAGCAACCTTGATTTGGTCATCAATATCACCAACAATCTTCTCAATGATGGCTTGTGTTAGAAAAAGACCGCTACTGTGGATGTAGTGGTCGTTACCAATCTTCTCAACGATAGCATCAAGGAAGTTGCCCATGCGTGATTTGAGCTGTTGGATTTGCGGGCTATCTTTGTGAGCAATATGTTTATTCATCTTAGTCTCCTTTGAAGTCTTTGATGGTTGTTGGTTTGATTTGGATGTCAATCTGAAGGTCTTGTCCCAAGCCATCCGGATATCTCTTTTTGGCGAAGACTCCTGGATCAGCACGACTATATGTACCCATACCCAAAGTTCGACTTTCATAAATGACGCCATTAATGCAATCATCAATCTGGGACTTTTCTATACCTGCGCGAACTAAAGCATCTTGAGTTGATGAGAAAATTATACCCGTCCCCAAATCAGCGTGCCACAATGGGCGTTGACCGTTGCGGAATCCCTTGATTGTACAATTGGTGGTGTCTAGTTCAAGAACCGCCATGCTAGCATCTGGGAAATACTTCAGAGGATGGATACCCTGATCAAGTGCTGCTAGAACAAGACTCGAATCATTACCATTTTTGGCAATTAGCCCGTACTCACTTTCCCAAGTACTCGGATCAGCTTGTGTAATCACACCGTTATGGGCGATAGCTCGTTTCTCACCGAATAATGGTTGGTTGTGCTCAAGGTCACTGGTTGAGTATCTAGCGTGAGCGATAAGGACAATCTCGTTGTAATCTTCGTCAACAGCATCACTCAAGTTAAACTCACTCAGTAGAGCATCAACTGGTACTGGCTTGCTGTAACCTTGAATCTTATCATCTTTAATGTACGCCACGCCTGAAGCATGACGACCGCGTATTTGTAAATTTCTAAATACACGTTCACACAACTCAAGGTCTTCGCTGGTTGGGTGAACAAAATGCATACCGAATACACCACACATAATAATGCTCCTATTTGATGTCTAAATCATTAATGAACCACGTACAATCAGGATTATACTCACCCACACCACTTGTGGACAAGAACTCTTCCTTTGTCTTTCCATAATACGGATACCCAGAACACATTCCAGGACGGTTTTCGTAGTTTGTGCACACCCCATTAACTAGATGCTTACATAGGAAGTGGCTCGCTTTCTGTGCCCATTTGCGTAGACCTTTGTCTTTGTATTTGAACATCTGTGGATTGATCTTCTTGGCACGACGCTTCTTTATTGGAATCAACATGTCAGCGACTTTCTGACGTTCATCACTGTAGTCAGACAAATCCCAATCAGCTCTATTATCAGGGAATTTGCGAACAAAATTTTTGTAGCCTTGAGTGGCGACAATACGAAGGACTTTACAACAGTCATAGCAGCGCTCGCCATTAATCATACAATGTTCCATTATTTACGTACTCTCTTTTTGTTATTTAGAAATATGTAACCATTTACCCCTACAACAATCATTATACTCTAATTTTACGAGAAGTAAAGCTTTTTAGTTAAATTTGAATGTAAAAAAGGCTCCCGAAGGAGCCTATTTTTATGAGAAGATATCTTTCTTTAGGTGAGTCGCCAGCGAACTGTAATTGTGGTCGTCGCCAGTTGACGATTCTGGATGAACGCGCCTTTGTATTAGATCTATGACTGACTGATTATCATGTCCCAATAAGACACTCATGTCGGGACTATAGCTCAAATAGTCATCTAAGGTTTTGAGTAGAGGCATGTTACAGTAATAGTCTCCACTTCTCGTGATTCCCCAGTATGTGAATCCCAATCTATTGTAGAATTTTATTGCGGAAGGAGCACAATTCATTCTGATTCTAGAAAGTTCGCATTCATTACCTTCTTGTATTGCAACTTCCATAATTTTTCTGGCGTACCCAAATTTCCGATATTTCTTTGGCGTCAAAAGATTTATTATGGACAAATACCCGTCTTTGGTTTTGTTTAAGAAAAGAACGGTTACGATTTTACCATCAACTTCCAGACACAAAACAGGCTTGGCTTTCCAATCATAGAATCTGTTATGGAATTCGATTGAATTTTCTGAGAATCTCAAGGTTTCCTTATCATCTAAATCTATCGTATTATGGAAGTATTCTCTGTATGAGAATTCACTATCAATATTTATAATGTTCATATCCACTTTCCTTATAAAAATGGCTCCCGAAGGAGCCTTAATAGGAATTACTTTACCATCTTGAACGCTTGAACTACCATGTTTAGGTATAGCGCTGCTATTGGTAACCCTAGGATTGCAATCACAATCTTCAGAGCATTCCAAGCTTCAGGTCCAAACATTTGGAAGCTAATAGCCATGAACGCTACAAATACAACCCAGCAACCTGAACTTGTTTTACCTTCGCTCATCTCATCCAAAGCAATCGAACCAGAGTCAACACAAGTAACCATCCACAAACACATTGCCACTAACAGTACACCACCAGCAATCTCACCATACGGGATAACCTGCTCAAGCAAGACGAACGGATCATTAACTTCAAGAATCTCAGCAGCCGAACCTAGTACACCGAAGAAGAAACAAGTGATAACCATCGGAATAACACCAACACCAACAATCACTTCACGAACAGTACGCCCTTGGGAAATTGTGGTAAAGAACGCCACGCTGAACGGTAGGAAAGTGAACCACCAAGCCGCATAGAAGTATGGCCACCAGAATAACCAGCCATTGTGATCTTCGCTAGCACCAGCACCAGTATCGAAGCCATACTCAAATAGATTACTCAACATCATCCCGAAGCTTTGGAATGTGTACTTTAGTGTATCCATACCAACAAACCAAGCCACCGCTGCTGTGATGATTACACCTGTAACCATTGCGCCATTACTCAACCATTTCACCCCACGCAGAACACCTGACTTTGCTGACGCTAGGCTGATAATCGCAAACACCACCATCAGTATACTCTGATCAACATCAATGCCGAATGTTCCCTTAAGACCCGATTGAACGCCAGAAGCTGCTATTGTGAATGACGACACGATTGCGATTACCGTAGTTACACACATGAGAACCATAGAGGCTGATGTTGCCTTTTTGCCCATGTTAGGAGTGAATACAGCTTTACCCTTTGACCAGAATATACCGCCAGCCGCAGTCGCCACAGCAAACATGATATAAGCTGGACCCCAGTTATACATGGTGCGAGCAATAGCATCAGTGGTTTCGAAACCAGCCTCAACGTGATAGCTTGGTTCAGATACGCCCCAAACGAACAGTGATGAACCAATTACCGTTGATACGCACATACCGTACCAGCTGAGGTTACCAATTCGCTTCTCTCCTGGAAGCTTGATATTGGCAAATTTGGAGTTGAACGCTAGTACCGCTGCGATAAATACCGAAGCCATAATTGTTGCGTTCATCATCCAACCGAAGTCACCGAGGACTCCCTTTCGGATTGAACCAAGGATGTTACTGACATCTTCAGTAAAGAACGATGACGCCAGACCGAGTGTTAGTAGAATTAAGATTGTGTATAGGCTCTTCATGTTAATTTCCTTATTCATTGCGCCAGTTGTAGTGGCCAAGACCACGTAAAAATGTATGGATTATCGTAACCATCCGTATGTTTCCTTAATTTCTTTGAGTAGTTCTTTAGTGATTTCAGAACCGTTCGCATAGTTGTATTTGCGGAAGTTGTCCTCCATCACCTGATCATTATGAGGCATTGGGGGAAAGTCCCAGTCATCACGCATTGCAATAACGTCGTGAATTGTTTTGTGTGGCTCATTTAGCGCAGTCTCAATACACATTGCTGTGAATAGAGCCACATTTGCCATTTGTTTACCTTGGCGAGTGCCCCAATTACTACGGTTCTCGATAGTTGGGTGTTTACCGCCCTTACCGCGAAGTCGTGTAGTGTTCAATCCTGGACGTTGCATCATCCAAGAAGGTTTATTGTCCTTTGTCTGATTCGCTTGCCCGTCAATTACCCCGCGTGCCGTGTCTGCAGCTAATGCACGCTCCAAATTAGCATCACGGAGAACTGAGCAACAAGCGCCCATCATGTATTTGAACAATTTAGGGTCACAAGTTTCCTTGTCTATATTGAACGCTGGAGGATTCGTCTTAGTGATATCTTCCCAGTTATTGGTAGCCCACCAGAACAGTCGCTTCATGCCATCGCGGTCTTCAGTTAGACCTTCAACACCAACGTGAACGTGGCCACCCGAACGTCCCGAAACTGAAATCTCATGACCGATATGAGCTTCTTGCATAGCAATCATTTGGTCCCACGCATCGCCAAGTTCTTCGGGTGAGTTGTACACTGCTGTGTTAACTTCACCACCGCGATTAGAGATAGGAAGATCACCTTCGTATTGATCTTTGAGAGGCCAAGAAGCTTTACCGTCGCGATTACCACATTCACTCTCAGAGTAAGACCATGACCAACCTTCAGGAAGTGGACCACTTTTATCGACATCATTAACTTCAGCATCGATACCGAAAGTGAATGTCTTAATGTCGTATTTCGCTTTAACCTGCATCCATGGCTCGTTTTGAACTAGTTCCAATGGAGTTGGTTCTACATCACCGAATATGTTCATGCTCTATACCCCTAAATGTTGTTTGGTTCTTGACGTACACGGTATGTGTTTTTGTCGTCAGCCTTCAGCTCGCCAATACGGTTCTTTCTATCAATCAAGGATTCTACATACCCGACCATGATGTCGCGTTCATATTTGATCTTAGGAAATTTCCATTCAGGATGTCTGTCTAGAATAGACTGAACTGATTCACCAGTATTAAGCGCAGCATTAACGAACTCTTCACAGAACTCAAAACAGCAACGTAGTTCATCGCGATCAAGAGAACCACGGAATGCGCGGAACTCTAACGTACCCATTCGCCCAAGCGGATAAAGATTGACAGCCGCTCTTGACATTGGCATTCCCTTTCGTGAACCGCTACTTTCGTGACGACTTTCGCCCATCTTATGTGCGTCAATCAACTCAAATAGGTTGGTTACTGACGGAAGACGCTCACGATACCAATCAGGGATTTTAGTGGTTGACACATAATCTAAGTATTTATGACAGCCCCATGTGGATCCTGGAAGCTTAATATCTTCGTAGACAGCAAATACAGGTTCGCCGAACAGATCAGTCTCACCAGTATCATATTTGTAGTCTTCATCAGTTAGACGGAAACATGCATTAATGTATGCTTGGCGATTATCTTCATTAGCAGAGTAGATTGCTAATCTTCGCAGAGCATCACCATCTTCAGTGAGTCCTGGAATATGCATATGAATGTGGGTTACTTGGTAGTGGGACATTGTCGGGTGTGGGAAGAAATCTATGATTTCCATGATGCGATCAAGTTGGTCTGGCCAACCTACCGTTGGAACCGTGTTAATTTCGCCACCCATATGGCAATCTTCACCAGATGGGTCAGCAGCGATTCCGCGAAACTCACCCAACATATTGATGATATCATGCTCACACCATTCCCACTATCCGAGATGCTCAGGAATTTCGGTTCGCTTATCAACGTCACCTAGTTCCAACTCAGTACCGTATTGGAATGTTTCTTTAGGGTAATTCATATTATTTCCTTCTGAAATAAAGGGGAAGCGTCAACCTTTAACACTTTACCCCATAACAACCATTATACTCTTATTTTACGAGAAGTAAAGCTTTTTATAGATAATTATTGATGAACCATTGTACGGTGGTTGGAATATCCATCGAATGATCCACCCAAACCGCCCTAACGCCACCATAACCGTTAGTGCCTTCGATGCAACGCTCTGCCTTCACTCGCGTTTCTTCCCATTTGGACTCAACGTTCTTGGTGTTCGGTGTTTTACCTTGAGCTGCGTTGCGTTTCACTAGACGTTCCATGCACACTTCTAGAGGTGTATCCATGAATAGCATATGAGGCGTCATACCCATTTCTTTAAAACGATCAATGTGCCATCGACTAGAACTCAGTACCACACCTTCCATCATGATATGATAATCGTCGAATTCCGGTCGCCCCATGATGATATCCAACGCTTGTTCCATTGTAGCTCTAACCAATGTATCGCATCCAGCAATGTTGGTTCCAGGAGTGTAGTCCCCAATAAGGATGATTCCAAGATTGGGTAGTACCGTGGCGAATCCAGATTTCTTGGTTGTGGCTTGGAAACCTTTAGACATATTCCCAGACAACCAAGCGAACTCTGTTGAGAGAAGGTACGCATCAGTGTCACGTTCAACGAGTCCCTTGGGGATGGTAGATTTTCCTGAACCATTCGTGCCAAGTAGCTGATACATGGTACGGCTCTCACGGTGCCCATACTTAGAACCTGTGTACTCTGGTTTTGGGTCGAAGAGAGTGTCTTCATAAAGGTCGGTTCTTCGTACTTCTGAATCAACACGTTTGCGCTCTTTATGGAGTTCAAGTTGCTCATCATCTGTGATTCGCTTACCCATGTAGGGGATAGTGCGGTTTGGATCATTCGGGGCTTCATTTTTTACCTTCTTGGGTCTTTTCATATCTTCACCTGTTCCATCAAAACTAACACGCGCACGCGGCTTCTTACCTTCTTTTACTTGTTCATTACAACGAACGTACTTACTGAATTCACAGAAGCAGTTCTCTAATGACATCACATTCATTGTGCGATCTTTTGGGTCAAGGTCGGTCATTAAGTTCTCAGTGAACGATGTTCCGAATACTTCATCTTGATTATCACGCAACCAGAATAATAGCTCTTCATCAGTCAAACCATCAGGGTCTGTGAATAGCATACTTAGACCGAGTGAACATCCTGGACCAGCGATAGTGAATTCGTTCTCGCTGAACTTATAGTCTGGGCAGTACGTGAAGTCAACAAACATCTGATAGCTCAAAAATTCGCCAATTCCAGGAACATCCATCAGGATATTACAAACCTCGCGCGGTGATTCTGCTGAGTGGATATCGTCGAATAGACCCTTACCGATCATCCAATCAATTAGAGCCATTGGTCGAGCCGGAATGTACACCTCACCCGTTAGGCGACCGGATGCAGCCTTCATACCACCAGTATTGAATGCTGATGTGAAGAACACGTAATCTGAGTCACTGGTTTGTTTAGCCTGTAGAATCTTTTTGCGATCCATCATCCACCCACCATACTCATTCTGAACCCCAGAAAATGAAGCAGGTAGGTTAATCAACTCACACGTTTCCCATTTATTGTACAATCGGAATAGGACTAGGTTGATGATGCGCGTGGTCAAACTCAAATCTGTGCGATTACAGATATGTTCGATAGCCCACTTGGTGGCACGATCATGCTCGCGTCTAACGTTAGTGAACTTCACATTCTGTAGAATTGTATTGGATGTCCAAGGCGCGGGAAGCTTCATAACATCTTTCTTCAAATGGATGTTGTAACGCTCGGTTATCCATTCCACCAATAGACCCAGCTTAACTGGGTCCATGGGTGGTTTTGCGTAATGGATCTTACCTTGACTGACGCCACAATATGGGACATCATGAGGTCTATTTAACATAGAGGATTTCCTTATATGTTGTTCCGTTAGGAGTTACGGTTCGGGTGTGAACCAACTTACCTGAAACGAAAATTTGTTCTTCGAACATGTATTTATTTAGGTGTAGTTGTTTAACCTCAACCACAAGGTTAGGATCAAACATCAAATCTTCGTGACGCTCAAGAGTGCTGTTCTTTTCCGTCATAATAAGTAATTCTGAATCAGTTTCTTGGTTTGTGCATGTTTTGTAATCGGGGATGTTATTGATGCTCATTTTAGTATCCTGCCAATTCGTCTAATGCGTCACAAATATCTTCAATCTTTTCAGTAAGCTCATTCATGTATCGCATACGCTGATTAACATCATGACCGTCACAATCGTTATCAATGTAGCGGTTGCGTTCTTCGTGAGCTTCATCAAGTTCTTTTTGTAAATCAGGAATGGTTTTCATAATAAATAGCCTTTTAATGGTAAGGGTTAACCGTTAACCCTATAACAACCATTATACTCTTATTTTACGAGAAGTAAAGCTTTTTAGCTAAATTTGAATGCAAAAAAGGTTCCCCATGGGGAACCTCCTTAACGTGTATAGAACCAGTGATCGCCATAGCGACCTTTGAACTCCATGGTCTTCCACCACACAGCCTTAGATTTGTACTTATTCAGGTAATGGTCAGCATCACCGACAAGGTTGGGAATCTGTCTAGTCAGCACCATGTGAGCTATGTAATAAGAGCGAGCTCTAGCATCAGCATCAACCATTTCATCAGAAAGTCCATCAAGAGTCCAACTGAACATTGGTACCCATTTCTTATACTTACTGCTCCATTTCTTTTCCCAAATAACTTCCTTTATGGTGTTTGGCCAATGTCTCTTTTTGACACGATTCAATACAACGTAACCTATTTGTGCGATATCAATATCGCTCGCGATTGAACTTCTCTCTTCGAAATATAGGTTTTGAGCCATGTAGTGTAACTCAGCATCACTATATGGTTTGATGTATGGAGTTTCGCTCATTATCTTGTAGTGCGGTAAAAGAACCGTCCCCTCACCGACCGTCCCCGCATATGCTTTGTAGCAGAAGAATAGAGCCGTTAGGATGAGAAGGACAACGTGAACCATTATGGTTTGCTTTAGTGATACCAAGCCAACTTCCCTTGGAATTTCCTTCTTCACCTGAATATGTTCCAGAGGGATTATAACATCATTAATGGAACAGAGAGTTTTACACACGAACTCCATGACGATGTGCTTATCATCGACGCGCATGACAACAGCATCTATTAATTTGACATCATCAAAGTATGTTTGAATCACCGCTAGCATTTTCGGGTGAACGTGCCCATGGTTATTGTGTATCTCTTTGCGCTCATTCTCCGAACTTAGAGCACCACAAATTACCTTGTATACTGGATCACCAATATCAATGGTCCAAGAATTGCCAATCTTATTCATTTGATACCTCTCACCATTCTTAACATGTCATAGTCCATCTTGAAAATTTCAATATCACCCCCAAGTCGGTTAATGGTTTCCGCCATTGCGTTACCAAGAATCAAATATTTTCGGAATAGGTATAGATTTCCTTCCTTCGCGTATGTTTTGGCCATATGCGCGTAGAAGTCATATTCGCCAGTATAGCCGTTGATGAATTTGTCCCTTGTGATTGTGATGGTGTTACCGTTGTTCGTTTCATAAGAAACGCTAGTTACCGATTTATCTAGGAATAGATTATGAAAGCGACGACTCTTCATACACCTAATTAAATCTCTAATTTCTAAAAAGTCTGAATGTTTCATTTTTATTTCCTTAATAAGCTTAAAAAGGACGGCTTTGGCAAGCCGCCAGATTTAAGCTAACTAATTACCCTATACCATTCATTATACTCTAATTGAACGAGAAGTAAAGGGTTTTGTTATAGAATTTGTTGGTAAGCTTCGTTCTTTGTTAGTTCAAAGCCCTTCATCGCAATACCTTCAGAATATAGCTGTAAATTGCGATCATTTTCAACAGGTATCGTTTTGAGAACTTCTTCTTCGAATTTGTAAAGAAGATTATCGCCCCCGCGACGAATCTTATTCATGCTCATAATATGGGCAATCATATGATATGCGTCAATCGAACCACCTTCAGATTCCACCATGTCAACATAATCATTAACTGACTCAGTGACCTCATCGTGTATCTTATCGACGATTATGAATAACATATCGGTCGATTTGACGTGATCAACATCGAACGGTAAAACGCATGTGACGGTTTCGGCTACTGGGCACTCCACTGACACAATGATCGCAGCTTCGCCTTCTTCTCGAAGGACATCACTGTACTTTCCTGGAACGTGACTTGTTAAGATTTGTAGATTCATTTTGACACCTATAATAAGATCAATTTACCATCGGATTCAGACAACACACCATCAACATGAACATATGTGACGTTGCGTCTCATCATATCGGATGTGTTTTCTGAGGTACGCCCGTATGGTACACCATAAACCACACGTGAAACGCCTGAGTTTGCTATGTTTTTGGAACAGTCAGCGCAAGGTTGGTGAGTACAATATAATGTACCGCCTTGGATATCATCACGATTCGAATGCAGCAACGCATTCATCTCAGCGTGTATTTCATGCTCAGAAGACCATTTGTGATGCTTATCGTACAATTCCTTCAGTTTGTTTGTGCCCAATATCTCGCAACCAAGTCTAATTTCTTGCTTGATTGCCTCAACCTCTTCTTCGAAGTTGGGGAAGCGGTCACAACAATTACTATCACCTGCGGGTGTGCCATTGTAACCTGACGCTACAATACGACCTTGACTGTTAACGATGATGCACCCAACCTGATGCTTAACGCACTTGCTTTGGAGCGACTCAATGTAAGCCTGTCTCAGCCGTGTTTCGTCAAATTTCTCTATTTTGGTAATTTTAATTCTGGGTAAAGTACCAATATCTTCCATAGATTTTAAGCTCGCTTCCCATTTAACATCGTTAATATCTGGATTTGGAAAACATTCATCACACATTTCAGGGCTGGACCGCCCATGCTCGCACGCCATACTACTTACCTCGTAAAAATCGGTTAAGTTCTGCCGCACCACCAATCATCTCATCATCGATGAATATCATTGGGAATGTTTTGTGGTTGTGCGTTTCCGCCAACTTTCTGAACTCTTCTTCCGTATAGTCCTTGCCTAGAGACTTGTAGGTGAAGTTCATTTGGTGTCGTTTTAGCATTGATTGTGCGCTAACGCAGAACTGACAGAATTCTTTACCTAAAACTGTGATGTTTGGATTTGCCATGATATTCTCCTATATTGCAAATTCGGTACGGAAACGTGAACGTGTTGTTGCCGTGTACAATAATTGTTTAATCTCCATCGTCGCACCAAAGCGGATGAAGTCGGGGGTATATACAAATGTATAATCGAATGTTGAGCCTTGTGACTTATGAGCCGTCATAGCGTAAATGTGCTTGAACTCCGAAAATGCTTTCTTCAGCGCCCAGAATTTCTTCCAATGCATTCGTGAGTTGGCTGAGTCTGATCGAGCCTTACCTGCGATAATTTGTAGTCGCTCATTATACTTGGCCATGTACCCCTTCTTAACGATCTTACATGTATGAATCTCGTTATCGGTTAGGGAGTCCATTTTGATTAGCCAACAATCAACTTCGTACGAATTGCACCAATAGTCTTCGACTTGGAGGATACGCATTTCCTCAGCATTCTTCCAGCCCATCTCACCTTCACCACCACCCATTTCTTGTGCAACGATAATTTCACCAACGCGCCATTCTTCAACATCAACCCCGAAAATCTTTTGTCTGATGTAATTGTTGATGACGTCAACCTGATGGTTTGTGTATGCAATACAACGACAGTAGTCGGGGTCTTTTCTGAACATGTCAGTTTTATACATATTGACAAGTCGCTCTAACCATTCATGGCGGTCGGTGGCCATTACACCATTACCATGCTCATCAAGATCTGTGGTGATCTGTGGAAAGTTGCTGTACTCATCTTCCTGACAAAGACGAAACGCTGTAGCCAATTTGATGATAGGGTTATCTTCGGCTTGACGCACAACTTCAGTAAGTTCGCTGATATTTGAAACATCAGTAAATACCTTACTGACTTCTCCAGGAGCAGAACCAACGGGGCTGATCTGAGCTTTATCGCCAACGAAGATAATCTTAGCTGACATGGCATCAAGAATGTACATCAGAATTTCATCACCGAGCATTGAAGATTCATCAATGATTAGTACATCGAAAACCTTCTCTTCATTGAACGGTTCTTTCACAAGAACTTCATCACCTTCAACTTGCTTCATCATTAGACCAAGAGTTGAGTGAATTGTGCGATTATCAATACCACCTGAGCGATCAGTGCCTAGATTGAGTTCTTGGATCATTCGGCGAATGACCTTAACTGCTTTGTGGGTAGGTGCTGCGATACACACTGTTTTGTAGCGTGGAATCTTGTCAACGATGTAATTCACCACCGTAGTCTTACCTGAACCTGCCGGACCGATGAGCGTATGGAACCTATTCTCTTGATCGAACCCTTTACTATTGATAACCTCAAGCGGCCCAAGGAAATGAACGCCAAGCAGCAGCGGCGCCAGTTGGATCTACTCAAGAGCCTCAACCAAAAACATTTTGAGGCCAATCCCTTTGAGGAATCACTG